ATCATCGCCACGACCGGCCTGGGCGTCTGGCTGCTCTGGAAGTCTTTCCTGCCGGAGGGCATCAGCGCCATGGAGTGGGTGCAGCTCGTTTTGTTCCTTCTGCTCTTTCAGCAGATCGCGACCGGCTTCTGGCTCGCCGTCTTGTTCGTCTGGGCGCTGCTCACCGTGATCCGCAAGTAACTCCCTCCGCAGCACCCCGAACACGGCCCGCTCAGTGCGGGCTTTTTCATTGGGATAGAAACTTCCATCCTTGGTTCGGGGCGGTTCCGTCATGGGCCGCCCCTTCTTATTTGAAGGAGAAACACCGTGAATACTGACCCGATGAACACCGCTACGCCTAGAGAAGATGAGAACCGGACCATGCGAGAGCATATCCGCAAGATGTTCGAGGATTTCAGTCAAGAGCATACGGGCGAGCCGACCGACTTCTTCTCCGATGAGTGCCCTGATTGCCATGAGCCCCTGATTGACGGCAAGTGCGTGAATCTGAATTGCTTCGCCTCTACGGAAATGTGGGGCGACGTGGAGCCGCACGACCATGAAGTCGAGAAGCTCTTGGAAGAAGAACGCGAACGCAGAGGATTGTAGCTACGAAACAGTATGATACAGTAGGAAAGGAGAACATCCATGAAAGCTGAGTACCCACTAAAGATCGACGGAACCAACTCCGATGGCGACATCGAGATCGTGGCTGATGACATGGGCAAATGTCTAGTTGCGACCGTCGATGCCGAGAATTGCGACAGCCCCGATAGCGCCATGAGGGACGCGCAGCGAATCGTGAAGTCGTGGAACTGCCACGATGAACTCGTGGAGTCAGGGGACGACGTGTTAGCTATCATTGAGCAGCTACAATCGGTCCTCGGGTCCAAGATGATAGAAGCCAGCAGCCTCTCTCCGTTGGCGTACTGTGGGGCGATTCGCAGATTTCGTGAAGCCATCACTGTCGCGAAAGGAGCGAAACAATGAAGAAGCTACCGATGATTCACTGGTTGACGATGGAAGAAACAGAGACCCAGGCCATATCTGATGATGGTGGGGTGCGGGTCGAAGTCGAGGATGGGCGCGTGAAGGTGTTTCTTCGCTCTGACTACGCCGCCGGGCCGGACCTGCTGCTCATAGTGAGAGAGTTTGAGGCCGCACTGAGACGGCGCATAGATGATTCCATTGGGCAGGAATATCGTTTGGCACGTCTCCATGAGTGTCAGGCCGCAATCGCCAAAGTCGAAAAGAAGGAGGCGCCATCATGCAAAGAATGAAACGTCTACTCGCAACCCTGTGGGTGTCCATCCTGACGATGCTGATGCCCAAAGCGACCCAGGATGGAACCGTCAAGCCGGAGAATCGAGTGCCGCCCGACGTCGTACACAGAGGCTACGGTTATCCGGGGCCGGAGCAGAACCCATTCATCGGGACCGAGGACCACTACATGAGGATGAAGTGGGACTCGGACCACGGATGGGCAGATTATAGCTGACCCCTAACTGGGGCTTCGACCCAACAATCGAAAGGAGAATCTATGGGACTGGATTTCAGTCATTCAGATGCACATTGGAGCTATAGCGGATTCATGAAATTCCGCACGCACCTTGCGGAATGCACCGGCATCGACTTGGATATGATGGAGGGCTTCGGTGGTGATGGTGAGTGGTCGCCTCCATTGACAGAGCCGATCATCGACCTCTTGAACCACAGCGACTGCGACGGCGAGTTGACGCCAGAGCAGTGCAAGATCATCGCGCCCCGGCTGCGGAAGATCGTCAGTGAGTGGTCGGACAGTGACTACATGGTCATGTACGACAAGAAGAACGCCCTCCTTCTCGCAGACGGGATGGAGGAGGCCGCCGCGAACGGAGAACCGTTGGAGTTTCGTTGAACTACGATTTCGGTGAACACCGTAGGGCTGATGCCCGATTCAGAAAGGGAAAGACTATGACCATCAATCTGTTGGACAGCGTAGTTGTGACTCCTACCGAACACAGTGCATTTGCAATCCGCGAGTACGCTGGACGGCAGGGGACCGTTTACGCCCGCGCCGAAGAGAATCTCGCAGTCATCTTTGACCGCGGCGTGCGGCTCTGCTTGTTGCCGTCCGAAGTCCGGAGAGTCAATGGGTGGGACGACCGGGTCCAGGAGAACATGCGATTAGTAAGAAAGGCCACACGATGATCCTTCAATGTGCATTCCTGTTCGTCCTGCTCCACGGCGCCGCCGAACACATCATGCTTGAATCTGTTCTCGATGCGATAGCCGTTGTCGAGAGTGGCGGCGACCCCAACGCGATAGGCGACGCCGGCAAAGCATTGGGTATGTACCAGATTCACGAGGCCTACTGGATGGACGGAGCACGGCTACTCGGCGTGAACTGGCCGTATGAGGACGCCAGCGACCCACAGAAATCAAGGGCGGTCGTGAGGGCCTACCTGATGCACTACCAGCAAGGATATCCGGCGACACCGGAGACATACGCCAGGATCCACAACGGCGGCCCGAACGGAATGAAGAAGCGTTGTACGAAACCCTATTACGAGCGGGTGACGAAGCACCTGCCAAAGTGAAAGGACCAAGACATGAGTAAGCAAGAGCATAACACACCAGGACCGTGGAGTTTTGATCTTGACCGCGGCGCAATCGTCAGTGAGTACGGAGACATTGCTGAGGTAACAGGGTGGGGCAATGCGGACAACGAGACGATCCCAAATGGCATACTACTCGCCGCCGCGCCGGGCTTACTGGGAGCCCTTCGTGAACTATCCGAAGCCGCGCGGGGGGAAATGAAGGCATGGGGACACATCGGAAGCATCCGAACGAACCGATACTATGACGCGCTGATACAGACTCAAGTCGAGATTGAAAAGGCAACGCCGTAAAACTTCCACCCCTTCTGACATGGATGGACCCGTTGGGCACGGATGCCCGAACTTGAAACCGAAACTCTGAATTGAAAGGTACGAACAATGGAAATGAACGTAGAACCGAAAGTGATCGAGCATCTGGTGGACGACGTCGAACTGTACTCGGAGAAGTGCCCGTGCTGCGGCAGCGATGATGCCGACTGCGAGCTGGATGAGGGGTGCTACACCTACGTTTGCATGGAGTGCGAACAGACGTGGTGCGTGACCTTCGAGGAGGTCCACACGAGTATGCAATGGACGGACAAAGAGGGAGTAACCCACGTCAGACAAGCGAAGCCTGCGCCGGATGCCGTCAAGGTCAATGCGGACCTGCTGGACTGTTTGCAGCGATACGTGGAAGCAGACGCCGATATGGAGGAAGATGATCTGCTCAAGTGCGCTCGCGCCTTAATCGCCGAGGCCACCAGTGTGCAGTGAAAGGAAATCGACATGAGATCAGACCTGCCCGAATTCAAGTGTCCCGTATGCGGAGGCCACTATGATTGCAAGAAGCACTGGCTCGGCTGGACGGACGACGGCAAGGAGATCATTCCGAGTCCGAGCCGTTTGGAAGAGCCGCGCGAGCCCATCGATTCAAAGAAGCACCTGCTGTTCAAGACCGGCGTGACGTGCCGGGTGTATCTGAAAGAGCAGGCCCGACCGTGAGAGAGTAATCGGGTCTGCTGTGAATCTCAATTGAATTTCCCTTTCATTGGGGCAGGGGCCGTGACTCCTGCCCCTCATTTTCAAGGAGAATCCCATGAGTGACCCAATGAAAATCCTCGAAAGCCTTACGCCGTGCGGGTCTGAGTATGTCGACGACCCCGAGCGATGTGCGGCGTACATCCGAGAGCGCCAAGAGCAACAGCGTCGCACGATCCTGCGACTGACCAAAGAGCTGTTCAAGGCCCAGGAGATCGCTGTCGATTACGACCTGCTGGATAAGCAGATCAAGGTTTTGGCTCACAGAATCGAGAATGCATCTGGTGATTACGAGTACGACATGCTGACGGGCCTGTTCGAGCTACTCTGTGCGATTCACGAGCAGCGACCCTTCCCCGAAACCGATGAAGAAGGAGAAACCCCATGAGAACCCTACTGAGTATCGCTGTTCCGCTCACCCTGTTTGCGCTGCTGGCGAGCATGTTGAGAGAGATCGTGCCCGTCGTTATGACGGGCTTGCACCTGATGGAAACGATAGGGACGTGACCGCTACGCCCGGAAAGGGAAAACCGATGAAGAACAGCACGAAACGAATCCTGCACGGCGAAGATGAATTGCGGACCTATTCGCTCGGGCTCGATGATCGAGACGACATTTATACTGCCAGCGACATCGTAGTTGATGAGATCGACAAGATCGTGGCAACCGGTAAGTTCCCATACAACAGCTATGTAGCAAGGATGGTCGCCCTGCGGATTGGGATACCCGAGCAGCGCGAAGGCTCCAATCTGTATGGCGTGGTTTACGCGAGCCAGGGCTACCGGAGACATATGCGACTTGTGGCAGAGGGATTCGAGCCCTTCACTGACGAACTCTTGCGGAGGGCCTACACGGCCAAGGCCAATATCGAGGTTGCCCTTGACGGCCTCATGGGTGAATCCATCCTTCGGCTCAATGTGCGGATGATCGGCGACAAGCTGTTTGCCATGCAGCCGGGCAAGCGGAAATATCACGTACCCCCACAAGGGCAACCGGCGAGGCTTGTCGAGAAAGCTACTCCTGTCATGGCCGATACGCCGCTCTTCACAATCACCAATGAATGAACTGACCTCTACGAGTTCAACCTGAAACGTACTACTGGAAAGGAAGAACATGCAGTACCAACCTGGGGATATCGTCCAGATGAAGAAGAACAACCGCTTACTGATAGCGGGCCCGTGCATCATCTTCAACTACAACAGGATCGGACAACCGTACCTCTTGTCGAGTCGCGGCGCGCACTACGGATGGGACTCTCTGATCGAGAAGAAGATCGGCCACGAGGCCGACCTTCAAGCGATCCGCGCCGGCATCAAGAGTGGAAAAATCGACATCGGGCAGATCATCAAGGACGCCGGTGTGACAGTTGATAGGGGCCGAGCATGATCGACTACATCCTCTACGATGAGCGCGGCGTGTTGGACCCCGATGAAGCCGCAATCTTGGAATGCTTCAAAGCCGAAGGTGACATGGAGGCTTTCAACGAAGCCGTCTCCGGATGGCCCGAGCACTCATGGGCCCTATGGCGCATGAAGCCGAGCGACAAAGAGAACGCGATAGAAGATGATTCACCGATCGCCTGGGCGAGCGCCAAGAAGAAGTCGGTGACTCGCTGGACCGCATGGTGGGACGAGCCCCGGCAGTACAAGTATGAGACGAACAAGCGACAGAAAGGACGGATGAACCCATGACTACGCGACCACAATCCATTCCCGAGTGCATCGAGGGCGGCAAGGCTCCATGCCCCATCTGCCCGGTGCGGGACAAGTGCGACTATGCGGCGAAGATTCTACGCGCCGGCAAAGTGCCATCGGAAATCAGGAGAAAGTAACCAGTCAATGTGAAAGGGAAAGACAATGGAAATGAGTCTATTTGCGAAACCGCGTAAGGTACGCGCGAAGAGAGTGGGTAAGATTACCACTCCGGCCGTGGTAGGGGCCCTGAAAGGATCAGGCCAGGACTTCGAGTGGTATCCGACCACCGATGAAATGATTACTGCCGTAGTGCGCCACATTGGGAAGCGCGACCGATTCGGCAGACCCGGCGAGAAGCCCAACCTGAGCTCCGTCCTCGACATTGGCGCAGGCGACGGGAGGGTGCTCACGGCACTAGCCGAAGCGTGCAGCGTTTCGGACCTCTACGCCATTGAGAAAGCTGCGCCATTGCTGGAGAACATGCCGGCGAATATCGCCGTAGTGGGCACGGACTTTCACTATCAGACGCTGATTGACAAGGATGTGGACGTGATTTTCTGCAATCCGCCCTATTCGGAGTACGAAGACTGGGCGGTCAAGATCATCAAAGAGGGTCTGTGCAATGACGCCTACCTGATTCTGCCTCAGCGGTGGGCCGAATCACCGCGTATCAAGCTGGCTCTGGAATCGCGCAGCTTAAAAGCCAAGACGATATGGCATGGCGATTTCACTCACGCCGAGCGACAGGCACGCGCCGTAGTCGATATAGTCCACGTCTCCATGAGGCAAGAGGGCAATGATCGGTATCGCCGTGACGAAAAGAAAGACCCCTTCGAGACGTGGTTCCATGAGACCTTCCCGCAAGTCGAGGTTATCGACACCTTGAAAGACGAGACCGCGCCGGACAAGATCAGCAATGATCTTCTCACGGGCTGCAACCTCGTGGACAGACTGGCCGAGCTCTATCAGGAAGAAATGAAGAAGATGCACGCCTCTTACCGGGCGCTGTGCCAGATAGACCCGGCCCTGCTGAAAACCGTCGGTGTCGAAGTGGCGGAAGTCAAAAAGGGGCTGCGCCAGAAGATCGCCGGCATGAAGAACCTCTATTGGCAAGAGCTTTTCAACCACCTGGACAAGATCAATAAGCGGCTGACCTGTGCCTCGCGGGAAGTGATCCTCAAGAAAATGGCCTCTGCCGTCCACGTTGACTTCACAGCAGAGAACGCCTACGCCGTCGTGCTGTGGGTGCTCAAGAATGCGAACCTCTACATCAATTCGCAGTTGGTTGACCTGTTCAAGAAGCTCAGTGGCCCTGAGAACATCAGAAACTACAAGAGCAACCAAAAGACGTGGGACCGCAACGGCTGGCGATACAACAGCTACTACAACAGAGAGCCGCCACATACTCACTACATGCTCGAATACCGGATCATCACTCAGCAGCATCTGGGCATCAAGCGCACATCGAAGAAGAGAGAATACATCAGTGATAATGACTACCCGAACGGACTCTACCGGGATTGCCACGACACGCTCAATGACATCATCACTGTGGCAAACAACCTTGGCTTCTCCTGCTACGATTCCAGCATGGGACATGGATGGGATTCTGGTAGTCCCGAACTCTTCTACCTGAGCGGCAGCGAGGAAATCCTTATGCGGGCCAAGGCGTTCTGTAACGGCAACCTGCATATCCAATTCCATCAGGGTTTCATCAAGGCCCTGAATGTAGAGGCGAGCCGCCTGTTGGGCTGGATCAAGTCGCCGCGCGAAGCCTGCGAAGAAATGGACATCGACTTCGAGACCGCAGAGAAGCACTTCAACACGAACAGGATTTTCGCGCCGTCCGAGTGCAAACTACTCACGGCAGGAGAAGGAGGCCCCCATGCAAACTGTAGCTGAGCGTAAAGACTCGAAGCTCAAGCACGACAACGTATGGCGCATGTGCCACAAGTTCGGCCTGCTCTTGGGTAAAACAGGTGAGGATGAATGGTGGGTCTGTGACGGCCAAGTCTGGTGCATCATGCGTTCACGCGCGCTGCTCTGGTGCAACTACTTCGACTTCTTAGGGCTGGTGCGGCGCGACAAGATCGAGGGCTTTGAGCCTGTCGAGGGCTCGTATCTACAGGAAATACAGGGAAAGGAGAAAGAGCATGTGTGACCATCAGCAAGACCCCGGCGACGTCCCCGAAGAGAAGGATGTCGAGATCATCGAAGACGATGGAGAAGAGTGAAACAAGTGCATGAGCAACCGAGCTAGTAGCTCGCTTGCATGTCCGGGGGCCCGGTCGTTCCGGGCCCTTTTCATTCCTACAGAAAGGAGCCCTATGCCTGAGAAACAAACCCCCGTCACTTGTCATGATTGTGGCTGCAAGGAAGGCGAAATACATGAATTAGGCTGCGATATGGAGCGTTGTCCCGAGTGTGGCAATCAGCTCATTGCTTGTGGTTGCGTCTACAAGCAGTTGAGTATAGACGTGAGTCCGGGCACATGGACTTACGAGCACGGCCTCACCGAAGAACAAGAGAAGCAGTGGCTCGCATTACTGGAGAAGAAGGGCCGCATCCCTTACATTCGATGGCCTGTGCTCTGTGCCTATTGCGGCAAGGTCTGGCCGTCCTTCTTCCGTGTCTCCGATGAGGAATGGGACAAGTACGTTCAGCTCGATATGCGGCGGAAAGTAGTATGCCGCAAGTGCTACGATCATATTAAGGGCCTGATCGACAATGCATAAAGGAGAGCACCATGAACAAGAGAGCCAAACCCAGTCCCCACATGCTGCTCAATGTCAGTCATGTGAAGGACTACGTGAAGGAAGCCGCTGAGATCGTGCGCCCCGGCTGGATACCGACACAAGTATCCGGTGAGGCGATAACCATGCTGAATGAGAAGGTCAAGAAGATCATTCGAGACAGCCTGCGCCGCCATCCGACGCGAGGTCGCACATTCATGCAAGTTCTGTGAAAGGAGAACCCCATGATTGAAAAAGCAACGAATCCTGGTTTGCAGGCGGCCCTATCCGCCTACGGCCAACTGAGACTTCTATGCAATGAGATTGCCGTCATGCTTCACCCAGGCATGGATTCCGACCAAGTCGTGAAGATGCGTCTTAGGATCCGGAATCGCCTGCGTTCGGCCGCAAGGGAAGTAGACAAATACACTGACTGGGCCATGAATGCCGCGATGGAGCGGCTTCTGAAAGACCTTGATAGTCTCGACCAGATCGAGGAATTCGTGCAGAGGATGGACATCGACGACGTGACTGCCTACGCCCGCGCGAATGACATCGACCACGACGACATCAGCACGTGGCTCGATGATATGTGGCCCCAGTTGGAATCTGAGCTGCGCGTCAAGGTCGCGGACCATCTGAGTGAGCAGAAAGGAGAATGAGAATGTGGCACACAAAGACATGGCAATGGCCAGAGAATGAAGAATGGGAAGTCGAGGGCGCCGGATTGCTAATGCGGGACGAATTTGTCTCGCCCGATGCACTGAGGATGGAATATGGGCCCCTATTCGCCTACTTGTTCAGACGATTCGGGCCCCCAGAAGAAGGGAGTGACCCCCATAAGGAAATCGCCTGCTGGTATCTCACGACTCCGGACCCCGACGTGATCCTGTGGGTATCACCGAGACCCTCGGGGGCGAAGTACAGCTTCGGATATGGCGTCAATGGAAAGCATGTCGATACGGTCCGAGAGGAGCTATCCGGGAAACGCGCCGTCATTACAGCTCTACAGGCCACAATGGAGGATCTGCTTGTCCCCACGAACGTGCGCGATGTATTCATCAATGCGATTGGCAACGTGCCCGACGCAGAGATCAAGCATCCCGTCGAGCCGTTCATATACGCAGGCATCGGGATCGACCACAAGGCTTTGGCTGAACTCGCCAAAGAGGAAGGAGACTGACCCATGACAACCATCAACACTCTACTCAAAGAATCTACAGAGACCAAAGGCCGACCGGCGTTTTGTATCATCGCCGAAAAAGGTAAGCCAGAGCAGGTTGTGTCGTGGATGTGGGATGAACGCTGGTTGCAAAGCGTTCCGGCGATTGAGGCCTCTCGAATCACCGTTGTCAAGTTCCCGGTGGACTACTATCAGCACTTCCATTACAGCCCGGAAGCGACGGCTCTTCGCCGAGAGCGAAGACAGGGATTCGGGGGTTCGCGGTCGTTCGATCTCCCGCGCCCACCTGTGACGATCGGATGCAATTAGGGCGGCGGAGAAGTACGTGCTGAGAAAGACGCTGTGGAATCGTTTTATGTACGCCGAACGCGCATGGCCCTCGCTGATGAAGCTCACCACGGACTATGGCTCAGAGCGCACCGACTACTGCATCCTGTTCTTCAATCATGCGGCCTATGAGTTCTACCACCTGCTGTTTCTCTTGGGCAAGAAGGATGATGTGGTCTTTGAGAATATCCCGGACCCCAAGATCAATACCGTCCCATCGTTACTCAAGTGGGCGAGGTCGTTCGAGGCTATGAAGAAGAGGCAATATCAAAACAAGGGCTTCACATGGGAACCTGTCAGTGAGCAGGTTGCTGAACTACAGAAAGGAGAACACTCATGCCAATAGATAGAAGCGTCACTGAGAAGTACCACAACATGCTTCACGACTGGTCAATATTGTTGGCCTATCGCGGCAGTATTGCGCATGGGATGTATGTTGGTCCCGCTGATCCTATGTCCATCGACGACAAGGATGTCATGGGCATCTGCATCCCGCCGATGGAGTATTACTACGGCCTGAAGGAATTCGGCTCGCGCGGCACCAAGGAGATCAAGGAGGGCCCCTGGGACATTGTCCTGTTCGAGTTACGGAAAGCTATGAGGATGCTTGCCGGCGGGAATCCCAATGTGCTTGGAATCCTGTGGCTGGAGCAGCAGGATTACATCATGGTTACACCGGCAGGTCAACTGCTGATCGACAATCGTGAGTTGTTCGTCGGCAAGCATGTCTACCACAGTTTCGTTGGTTATGCGCACGGCCAGCTTCACCGAATGACTCACGGGGCCTACGAGGGATACATGGGCGAAAAGCGTAAAACACTCGTGGAGAAGTTCGGCTTTGACTGCAAGAACGGATCGCATCTGATCCGGCTCCTGCGCATGGGCATTGAATTCCTTGCGACCGGAAGGTTGCGGGTCAAACGTCCCGACGCACAGGAGTTGCTCGAAATCAAGCGTGGGGAATGGTCCCTTGAACGGGTGCAGCGCGAGGCTGAGTCGCTATTCAGCAAGGCCCACGACGCGCTGATTGCGTCCAAGCTACCTGATGCGCCAGATCGAGACAAGATCAACGCCCTATGCGTTCACATCGCCGAAACATGGCTCAATAGGAAAGGAGAAACCCCATGAAGAAACCTGAGAACCGAGGCATCTGTCCTGAATGTGGCGGCAGGCTGGCGTTCTGCTTACAGACGATCACGGAATTCATTCCCGATCAGGAGCCCTTCGAGCCTGATGTCATGGAACAAGTGGAAACTCTGCTGACAATTGACGGTGGCATCGATGTGTCGCCGAACGTCGTGTACATCAACGCACTGGTCTGTGACAAGCATCGTCATGTCGTGGCTGTGTGGATTGACAACCAGGACGCCCCATCCTCCAGAGAGACTGATCTTCGCAAGAATCTGGCCGCGGTGCGCCAAGAAATCAGAATGCTCAAATCATCCCACAAAGAAGCAAGGGCAAGCCTTGTAGCGGCCCTGTCACATCTAACATCGACACCGAAGAAATGACGGCACGCGCCGTCCCAATCACACTTTTTCCAAAGGAGATACTTTATGAAAATCCTGAAGCTCTGTAGGGGTTCTATGCCATGACACGGAAAGCTACCATAGAAGAACGCACGCGCATATGTCCTGTCTGTCTCAATAGTTTTTTGGTTAAGAAGCCGTCACAGGAGCAAAGATGCTGTAGTCACTCATGTGCCTTCTCTGAGATCGGGGGCATAGTGCGTGCGGCAGCAATGACACCAGAGGCCCACAAGAAGCAGGCGGAGACACAGAGGGGCCGGGGTGAAGGAAAGTCCTATGCCAAGTTGAATGGTCGCCACATGCATAGAATTGTCGCCGAAGAGCAAGTTGTTATGCGCCCACTTACCATAGGAGAGATTGTGCATCACAAGGACGGCAATAGACAAAACAATGCTGCTGAGAATTTGGAGGTATTACCAAACCAAGCCGAACACAGCAGGATTCATGCTAAGGATATCAAACACCCGTGTAAGGCGTTTTGTAAACACGGCCATCCTCTGTCTGGAGGGAATCTCAAGAGGCCGAAGAATGGTCGCCGCGTCTGCCTTACGTGCAGACGCATTTATGATGCGGCGTATCAAAGAGCGAAGAGGAAGCGATTGGCTGCTGCGAGAGAGATAAACAGGAAAAGGACACTTACTATAGGAGAATAGCGATGAAGATTCTCAAGTTATCTGCAAACAATTTCATGCGGCTTGTAGCCGTCGAGATCGAACCAACGGGGAATGTTGTCAAGATTACTGGTGTCAATGGGTCAGGTAAGACCTCGGTTATCAACTCAATTGTAGCGGCGATGGGAGGCAAGAACTCCGCGCCGCGCAAGCCCATCCGCGAAGGCGAAGAGAAGGCCATCATCGTCGTCCAGACGGAGGAACTGACCGTGACGCGGAAGTTTACCGCCAGCGGTTCCTATCTGGAAGTGACGAACAAGGAAGGTTTCGTGGCCAAGAGCCCCCAGGCGGTTCTGGATAAGCTCGTTGGCGCCATCGCATTCGATCCCCTGGCGTTCATCGAGAAAGACCCGAGAGAGCAGCGTCAAGTCCTGATCGAGCTTATGGGTGTTGATCTAGGCGCCCACGACAAGAAGATCGCCGCACTGACGGAGCACCGCAAGGGACTCATGCAGCAGAAGAAGACGGCAGAGATCGACCTGGGCCGGATGCCCAAACATGAGGATGCTCCGGCAGAAGAAGTTTCGATGGCCTCACTCTTGGCGCAGTTGAACAAGGCGAACGCCGCCAACAAGGAACACGACGCTCTGCGGCAGAAGGCAGACCAGCAGTTGCTGGTATTGACTGACCTCCAGGACCAGATGCAGCGGCTCAAGGCGGCACTGGCTGTAGCGGAAAGCGACATTCAGGGGACTCAGGCCAGGCTCGCAACGATGGAGAGGATCGACACAGCCGAGATCGAGAAGCAGGCCGGTGAGATCGAGGCCACGAACCGCAAAGTCCGCGAGAATCAGCAGCACACGAAGGCGCAAGGTGGAATCGACAAGCTGGCAGAGCAGGTCAACGCCGACTTCCAGCAGATCAAGCAGGCGGAGGCCGACAAGGCGGACGCACTGGCGGGCTGTCTGATGCCCCTTGATGGATTGTCGGTGGACGAAACCGGCGTGCTCTACAAAGGAATCCCGCTGCCCCAGGTAAATCACGCAAAGCAGGTTGAGATTTCGATGGCGATCCAGATGGCCCTGAACCCGATGCTCAAGGTCATGCTCATCAATGGGAACGGCTTGGACGGCACGACCATGAAAGCCGTCTGTGATATGGCCGACAAGCGAGACTTCCAACTCTGGATAGAACAGCAAGACGAAACCGGGAGGGTGGGTGTGTACATTCAAGATGGAGAGGTCGTATCCATCGATGGGAATCCAGTAGAAGCGACGCCAAGGCGCTGCGAATGATCGAGAAGAACATAGTGAGGAAAAACCCATGAACCTATCGCAAGAAGCAAGAATAGCTTTCACGCTCCTGCCGCACATGACGACGGAGCGACAGAAGGCCGACGATATATGGACGATGTTCAGCACGTTGGGGCTGCCCCATCACAAGAGCCTGGCGGTATTGAAGCTGCTCGCGATCGCCGATATCGTCCGGATATTCCGTGGCTCCGGCGGGGGATACTGTCTCAATCGCGATCCCAATGACATCACCTGGCTGCAGATCATCGAAGCCGTGGATGGGCCCATGATTATTCCAGCCGAGCCGGAGTCCCTCTATAGAGTAGCCAGAGTCTTCCACCGCCAGATATGTGAAGCGGGCGAGGGAACGCTCGCGAAACTCATGTCAACCACTACCAGAAGGAGAAAACCATGAGAAAGATTAGACAAGGCATGTTCGAGACCAATAGCTCAAGCACTCACTCCATCACGATTCACCCCGGAGTGTGTACAGCGAAGCTCGCGGTGAACGTCAACGGCGCCGTGACAATCCGCCCTGGCGACTTCGGGTGGGAAGTCGAGACTTACAAGGATGCTGAGACAAAGGCGTCATATTGCCTGACCTATGCCATGCAAACCAAGAGGGGGAAGCTCTTGAAAATGTTACGGAAAGTCATCAAGGAGCAGGTCGGAGCAAAAAGCGTCGCCTTTGAGGCGCTCCATCCCGACAGCGACTATGGCGATGAGTGGGGCCACATCGACCACCAGAGCATCGACGATAGCGATGTCTGTGGCCCGGCATTTGAATCAGAAACAGCACTGCGGCAGTTCATCTTCAACCGGGAAAGCATCTTAAGGACTGACAATGACAATCATGAATAAGGAGCCCATATCACTCGCACAGTACCAGAACGGCAACTGCGCCGTCCAGATTTTTGATGATGGGACGCGGATCATCGACTATGAACCGCCAGCAGCGCCGGAGTTCCCTGTGTCCATCGACTTGAAGATCACGAACCGATGTGATGCAGGATGTCCCTGGTGCCACGAAGAAGCTACCCCTGATGGCGAGCACGCCGATCCGGAGTTCCTCCTGAATGTTCTGGCTGGACTCCCGCATGGTGCGGAGATCGCCATAGGCGGCGGGGATCCTCTGCGTCATCCGCGATTCGCCACAATCATCAATAATCTGTGGCTGCATGGTCTGGTCGTCAACGTGACTGTCAATGCGCGGCACATCAAACCAAATGTGATTCGCATGGCGCGGCACTTCGGATGGATTCGCGGGTTGGGCATATCTTATGTCCCTGAGTATATTGAAGCCATCGGTGGGATCGCGGACGCCAACACGGTCATCCACTTTATCGCGGGCATCCACAAGCCGGAAGATGTGGTCCACGCACTCCAGATATGCCCGAAGGCCCTGATTCTCGGCTATAAGCGATACGGCCGGGGAGAACACTACGGGGTAGAGTGCAGCAGCGAAGTCGAGCAATGCCTGAATGAATGGCGGCGCAAATTACCGCCGTTGTTGAAGTATCCGGGAGTTCACATCGGGTTCGACAACCTCGCCTTGAAGCAACTGGACGTCAAGGGCCTCATTCCCGCAGAGCAATGGGAAACGCTCTATCAGGGCGACGACGGCGAGTTCACGATGTACATCGACGCCGTCAAGCGGCAGTACGCCGTTTCATCCACGAGCCAGCGGAAAGACATCACCACAACGAACATTCGGACTCTGTTCGCAGATGTCCGAACACAATCGAAAGGGAAGAAACATGCCACAGCTTTATGAGTTCTATCGACCAACATGTATGAGTCAAGTGATCGGTCAGACAGTAGCCAAGAAGCAGATCAAGTGCGCCTTGGAATTCGGATAGGGCGGAAAAACGTACTGGATTTCTGGGCCCTCCGGGTGCGGCAAGACCACGATTGCCAGGATTCTTGCGAGGATGGGTGCCGACGATTTCTTCATCGCAGAGTTTGACAGTGGACACGAATTGACGACAGACGCCGTGAATGACATTGAAGACTCAATGCACTATACAGCCTGGGGCAAGGGCGGCAGATGTATCATAGTGAACGAGGCCCACGGGCTGAGAGCATGGGTGGTTCGTCGCCTGCTCGGTCTTCTGGAGCGACTGCCAAGTCATGTCGTATTCATCTTCACTACAACCGCGGAAGGACAGTTGCATCTCTTCGATGGGAACGTAGATGCCTCACCATTGTTGAGCCGGTGCATCCATCTCGAACTGAGCAACAAGTACCTCACGAAACCCTTTGCCAAGTGGTGCAAGCAGATCGCCAAGTGGGAGAAGCTGGACGGCCGGCCACTCAAAGACTACATGGAGTTGGCGACGAAGTGTAACAATAACCTGCGCATGATGCTTCAATATGTGGAAGCCGGCGACATGCGGCGATAAAGGAGAAGATATGAGTCGGAATAAGTCCAAAATCAAGAACCAACGGAATCCCCATGAGGTCAAGTGGAAGCATCCCGGCAATCTGTTGGAGTGCGACTACTGCGACCGGAAGGAAATTTGCTGTTGCAAATGCAACAACAGAGACAAGTGCCTTGGGGCCATCCTGCGAAAGGAGTGACGTTATGCAAGCGATTTACAAACCGAAGGGCAGAGCCCTTGAATACAGCCTGCTGGCTTTGAATCCATGGGGGTATAGTTGGTGCTCTCACGATTGCAGCTACTGTTACGTTCCGGGCATGTGCCGTAAGACGCATGAGCGATGGCGGCAGGTCCCCTTCGCCCCGCGCAAGAACATCGTGAAACTCGTGCGCCGGGATACCCAGGAGTTATCAGGGACGAACGAGCGCGTTCTCTGCTGCTTCGCCGGGGATATGTACAGCCCCGAAGCTGTCGCGACAGGGATTGGCCGGCTGATCCTCGGAATCTTCCGTGCGTTCAATGTGCCGTTTCAGGTCTTGACCAAGGGCGGAATGCGAGCGGTTGCGGACTTTGACCTATACGGGCTGAACGATGCCTTCGCCACGACGCTGACGTACATGGATACCGAGTGCAGCCGTCGCGAAGAGCCTGGGGCCGCCCTGCCGGACGATCGTATTCACGCGATTGAAGTAGCCTATGGCCGTGGCATTGAGACGTGGGTGAGCCTGGAGCCGGTCCTAGACCCGGAAGAGTCGCTCAGGCTGATCTGTGCCACGCATCACGCCGTGCGACTCTACAAGATCGGCAAACTCAACCATGACACAGCCCGTGAGAAGGAGATTGACTGGCGAGCCTTCGGCATGGAGGCTATCGCCCTGTGCGAGAAGTACGGCAGGCCCTATTACATCAAGGACGATCTCGCCAAACATCTGTCTGGCGTGACGTTCCACAACACCGACACCAGAAGGGTGGTGAGACCATGAGACGACACGTAGACTTCCCGGCGTTCTACTTGTTCAGCATACCGGTCGTCGGGCCTGTGGCGCTGATCTGCTACCAGGAGAGCTATGCGATCCCCGCTTATCTGTTGGGGATCGTGGCATCCATCCTGTTTGTCATCGGCGCGGTCAAAATCAAAGTCTTCTATGCATGAAAGGAGATGGCGTATGAACCTCGAAATCGAAAACCTGCTGGCGTTGCTGGATGATGACTTGGCATTCCACCAATACGCAGCAAGGGAAAATCTATTCATCGGCACAGATGAGCATTGGGCCGACTTGGTCTTTCGGCTGAGAGACGAGGCCGTCGCGGGGACTCAAGGGATGGTGGTTTCGCCGTTTGCGGTAGCGTCCAAGCTGGTTCACTACAAAGTATTTGGTCCCGCATCGGATAACGTAATTGCAGCGAGTGTGTACTGGTGGATGCTGCACTGTGCCCAGCCAAAGCATTTCATTGTAGCGGCCCTGATCGCCAAGAAAATGAAGGAACAGAGAGGTGACTCATGAGAATCCTCAAGGGGTTCTTCTTTCTCTGCTTTGTGGTCTGCTCGCACGGGCTCTGGGTGACCACGGAGCAGACGCATCCCTCGGCAGATAGCTTCTTCGTCGGCGTGTTCGTCTTTGCATTCGCAGCCGGTGTTGCCGATACGCTGCACGCAAACCTGCGGGTGCGGAAATCGACCGCGAAGGACAAGCCTCGCGACCCGGCATTTGAAGCTCACCGTGACCAGCTCTATGCATGGGCATCAGAAAACAAGGACCGAATCGTGCGCGTCGCATTGCTCACCGAGCCTCCAGATGAAGAAGTCTCACAAAAACTGGCCATGATCGCCATTGACGCATGGGCTCGGCATCTAGACGAAGTGCATGGAAAGGAGAAAACATGAGACTGCGAAATCTCGGCTTCAAGACCCACGCCGAATGGCGACAACAGCACGATGATTCTCTGCGGACTTTCGACGGCGACGGCCGCGACTACACTTTATGGCAGAGGATACGCCTGGCCCTGCTGTTCTTGTGGGGAGTCGATCTGACTGACTTGCACATCCCTTGGCGAAGCAATCGCGGGCCGACGATCGACAAGGTGTGCAAGTGGATGGACAAGGCGAGAGAACATCCTGAATTCGGCAGGGCCCTCAAAGCGGCCGATGAAGCGTTCGGGGACGAAGAGGAAGAGGGAAAGGAGCAAAATGAAGACTTACATCGCAAAGACTGACCAGGAGGCCGCGGCCCTATATGATGGAATGATCACGGTATTGGTGATCCCCGTCGAGCCCCAGCCCATCCATGATGATAGAGCTTGGGCATGGTATACGGATGATGGGCCGCCCTATGGACCGGTGCCGTGGTCGCTGAATGAGCCTTGCCCACTTGCGAACGATCCGCGCCGTCCCTTCAAGCCGCACCGCCAAATCATCTTGAAGGGTAAGCATGACCGACTACTCTGCAAATCCGTGGAGTGCAAGCAACTCGATGATCTGACACCGGAGGAGATGCTGGCCGCTGGCCTGGATGCCTTCGGTTGGGACTATGCCGAAGGTGGGAGTCCCTCGGACGAAGGGGCCATGTTCGCCTATTGGGACCACGTACAGGGTGCCCCGCCCACCTGGGCTTCATGGGCCTCATCCTGCGAGTGCATCGAGGACATCTGGCAGAGCTATTGGGAATTCCTCTACCCGAATCTGCCGCGCGGCAACAATCCCTGGTGCTGGCTGATCCAAGTAGAGAGAAAGGAGTCTCCATGAAGCGTGATTGGTCGGCGATCTGCCGAGGCTGCACCGACTCCTGCTGTGGGGCCTATCCTTTGCCGACAGAACTCTTTGAGCGGTACGCAGATCGGCTCCAGGTTCCCTGTGGGTACATGCTTATCGACGAAGAGTACACGATGCCGCTCACTAATGATGGCATGTGCCCCTTCTTGTCGAGGCATGATCAGGTGTGCGTCATCTACGATGATAGACCCTATGTGTGTAGAGCCTTCGGGGAAATCCCGGAGCTTCAATGCCCGAGAGTCAATCCGAAAGCTGCGAAGCTGTCGGCAATGCAGATGGCCGAGCGAATCTCAGCTAGACTGGGAATCGCAATATGAAGGAGAATAGCATGAAGGCATTGAGCGTGCGCCAGCCCTGGGCCTGGCTGATTGTCCACGGCTTCAAGCCTATGGAGAATCGAGTCTGGCGATCTACGCCCCAAGGCCGCATCGCAATCCATGCAGCTAGAACCTTCGATCGGGAAGGATACGAGTGCGTTCAAGCGAACTTCCCTCAGATCAAGATGCCCGAGCAATTCGACTACGGCGGGATCGTCGGGACGGTGGAGCATTGCGGGACGGTGGAAGAATCGTCCTCGCCCTGGTTCTCGGGACCGTTCGGCCATGTGTTGCGGAACCCGAGACCATGTAGGTTCGTCAGACTGCCCGGCCGGCTGATGTTCTTTGAGATTGATGATCGATTGATTCTTTGATGAGGGGGGCACGTCCGAAATGGAGATTTTCCTTTGCATCATTGCCGGAGCGAGATATACTACGCCTGCGTAGTCTGTCGTATAGCTTGAAAGCAATACTTATGTCGAAATCCCGCGTGAGCGCGAAAGCAAAGCAAATTCGCATCGCCTGCAAAGGCTCACGCACGGCCCGGCTTGATGGACTTGAGATCATTCAGGACGATCTCAAGGAACTAAGCGAGCAGAACTACGGAAAACTCCGCAAGCGAATTGAGGAGAAGGGCTTTGATGCTCCTATCTTTGTCTGGGGGGACAAAATCCTTGATGGGACGCAGAGAGTGCGCGTCCTGCGAGAGATGGTCAAGAAGGGGTGGAAACTACCGAACGGCAAAATCCCTGTCTGTGACATCAAAGCGACGAGTCTGAACGATGCGAAGGACAGACTGTTGGGCTATGTCTCCCAGTATGGCAAACTCAGCGAGGACGGGTTGTACGAGTTCATCCATTCCGCGGAGTCGCTCGATCTGACGACCCTGGACCTGCCGGACTTCAACTGGAAGCTCTTTGAAAAGGCGTTCCTACAGGATGAGGAGCCGGCATCCGAGGCGAATATACAGATCCCGGAGCAGCAGCACAGCATCATCATCGAGTGTGAGGACGAGGCACAGCAGCAGACGCTCTTCGAGCGATTTCAGGGGGAAGGACTGAAATGCCGATTGTTGACGTTGTAGTGGATTCTCCCATCATAGAGACATTCCGCGTGGCCCAGATCAAGGGCATGTTCGATCTGCCTCTGAAGGACAAACTGAGGCACGAATGGAAGCTACAACTTCCGATTGAGGGGTGGCAGTGGAATGTGGGGCTAATCGTGGGCCCGAGTGGATCCGGCAAGAGCACGATTGCCAGGAAGATATTCGGGGATCGGATTCATGTGGGCTTCGACTGGCCGAAGAACAAAGCAGTGGTGGAAGGGTTCCGGTCCGGCGTGCCGATTCAAGAGATTATTGAGGTGTTGTCCTCAGTTGGATTTTCGAGCCCTCCGAGCTGGTGCAAGCCCTTCAATGTTCTGAGTAACGGAGAGAAGTTCCGTGCTGAGCTTGCCAGGGCGATGATAGAGGTCGAGGGGCTGCTCGTCGTGGACGAGTTCACATCGGTGGTCGATCGCACAGTGGCGAAGATCGGATCGGCCGCGGTGAGCAAGACGATTCGGCGCCGCGGGGGCCAGATGATTGCACTCTCCTGTCATTACGATATTGTGGAGTGGCTGGAACCGGACTGGATACTGGATTTGAAGGATGACACCTTTGTGCGGAGGCATCTTCGGCGACCCGAAATCAATCTTGAGCTTAGAGGCATTGCGCGCGAAGCGTGGCGAATGTTTGCGAAGCATCACTATCTGAACGCAGCCCTGGCGCTAGGGGCGCAGTCTTACGGGTGTTTCTGGGGTTCGGAGCTCGTCGCATTCTGCGCCCTGATGCCACTGTACGGATTCAAGGGCTGCCGGCGGGTGCATCGAATCGTCGTACTGCCGGAATATCAGGGAGTGGGGATAGGCAGGGCGACACTGGGAATGATGGGAGATTATCTCAAGGCGCAGGGGCTGAAATTGAGTATCACATCGAGTCACCCAGCGATCATCAAGGGGCTAAAACACGACTCTCGCTGGCGATGCAGCGGTTTTTACGGAAATGGATCGTCGCAGCATTCCAGTGGGAAATTCAAGGCCAGGAGCGGGGTCATTCTCGCGAGCTACCAGTACGTCGGAATCTGATCGCGCGAATTTTGTTTGCTCTTATTGTTGACTTTACTCTTGACGGCGGCTACTACTAAAGCATAGTCAACCGTAGGATACCTTTTTGGGTAGTGTCCTAAAATGAGGACTTCTCGTTTCAACACGTCAGCCCGCTGCGGAAACCGCAACGGGGCTTATCGGCGCTCCGCGAGCGTTACCGATCTCCCTACCGGGGCCGGGTGCTGCTTGAAGGGCGCGGTTCAGAATGTTCCGTGCCGCATTTTCGTCACGGCCAAGTACAAGGCCGCAGTGAGTGCATTTATGGATACAGACCGAAAGGTCTTTGGGAACGGTCAAGAAAAAAGAAGAAAATAGGACACTACCCCTTTTTGAAAGGAGTCAAGTCATGGCAAAGTCAATTCTCATGTTCATCGCGATGGGTCTCATTGTGCTTCTGGCGGGCTGCCAGACGGGCGAATGGGCGGTATCGGGGGGCAGCAACTACGAAACCTCGCAACTCGCGGTGATGTACAGCCCGGACCCGAACGGCGGGATTGGGGTGCGCGTGATGACTGATTCGGTGATCCCTGAGGACACGGAGTCGAACGTAGCAGTCGGGCCTGCGTTGGAATTTGCACTGAGCGATATTGCCCTGGCGGTCGCGGATCATATCGTGCCGGGTGACTGGGGATCGCTGCAGAATGCCCCCGTGAAGGTCTATGGCACGCTGGCCTTCTTGTGGGAGACTCGCGATGCCGACTTCCTGTTCTTGCCGGGTATCAGGACGGAATTTCTACTGAAATCGCCAGTTCACCCCTACGTAGCCGTCGAACGCTCCACGCCGGAGGGTAGCGCAGAGGACTTGGATGAGGGCGTTCTGACGACCTTCGGCGCCATATACCGGCACTGACTGACAGCCCAGCGCACGCTGGGTCTTTGCTTTCCGGGAGGCGGGTCGGTTCAAACCCCCGGCCCGCCCACTTTTGAAGGAGCGACATCATGCAGGTCTTAGCAAGATGGCTATTCCCACTATTGATCGGCTGGGCGATGAAGGTCGGCGCCAAGGCGTTCAAGAACAAGTACGATCCGAGAGTCCACGCCCTGAAAAGCCGGCGATGGATCTGGGATCATGGGGTCCTTCCTCTGAGGGAAAAGACCGCGGCGACGCCGAATCCCCTGGACGATCTGGGTGGTGACTTCGCCTACTGGTATCACTTCGGGCCGATTGAAGATGGGTCACTACTGCAGAAGCTGGAATCGGCAAAGGGTTACATCGAGCAAGGTGCAGGGGTAGAGGCGTGCAAGCGGATCGATGAGGTTTTGACCAGCATTCGCACACCTTGATTGCCTTGGGACTGGGATCGGCGATGCCGGTGCCGAAAACCTCCTTGTGGCCGTCTGCCGGAATCGGGTGGAGGTAGAGCTGCCTGAGTCGCCATCCTTGAAAGGGTAGGAACTTGGAAACCGCTAGCGCAAACTCAATTCTCAGGGCCTTCGAGCGGGCCCGCAAGACGATGGAAAAGAATGATGAGAAGATCGAAACAGAAGAGGAGGCTGGGTTCCTGGTGCGAGGCAGGCCCGGTCAGCAGAGAGGGTATCAGGTATTCGTGAGGGTGGTGAAGTACGTGGAGGGGGCCGAATGAAAAAGCCTATCCCATCGGATCAGGCCCTTGCCGCTGGCCTTCGTACTGTCGAGGTTGTCGCCAGTCGCCTCACCCGGCATCGATCCAAACGGGAAGAGTACATTTCGGCAGGCCTTGTCGGGCTGGCTGAAGCTGTGGATCGGTGGGACGGGAGGCATGCCCTTATGACGTATGCCACGCCACGAATCAGGGGAGCCATCCACGACCATATCAGGAAGCAGCGGGGGCGTTCACATCCCATTCTGTTGACCTTCGTGGATGACTGGGAGCCCATGCAAGAGATACTCGCTGTGCCCCAGACACTGAGCAACAAGGACTGGTGGGACGTGATCCTGCAAGGTCTTTCGCGACGGCAGAAGCTCACAATCAACCTGCTGTACAGAGCCGGGCTTAGCACGAGAGAAACGGGCCGCGTGATCGGAATCACGGAGTCGAGGGTGTCGCAGATGCACAAGAGCATTCTCGCATGGCTTCGGGGGAAGTTCGGCGGACAACAGGAGCAGTTGGGGATGACGGCATGAGCAAGAATCGTAAATCTCCCTGCCGGAAATGCAAAGGCTTGTGCCGCCGATACTTATCTCTACTGATAGACACTCCTGAGACTCAGGACGAATACGACGACACCCGGGGGGCACGGAGAAACAAATGACCGATCAGAAGAAGCCATTTCGTGTATTTCGGCCATGCTACACCGATGGACGTGGTAGCAAGCGATCGGTGAGTGTCTTCTGGATTGAGATTCGGGACCACACGGGCAACGTCAGGCGTTTTGCTGGTACGCGGGACGAAAGCCAGACAAGGGAATTCGGTCAATGGATTGTCAAACTTCGGGATTGCAGAAAACTCGGTCTTGAACTTGATCCATTATTGAGGGGTTGGCTTGATCGCATCCCAGCCAAATTATTCTCTCGACTGCAGGATGTTGGTCTTGTGGATAAAGCACAGATAGCGGACAAGAGGACCCTGCGCGATCATCTGAATGGATTTCACCAATTCTTGCTGCAAAAAGGTGATACGCCGAAGCAGATACACGGCGTGATGGCACAACTTAAGAAGATCATGGGTAGTTGTGAACTCACAGTGTGGTCAGATATTGCAGCGGACAAGATCTCAGCATGCCTTGAAGACTTGAGAAAGCAAGGGCTGTCTGCGCAGACATTGAATGCATATTTGGCTGCGATAAAGCAGTTCTGCAGTTGGTTTGCCTCTGAGGGATATGCCACGATGTCTCCCGTGGAGGCATTGAATAGATTTGATGCTGAATCCGATCGTCGCAGGCACAGAAGAGCCTTGGCCGATGAGGAGTGGACGAGGCTCCTACGAGTTACGCGGAGTGGACCAAAGAGATTTGGGATGACCGGTCCTCAACGGGCTGATCTCTATCAGTTCGCCTTGGAGACTGGTCTGAGGGCCAACGAACTTCGCACATTGACCGTTTCCTCGTTCAATTTTGATGCCTTCACAGTCACGGTAGGCCCAATGGAGAGTAAGCATAGAGAGGAGGACACTGTAACTATCCGGCCCGATGCTGTGGAGAAACTAAAAACCCTTTGTGGAGGGAGGGGACTGCGGGATAGGGTCTTCGGTGGTAATTCCAAATTGACAGGAAGAACCTCAGAAATGATCGAAGCTGACTTGGAAACTGCTGGCATCCCGTATTGTTTGAGCAGCAACTACTATTTCGATTTTCATGCATTGCGTACACAACTCGGCACCATGCTGCTAAATCGTGGTGTTCATCCAGTAGAGATACAGAAGCGACTGCGGCATGCCGATGTCAGAATCACTGTTGATCGTTATATCGATCGCGACCGCAGTGTGGATTGTCAGCAAGCTATCGCCACTTTTCCTAGTTGAGGGGTGTGAAAATGCAGAAAATGCAGAACCACGCCAAGATCGAACCAGCAGAAATGAGGGCGAGGCATATCGCGATGGCTAAACTCTTGCAGGACAAGGCGATAGAATATCTTTGGACTCCCAGCCCGACCTGCGTGGTAGAAATGCAAAAACGACACACTAACTCACGGTAGATATTGAGCTTATGGCAAAAGCGAAGCAAAAACGAGCACCCAGAATCACGGACCAGAAACGCGAGGATATGTTCACTGCTTGGCAGGAGAAGCCGAGTACGGAATACGTCCGAACAAAGTGCGGAGTCCAATGGGTCACTGCTGCCAGATACCGCGAGATCGACAACTGGGATGATCGACTGGCCAAGATCAAGGAGAAAGCCAACAAGAAGGCGGACACTGACGCAGCCGACCGGCGGGCGAGACACATCATGGGGGCCAAATTCTTTCAAGGGAAAGCACTGGAACTTGTCAGAGAGACTGGAATCGACACGGTCCAGAACGCGATCAGTGCCTACCAGATGGGTGTGAAGATTGAGCGCGAAGCAGCCGGCGAGCCTGGGGAAATCACACAGCAGAAGATCGTAATCGAGTTGGTAGATGGTGACGCAGATCCCACAAGAGATTCGCCTCCGAGTAGCTAAGCGGGCCTACCGCTGGCTGTCGGAGAGTCAGAAGGCACGCTTCCACGTGCTCTATGGTGGCGCATCCAGTGCCAAGAGCTGGTCGATGGCGATGTATCTGGCCGTCGAGAAGTTCTGGAAACTGCCTGGGGTGGGCATCTTGATTGTTCGCAAGACGCAACCGTCTGTGGCGATAAGCTGCTGGCGGCTGATGATTCACTGGCTTTCGGAACTGGATCTGCTGCGCAAGTGCCGGGTGAACAACACCAGCCGTATGATCTGGGCCCCCAACGGCTCGTTCATGCAGTTCGTGGGGCTTGATGATCCCGAGAAGCTCAAGTCGATTGAGGGTATCAACTACGTCTGGATTGAGGAGGCGACGGAGATTCAGGAGCACGATCTCTGGCAGCTCCATATTCGATGCCGCGGTAAAAATCCACATGAGAACAACTGCATCTTCCTGACGTTCAACCCAGTTGACCCGATTCGAAACCAGTGGCTGCGGGACATGACCAAACTGGCGCCGGAAGGAACCTATCTCCAGCGTCCGATCCGTGTCCTGATGCTCACCTACAAGGACAATCCCTTCCTGGCGCCGGAGGAGCGGGCCACGATTGAAGGTTTGGTGGATTCCGACGCTGAGTACAACAAGATTTACCGCCTGGGCGAATGGGCTACGCCCACCAACATCATCTATGACAACTATGACGTCGTGGAGACGTTCCCTGAGATCGACGACTACGGGTACGGGCTGGACTTCGGGTACGCGAATCCGACCGCCATGGTATGGTGCGGAGTCAAGGACGAAACAGACCTGTACCTGCGAGAGGTGATCTACGAAACGCATCTGCACAACCAGGACCTGATCGACAAGCTCCCTGGAATTGGGATCACCAGAAACGATATGATCGTAGCGGACAGTGCCGAGCCGGCTTATATCGATGAAATCGCCGCCGCCGGCTGGAACGTCTATCCCTGTGTGAAGAGCGGGGGGCAGGGCAACGCATCATTCGTGAGAACTGGCATCGATCGGGTGAAGCGACACCGGATTCATATCCATGCGGAGTCCGTCAATCTCATCGAAGAGATCGGGCAATACAAGTGGCGCCAGTCCAAGGGCGGCGACGTCCTGGATGAGCCTTTGAAGTTTCGCGACCATGCTTTGGACGCAGTTCGATACTACGTAGGGTCAAGACCTGAACCCGCTGTGACTGAAGTGCTTCAAATTCCAAGTTGGCTCAAGAGAGAGCTGATGAACGCAGGGTAAAGGGTTTGACTATGCTTGAACGTATCTTCCCATCCATCCAGTTGCGCCGAGAACGGACGCAGAGACTCATTGCCGAGGAGATCACCAGTCGCAAAGCGGCAGAGGCTATCGGTGAAGCGATTCCTGTGTTTGCCAAAGACACAGATGAGGACCAGTGGAAAACGTCCGGCACGGGACGGCAACCGCTGGGTTACACCGAGTCTGACTTGTCGGAGATGTGGACAGCAGCACTGGAGCTCTCCTATCATGCTGGGGGGCGCGGGCTGCTCGACACGATGGAGAGTTTCGTCATCGGCGAATCCGTGAAGGTGATCGTGCAGGACGAGAACCCCGATGTTCAAGAATACTGGGACAACTGGGCCAAGGTGAGCAAATGGGAAATGCGGTGCAAAGAAGCATTCCGCCGATTCTTGCGGGATGGAGAAGTGTTCTTCCGGTGGTTCAAACCGCCTGAGATCAACGGCCTTGACGGCAAGAAATATCTCTTGACTCGGTTCATTGAGCCCGACGAAATCAAGGCACCTTCGAGTGACCCCGATCAGACGTACGCCTTCGGGATCAAGACCGACCCGGATGACATCGAGAAGGTGCAGGAGTACCACCGCTGGTACATGCGGGGGGCTATCCAGAAGGAAGAGTGGATTCCTGCCGCTGAGATCGACCACTTCAAGCATGGGGTCGATTCCAACGTCAAGCGGGGCCTGTCCTGGCTCATGGGTGTGGCGAAGTACCTCCGGCTGCACGAGCAGTGGTTGGACTTCCGCATCCAGTTGAATCGCCTGCGAACTCTCTGGGCCGTCAAGGGCAACGTCAAAGGCGTCGGGGCCAATGACATCACGTCCATCAAGAACAAGTTCGCAGATACCACAGGAAAAACCAACAGCGGCGAAGGTACGCCCAAGAAAATGCCGTCTGCTCCTATGGTGTGGATACAGAAGGGCATTGATTGGGAGATGGACGCCCTGAACATAAACGCCTCCGATGCCGCCGAGGATGGCCGCAACATTCAATTGATGATCTGTGCGGGGACTGGACTTGCGGAGTATGTAGTGCGAGGCGACGCCTCGAACGCCAACTTCAGCTCAACGATGGTCGCCGAGTCCCCCATGGTCAAGATGTTCGAGAAGTATCAGGACTTCGTGCGGCACATGATTGAGACAGTCTTCGCTCGGGTCATCAAGCATGGAATCGCGACCGGCGACCTGTCAGGCAATAGCACCAAGACCATCGAGGGCCAGTTGCGCAACGCCAGGCGCAGATACAACAACGCTTTGCGGGAAGGCCGGATCCATCTGGTTGAGGACATTGCTGGCGACATCGCCAAGTTGCTCAAGCAGAAAGATGAACCTGATGATCCGAAGGATGAACCGAAGCAACCCAAGCCAGTGAAGGTCATTCCCGAGCCGAAGAAGGAGGAAGTCCTCACGAGCACCGAGTGCCAGGTGGAGTTCCCGCCCCTGATCCACAGGGACATCCTCCAGGAGACGAGCGCGCTGGCAATTCATCAGGACCGCAAATGGGCATCTCGACAGACCTGCAGTGCGACGATGGGGTATGACTACGACCAAGAGAAGAAGGAAATCGAGAAGGACGAGGCTGACGAAACCGATCTCGCCAAACAAACGGACAAAGCGAATTGGAGTTGATCCCGAGTCATGGCGTCATGGCTCGGCCATATCGGAACCCTACATAAGGAAAACTGAACATGGCATTGACATCACAGGAACGTAAGGAACTCGGCAAGCTCTACGTCAAGTGCATGGACAAGGACGGGGAGACTGTGCGGCCGGATGCAGACAAGAAGGACCTCGTGCGGCTGCAAGCACTGCTGACGAAGACCGAACCTGAAGCCCAGAACGAGACAGGCGAGCCCAGGCCGGAGAAGATCAAGAACTACGTACACAGCGAGCACTGCAAATCCCTCATTGCCGAGGGCGCCGAGTTCCAAGGGGTCGAGATCCGCAACCACGGAAGCCAAGAGAAACCCCGTATGGTGTTGCGTGAGTGGCTCTACACGGGAGTGAGGGGTAAGGACCGGAAGGCCGTCTTTGTTCAAGAGGGGAAAGTGATTGAGGCCGGTAGGACCATTGCCGAAGCCGCCTACCGCAGACTCAGCAAGTAGATTTGCTCAGCGGAAGAGTGTATACTGTACCCTTGAAAGGGGCACGGTATGGGCCAGAGCCGGGAAGATCAAGCCAGGGCCGTGAGCCTCGCGAACCTGGACCAGATGTGGGCAGAGATCCGCCAGTACAAGGTGGACATCCAGATCATCGCCGAGCACGGGCTGCCCCAGGCCGAGGACGAAGAATCTCAGGTGTATCAGGGTGTCTTGATACGCACGATGGCCTGTCTGATTGTATCAGAGCTTGGTGCCAGAGAGCTTCAATAGGCGAGGACTCGCGCTCGCTCTTCTGGCCCCGCGTGTTACGAAAACGTAGGGAATAGTAATGGGAAGTTCGTGATGTGCGAATGGATCAATGTCAAAGATCGATTGCCAGAGCAAGGGGGAACTGGAATAGGGAGACAACATGCTGTACCAGTTGCACTATTTATTCAAGGACCCGACCTCCATGACTATGCGTGAGGAGGTGATCTCGCAAATTGAATTGGATGACACGGCACACCTACCCGAGCAAAAGAAGGCAGTTTGGGATCAATACTGTCAGTGGTTGCGCGAAGCAACAGAGCAACATCCACTGCCAGAGGGTGCCGAGCGGGTTGAATGTAGTGAATTATGCCAGCACTTCTTACGAGGTAAAATGCTTCTGCATTTCAACTGTGAACCTGAATCACCGGAAGTCAAGGGGGCATCTCATGCTCAGACGTGACTTCATCAAAACTCTATGCGGTAGTGTCGCGGCCTTCGCTATGTGGCCGCTGAGAAAAGCCAACATGGGCATTGCCCATCGTCCAGACGTCAAGCTGGACAGCCCTTTCCCCTTGAAGCCCGGTGAAACAATTCTCCCGAATGGATGGGTGCGCAAGGTGCATGCCGGGACGTTCATTCAGAAGGGTGAGATGTGCTACATCGGCGTTGACGGCAAGGCATATCCATTTCCAGCCGACGAGAAGAACGTTATCCAGATTCGATACACCAACACGGAGAGGGCACCACGGTAGTCCATAAAGGATATATGCTTGCCTCCTGACCGCGCCCAAATAATCCGAACTGCCACAGAGAAGGCCCGAGCCTCGTGGGAGGCGTACCTCGCCCTCCAGCAGCGCCAACTCTTTGATCTCTACTCCAAGTACGCGGACCAAACGGCAGATGTCCTGGCGAAGCAGGAGAAAGGGGGTAAGATTCCAACGGAGAGAACGAATCGGCTCACCGGCTACGTCAAGGACAGCATTCCCGAATTTCGTAAGGCGATCAGCGGCTCTATTCAGCGGGGCATCTCGAACTCCGTGGACTATGCCTTCAAGGCGCAGATTCTCTCACTCAATGCGGGCGGCATCGCGAACAAGATCATCCAACTCGGAAGCTCATTCATCGGCAAGGATGGCCAAGTCGTGAGGTGGAACGCGGCGAAGGAGACCTTCCTGCAGAGCGCCTGGTCGCGCATGAACACGAACGCAGTCAATGCGGTCATGGCTTGGAAACCGGGGGGCATCGCATTCTCAGATCGGGTCTGGGATATCACCTGGCAGACGCAGAAGCGCATGATGTCCATCATTCAGACTGGAGTGATGGAGGGCAAGTCCGCGGCCACGCTCAGTAGAGAGATCAGGCAGTACCTCGCGCAGCCGTTGACCCTCAGAGGCAAGGCACTGGCTGCGCTGGAGCCTGGCGCCGGAGTCTACAAAAGCGCCTACAAGAACGCCATGCGGCTGGCGCGGACGGAATTGAATCGGGCGTTCTCAGAAGGAACTTTCCGATATGCGAAGCAGAAGGCGTGGATCGACGGGTATGTCTGGCGCGCGGGCGCGGTCAGTCCATGCCCGGAATTGTGCCTACCGAACAGGGATCACTTCTTTGATAAGGATGATCCGCCGGGGATTCCGGCACATCCGCATTGCCTGTGTTATCCAGAATTACATATATCCGGCGACCCCATGCCAGGCCAGAAGGGATTCGTGAAGGGGATCGCGGCTGGCGTGGATGATCTGGGGGGCATGGATGAGGGCGGTCCTGGCTCGGGGTACTTTGCCCACGCCGGTAGGCCGGGTGAAGTCGGTGGAAGCGCCCCCGGTGGTGGGAAGGCGCCTGGGAAGTCTCCCGAGGCCAATTGGGAAGATCCGCCTGAGCCTGGTAAAGGCCGCGACCCCGGCATCAAAGGTGGTTTGACGGCGACCGGCAACACGAACACTTCTCTTGGCGACCTGGGCGAGCGGCTCATGGTCAAGCAGATGGGCATGAACTCCCTCTTGCCGGCGGGCAAGCGTCAGAATCCCCTCGATGCAAGATGGGACGGCTCCAAAGAAGCCTACGAGATCAAGACGATCACCACGGACGCCAAAGAGTACAAGATCAAGATGAAGGCGCATGAGGTCGAGAGCAAGCTGGCCTACGCGAAGAAGAACGGGTACAAGGCCGGAATGATAATGCTCATCGTGGACACCAAGACAAAGACCGGGTATGCCTACAAGAGACAGGGCATCGGCAACTACCGGCTGAATAAAGAGTGGACTTTCATGGGGAAGATACGGCTCACCGGAGAGGATTGAATATGGAGACAGGTTGGATACTCACGTTTGAAGCGAAGGCAGCAGAGAACCACATACAAGATAGGGAGCAGCGAGAGCTCAAGGTGATCCACACCGGCATGAGTTCGTCGCTGGCCCGATCCGTATCAGTCGGAAACGTGCTGCGTGTGACGCGGGTTGTACCGCGAACTACCCCAGGGGTTCTGGCGCGCATGGAAATCGCTGTGGAGGGGGATGTTGATGACATACAGTTCGAAGTCACTGCCGTTCACGTCAAGATGAGCGAGCGGCGCAGCGCTGAGGTTGAGAGTGTGCGGATTAGGGGCCGCCAAATCCAAGGCGAACTCCATGAAACGCACGAGCCGGACAAAGGCGGGGACTACTGGTTCACCACGGATACAGGAACACGTGTTCACGTCGAGCCCGGACAAAGCAAGGCGTCAGCCCTCAGAAAGAAATTCGGGCCTGGCGGCGACAGCAAGAGCAAATCCTCCAAATCCGGCGGAGGCAAGAAGGCGTCGGGGCCCGATAGTGGCAAAGCCGGCCCTATCAGTGACTCAGAGAAAGAGGCCCTTACCCATTGGGCCTCTGAGGGCTGGAAGGACATTTCAAGTGCTGACACCGGCTCGGGGGGCGACACGGAGCGACACAAGCAGTTTTACGCCGGCATCCAGAAGCTGCCCACGGTCGATGCCACCGTTTTTCGTGGCACCGCATGGAGCCAAGAGCAAATCGACGCCTTAGCTACGGGTTCCGTGCTGGATCTGCGCCATGCGTCGTCTTTTACTATGGATCAGGGAATGGCCCAGATGTACGCGAGGACCACTCAGCGCAGTCAGCAATCACCCAAAGTCGGGGTCGTGTTGAAGATCAAGGCCAAGAGCACCAGGAACGTCTCGGCATACAGCCGATATCCAGACGAGAAGGAGCATGTGCTCTTGAAGGGCACTAAATTGAAAGTGATGAAGATCGGCAAAGATGAGTTTCAGCATATCATGATCGAGGCTACTGAGGTGTGATTATGGACGAAGAGAAAAACAAAAAGAGAATTCAGCGGTACGGTTCGGACGATCTGGAAGATGACTTCACCATCAAAAAGGGCAAGCCGGACAAGGATGAGGACCATGATGAGAACGAAGGCAATGAGGAGGACGACGAATGACCATGATGCTCCGAACACCGAAGGATGATTATGACTTGGGCCCGACGCTGGAGTTTCTGAATTTCCAGCAGGAGTTGGCGCAACTCGCCGTGAAGGATGAGAAGGAATTCCCTCACATCTTCGGGATCGTGGACCTGAACGAAGAAGAGGTCGATTCCGAGTGGCTGAAAGCCTGCGCGGCCGAGGCGAAAGAGGCCCTCAAGTTGTACGGCAAGAAACTATCTGAGCATGGGGTTTGGGTCCTAGGGGAACTGGCCGGACTCGCCAATGAGAAGTGAGTGGCCGAAGGCATTCACCTTCTGATTCGAGGGCAACGGGGTTGGCGCACATGGTGCGGTAAGCAGTACTACTACATCCACACGCTCGAAGGATTGACCGTCCTGTCGAACTGGCTGCGTATCTCCCACAGATGCCCTGAGTGCTTGCGGGTGTACTCTGAATACGAGAAGGAATGCAGATTCAAGGAGACCTGAAAGGGACCGCAATGGACGATGGCACGGTGCTCGATAAGAAGAAAGCCAAAGCCGCCTTCACCGAATCAGAGGCCCAGAAGCGTCCGAGGGACTACGACCGTACTCGAAACCGCCCGGGCGTCCAGTTGGTGAATGTCGCCAAAGTGGGACGGAACGATCCTTGTCTGTGCGGAAGTCAGAAGAAGTTCAAACACTGCTGTATGGCCTGAAAGGAATCGAGGTTGGCACCATGAACGATGTGGGCATTCTGGTATGTCTGGTCTCTATTGTGATAGCCCTGGCCAGTATTCTCGGATTGCTTTGGGCTGTCTTTTTGTATGTAGCACAAATCCTATATGATCGCTGGGAACTCAGGCGCATGAAGAAATAATTCTGGTGAAAAAACATCCACAGTAAATCTTATGACTGAATCCGAAAAATCCTTGACTTCCAGCCAGAAGGCTGACAAGCTATGGTCGAAGCTCAAGGCTCGCGCTGTGGATTTGCAGCACGGTCGCCTCAGTATCGACCTGATTGTCGATGGGGGGCACATCGTGAGAGCGGAAGTGATTTCGCAGCATGAGACCCTGATTGCTGATTGAAGCCTACCGGAAACGGGGGCTTGAAAAACTGAATATCGAGTAGCGACCTACTGTAAGACAGGGGCCTGCTCATAGGTACTCGCGAGAGTGCTTGTGAGCAGGCCCTTTTTTTATGCGCGGAGAACGACATGCCATGTAAACCGACGCCAGGTGAGAAGCAGAGCGACTTCCACAGCCGCTGCATGAAGGCGGCCGTGGGTGAGAAGGGCATGGATGAGGATCAAGCCAATGCCATGTGTTATGCGGCATGGCGGGGGAAAGCGAAAGAATCTGTTTCCGAGTCTTTGCCGCAGCCGAGAGTCTCTACGGGTCCAGCCGTCATCGAGCCGGGTGCGCCCCGCGAGAAGCAGTATGAATTCATCGCCCGGTGCATCAAAGAGGTGAAGGACCGCAATAGCACGATCGCGGATGACGAAGCCTCTGCGATGTGCTTCACCGCCTGGAACAGCCGGTACGAGTCTGTCCATCCGGCCGATGCAATGATTTCCGAGGCGTCCACCTCGGACTGGTCCAAGGTCGATAAATCGAGACTACCCATGGAGTGTTTCCTCTGGGTGGATGATCCTTCCAAGAGGGAGACATGGCGGCTACCCGTCTACGAGGGCGCCGGCGGGATCGATCCGAAAAACGGTTTGTTCAGAGAGAGAGGCGAGATCAACCTCAATGCCCTGCGGCTTGCGCAGGGGCAGAAGAAGGCCCCGGCGTCCGTCAGGGCCCGGGTGGCTTTCCTGCTCAGACAATTCAGTGAGCAGCGATATGAGGTTTACCACGCGCCCGATCTGCAGGAGGGATCCAGCGAGTCCAGGCTGATTGAGGCGATGAAGTTCGACGGCGCCGAGTTCATCGAAGAGGATGGCAAGCGGATCGTCAAGAACGTGGCGATGCTTGGCCAAGTTTCTTCGCATGGCTACGAGTACAAGCAGGAGGGGATGGCCAAGGCCGTCAAAGGGGGTCTCTATGAGGGTGTGAGAATCTTCATCAATCACACGGACCCTGGTCAGAAGCGGGACCTGATGCATCTGGCGGGTGTGTTCCGCAATCCCCGCCACGAGGACGGGAAGGTCCGAGGGGATGCGCATCTGCTCGATGACGCCTACGGCCGCAAGTTCTGGGACATCGCAAAGACCATGCCGGAGGCTGCCGGCTGCTCCCACGTCGCCGATGGAAAGCTCGTTCGGGGTCAGGACGGCAAGCAGTACGTGGAAGAGATCACCAAAGTACATTCCGTGGACCTTGTTGTTCAGGGGGCCACTACCAGAAACGTTTTCGAGGGGGAGACTCCCCCGGAGGACAAATCCATGGACGTCAAAGACATGAAGGCCGAAGACCTGAAGACCGCACGACCCGAAATCGCTCGCACTCTGATTCACGAGGGAGCCGCCTCCCGAGACGAGGAAGTCCAAGCCCTGATCCGTGAAAAGCAGGAGATGGCTACGAAGAATCAGGCCCTCGTCGCCGAAAAGGAAGCTCTCACTAAGAGCGTGGCGAGCATCACCGAAGAGAAAAAGCAGCTTCAGGCCAAGGTCGATGAGATGCAAGTCCAGGAAGCGACGCGCCAGAAAGAAGCGGTCGTGACCAAAGCACTCTCTGATCTGCCCGAGCAAGCCCGCACCCAGACGTTCAAAGACATCTGCATGTCCGTCACCACCGGCACGAACGGCTTCGATATGAAGATTTTCGAGGCCAAGATCGCCGACCTGGTGAAGGACCGCAAGACGCTCTGCGAGCAGACCGGGGTCCGCGGCATGGGCGGGGAACAGCATCGATCCACCACGGTCAGTGAGGCCGAGGCGGACAAGGCCCTGACGCTGTAAATGTGTCTACGAAATCACAGTAATCCGTAGTATCAGCGGAAAGGAATCCCTATGGGACAGAACAGAGAGCGGTACGTTTCGGGACCGCGAGAACTCGTGGAAGTCCCCATTGCTGCCGACACGGTCATCCAGAAGGGTGATCTCGTCTACTTCGATGGGGGCTATGCGGTTCCTGGTTCGAGTTTGGGTGACGCGGGCGATGCCGCAGCCAACCGTGAGAACGGGGCCGACCTCCTCCTCGGCATTGCCGAGACGGCCCATGGTAGCGGAGATGCGGCCGGCAAGATCACCGTCGATGTGTCGTGCGGAGCGATCTTCCAACTGGAGCTCCAGGCGGCAGCCTCGCTGTCGTTCGGGGCCGCACTGGAAATCTACGCCACCGCCACCGCGCCGAGCGCCTACCAGTTCGTTGCGGGGACGACCTCCAAGGTCGCCGTGGCAGCGGAGAGTATTTCCAGCGGTACGGACATCAAGGCGAAGCTCCTGCCCCAGGTCCGACTGCATCGGGCGAACCCGCAAACGTAACCCCTGATTGAAAGGAAACGACTATGAAAGTCGGAGTTTTGCATCGTGATGTGATCAGGGCGTTCGCCAAGAGTTGCGGCAACAACTACGCCTTGATGGAATCAGTCATTCAAAAACGGCTTCACCTGCCGCCTGAGAACGAGAACGCGCTCACGCCGGACAATTTCTCTTTCCGGCAGATCGCCGAGGGCCTGGGCGGGAATATGGACCCGTACTCCCGGCTTCCGGTGTTCACGGAAGCGGTGTCGGCCAGTCAGTTCGCCACGATCGTGGGCGTCCTCGTCAGCGACATCGTCATGGCGGCCTACGCGCCATTCACCAAGGTCATCGACCAGCTTGTGACCAAGTTCACCTCCACTATGGAGACGGACAAAGTCCCCGGGGCCTATATCACGGGCAGCCTGGAGGATGTCAGCGAAGGCGCCGAATACCCTCACACGGCGGACATCAAAGAGAAGTACGTCGAGATCGGCCATGGGAAGCGGGGCCTCATCCTGGACATCACGGATGAGTCCGTTCGCTTTGACCGAACCGGTCTGGTCATGCGGGAAGCCGGCAAACTCGGCGAGCGCATGGGTCGAGATCGGGAGAGCCGGTTCATGAAGCTCATTCAGGATGTGACTAGCTTCAAGGCGTGGTATCCCTCCGGTTCCCAGGAGGACCTGTATCAGAACGCGGCAGGCAGCGCGACCCACACCTACGATAACCTGGTGACGGACGTGCTGACGGACTACACGGACATCAACGCCCTGTGGACCCTCATGCGGCTGATGAAGGACGAGAACGGAGACCCGATCGACATCCGGCCCACTCAGTTGCTCGTACCGGTGACTCTGTCGGTGACTGCGAGGAACATCATCAACAACACGTTCATCTTCGCCGGCACGGTACAGGGAATCGCCAACCCCTTCGCGAACGCCTTTACCGTCATCGACCATCCTGACCTGGATGCCCAGAGCACCACGGCGTGGTATCTCGGTGACTTCAAGCGGCAGTTCCTGGAGAAGGTCGTGATTCCCCCGCAGGTCGTCACCCGGGGCATGAGCGACAACAACGAGGACGGCTGGCGGAAGGACATCGTGGCGAGCTGGAAGGTCCGCTACGACTCCTTGGTCCGCGCAACGGACTATGTCTTCGTCGGCAAGAGCACCGGCGGCGGTTGACAGTAATCAATCCGTCGAATCCTGATGACCGGTCGGGTTCCGGCGGTGTTTCAGGTCGAGGGGCGGCGCGGATTTGTCCGCCCGCCCCTATTTTCTTAGGTGAAGCATGGCTATCGACATAGCAGCCCTGGATGTTGCGATCAATACCCTGGTGACCAATCCGATGCAAAATTACAGCGTTGGGGATAAGTCATTTAGTAGCGGCGATCTCATCAGGCAATTGATGGAACTACGTCGGAATCTCGCTGAAGTGCCAGAGGTTGCACTGGAGCTTCTGACCTTTGACTCGCAGGGTATTGAGCTGAGTGGGCACGATTCTGGTCAGACGTCGATCCCTTTATGATGAGGTCGAGTATGAACAGGTTCAGTCAAGGCGCGTTCGACGGGCCATTTCAGTGCCATGAGACGATTCCAGAGCGTACTGCGTTGAAGGGCAGACTCCTCAGACCACTCCAACAGAGTCTGGGTTCTGCCCGCAAACGTGAGCACGAGAGTGGTTCTGCGGTTGTTGTTCTGTTGTTTATGTGTTGCCCACCGACAATTACCTTTCGAGTATCCCTGACTGTTGTCGATCCTGTCTATGCCATGCCCGGGCGGACACTGTCCCATGTCAGCGAAAAACTGTTCAAAAGAATGCTCCCAAGCCTTGCAGATCGTAATTCCACGGGCCCCATAGTCCTTGAATGCCGCATTGTTAGGGTTACTACACCGTTGTTTCATGCAGAGCCAAGACTTATAAGTGCGAGACTTCCTTTGGCCGTGCGTTCTATTCGCGAGCGATATGGCAGCTTTCTTATTACATCCGCAACTGGCAGTATGCCCGTGCCTGAGATTATCCTGGGACACCTCTATCACATTGCCACAGGCGCATCTACACGACCAATATCTGGTCAGCCTCTGGTTGGGGTGTCTTCTTGGATCAACCTCATTGAGAACGACAAGGCAACCAAACGCTTGCCCGGAGAGATTAAGACGGTTGCGTCTGCCGCCGCTGTATGGCAAAATGCCCTCAGACATGGTGTTTCTCCTTGTAAAACACTGTGTTCAGAGCGACCGTTTCGGGCCGTAATCCCGAGCGGTCGTTCGCATTTTATGAGGGCCGCAGCATGATGTCAATACGATTCCATAGGAAACCGTAGTCAAATGACCACGTTGCTCGAACAGGCCAGAAATGACATGGACTGGTATCTCATTCAGTGGGGCGAGCCCTTGCTGCGGCGACGGGCGGCAGCAGACTTTGATGCTAAGGGAATGGCCGCGGAGTCCTGGTCCGCATCGCTGTCGTTCACTGGGGACTTCCAGACCATGTCCGGCCGTGAGATCGAAGCTGAAGCGAGATTGGAGCATCACAGCGAGTACAAGATCGAGGCCGAATACGACGTGGATGTCACATCGCATGATCGCGTAGTACGAGACGGAGTGACCTACCGCGTGAACAGTACCAGGGATCATGAAGATCACAAGATCATCTACGTAGCCAAGGAGATCCAACAGTGAGCGTAGTGACCGGAGATGTCGAGGTCATCAGGAATCTCTTGTCGCTCAAGAGCCAGATTTTCCGTCGCGTCGTCGAAGCCGTAGAGAAAACCAGCGTTAGGATGGCTAACCATGCAAAAGCAGGGCACGAACACGGGAGCAACCCGCACGCGCGTGATCGCTATGAAAATCAGACAGCGAATCTAACCGGAAGTCTGTTTCCGGGTGGTGCGAGTGGACGGGCTATGCAGTGGGAGGAGTTGAGCGAAGATAGAGTTGTGGGTCTGTTCGGTGTGGCGGCGACTGCGCCTGGAACCCCCCTTAATTACGCTGCGTATGTTGAAGAGCGGTATCCATTTATTTGGCCTGCAGTAGTTGCGAACATAGACTACTTCAAGAGGTCCATAGCAGGTTGTGCTCCAGGTGCACGGGAGGCGACCGAATGAATCTGTCCTATCGCCGTCCCTCCTTTGTTGTAACCGCGCCTCACTTTGGGCAAAGTCAGAGCCTCCTCAATCGTCCATCCGCGATCAAGGCGGTCTCGGACGAGCAGGGGGCTCAGGTTAAACTCTCTGGCCCACTGGGTCATGTTCATTGTCCTGCCATTGTAAGTGATGTTGCGATTTTGCCGGGTATTGTTTGCTTGCTCCGCGCGTGTCGCCCAACGGCAGTTCTCGGGAAAGTAACCAAGCTCGTTGTTCATGCGTTCAAGTGTGTGTCCTTGCTTATAGGATGGTCCCATGTCCTCAAGAAAGTTCCCAAAAGACCCCATCCAGCGGTCACACACCGTAATTCCTCTGTCGCCGTAGTTGTGGTAACTGGGATCTGTGGGGTCACAACATCGCAACCTCATTTTGCACCAGACGTTGTAGATGTGGGTTTTGCTGTACCCGTGACGGAAAAGTGCGGCACTGGCCCGCTCTTTTCTCAGGCAGCCACAACTGTGGGCACCATTCTTCGCTCGCCACAAACTGTGTCCTACGACAACCAACCGTTTCCCACAGTCGCACTGGCAAAGCCATCTGTGGGAGCCATTAGGGCTTCTGGAGACTTCATAAAGTGCCATGAGCTTGCCAAAACGCATGCCAGTAACGTCATACGCAGGCTTGCCGCCTCGGCGATGTGGGGTTATAATGGGCTTCAGCATGGTCTATCCTTTCAATCTCAAGACCGTGTTACGAGCGACTGGCGGCTACATCCGTCGGTCGCTCAACTTATTCTAACCCGCCTACGGTATACATGTAAAGCGTATCAAGAAAGAAACCGCTGAGGCAGCGAAACCAAGATGACGGAAACGAACGGTCAACTGAATTGTCTCCGCTGCGGTCACTGCTGCATGACGCTGTTCCTGGCGTTGGCGAACATTCTAGCCGACGCGGACGACGTGCGGGAGAAGTGCAGCGGCGAACGTGAATTCATCACGGCTCGGCAGGTGGAAACCCTGCAAGACTATTTCGATCGCTGGATCAAGAATCCGGGCACGTGGGCGAAGTGAGACGGTAAGGAACGTTCGGGGGCATGGAAATAAGGGCAAGTAGATGAAAGGAGAATTTATGAAGAAGGTGATCGTATCTCTGTTCGTTTTGTCTTGTCTGGCGGGTGCTGTCATGGGCCAGACGGTTACGATGGAGTTCCTCGACAAGATCAAGGCGGCGAACCCGCAGGACCGGTGGATGCCGTCGGGAATGATCGAGTTCACGATAGACCAGATCTGCAACGGGCATGACGAGCAGTATTCGTACACCATGTCCGGCACGCTTAGTTTCAATAAGGATCATGCCCTGTTCGAGCGCCACATAGTCAACGGCGAACCGCTCAAGCCGAAAGTCCCAGGCGCTGTTATTGCTCCATCCCCCGATGAGCTTCGTCTGGGCAGGGATATGTTCGCATCTGTGGGCCCGGACAGCTATGCGTCCTACAACTCCGGCTCATCTGCCGTGCTAGTTCGTAGGGACGGTCTGATTAAGGCAGACAACTTCTCTATTTTGAACGGAGGCGTTTTGACGGCGGCGTTATTGTCGAGCGTAGATGAAACGAACTCGAATCTGCTCGGGAACGTTCTCCAAGCGGACGTGAGCCCCGGTATTACTTGGAAGATCACCAAGGACGGCGACGATAGAATCGTGTCGTTGACTCAATATCGAAAGGACTACGAGCAAACGCATGAGATGTCACGGCATGTGCAGATTGATGGGAAATGGCTGCCGCAGGATATAATGGTTCGTGAAAACACAACGGGAGGGGAACAGTTGTCCTACATGAAACTTCATTTCAATCCAGGCAATCCATCCAACGAAGAGTTGGCGATCGTTCCATCCGAAGGGGTCAGGGTGCTTGAGGTATCGGCAGATGGTTTCGTACGTGCGCTGTCAAGTCGTGCGGATTCCGTAATGTCACAGCATCGCAAATTGATGGTGCTTCACCAGTATTCTTGTGACTCTGCCGGCTATCCGGCCTTTTTCCACAACGGGTGCTGTAGCCCATCTTGCTACGGGTGGGTGGCGCAGGGCATACACTGGCATCCGTGTAGATATGTCAGCAATTGGGTGTTTACGTGTACTGCCGAGTATTACACGGTCCAAACGGTCTGGGAGCACTGCTATTCGATCCCTTACCCGCCGCCGTATTGTCAGGAGTACAAGTGCTACATAGATGGAACGCGATGGATCGAGTATGTGGGTCTTGCCTGTGATATCGAGCAGCATTAGGACATTGAATTGTCAGGGGTTTTGCCATGATGATATCTAGTGTCGTTCTGGCCGAAGAAATCAAGTCGGACGAACGCTTCATTGGCCGCGATCCGGCAGCGTGGGACTCCGAGATCCGCCGGCTGACGGTGGACGCCAAGTTTGATGAAGATCTGGCGGTCCTCGTGAAACAGTACGCGCGCAAGGTCTCGATGATCCGCGAGCGGCTCGACGGCGACTGGAGCGTGACGATCCACCCGGTCCGCGAGGACGGAAAGCGGCGGACCGTCGAGGAGATGGGCCGGCAGCTCGTGGAGGAGTTGGGCAAGATCACGGACAAGGAAGGCCGTCTGATGAACAAACTCGCCTGTTGCCTCAAGGAGCAGGAGTTTCGCAAGAGCGGAGTCGTCGTTCGGTTCCCCCACCATACCGACTACTACTGCGATTACACGAACGGAAACGACACCAACGACGGACTCGGTACGGGTGCCGGCAATGCCTGGAAGACTCTTGGCAAATATACTTCGGTCACGGTTCGGACGGCCGGAGACCGACTGTTCGTCCGGGCGAACCAGACGCACACCTACAACGCGGCCGATATCACGTTCGATGAGGATGGCACGGTCGATGCCTATATCAGCATCATCGGCTGCGACGCCACGACGAACGATCCCTGGGCGGACGACTCCGATGTGAAGCCGATCATCGACTTCGCGGACGCCGCGTACCAATTCGACGTCAATGGCGACGAGTTCTGGTGGGTCGAACGGCTCCTCATCAAGCAAAGCGCCGATCTCGCCGGGGCCTTCTCTATCCAAGGCTCTCGTGGATGGCACCTGGTGGACTGTGATTTCAAGGACAGCGGAGCGTCGTCTGCGGAATTGCTCGCCGTATTCAGCGGAGCCGTCGTATGGTGTGACGGCTGCACCTTCGAGGATGGCTGGAACATTGCGATTGCCATGACTCAAGCCATTCTCCACATGAAGGACTGCACCATTGATGCAGGGTCCGTCCGGGGCACCATATACGGATTGTACGCGATATACGGCGGTATCGCCTATTGCGATAGCTGCTCTTTCTGCCCGACGAACGGATTCACGGGCGGAGCGAACATTTACGTGCGATGGGGTACGGCTGTTTACCTGCGGAATTGCAGCTTTGGCGTGAACTCGACCATGCTCATCAACTCCTATTCCGGCGGGTTCATCTACTCCGAAGATCACGATGGGACATTCGAGTCCCAGATCACGTTCATGTTCGAAGGTACGATAGAGCGCGGCACGAGCAGTCCTCGGTCAGGGGGTGCGGACTCTTACGCCCGAATGTCCCCGAATTCGAACTGCGGTCCGGGCGATCCGCTGGTGCTCGGGATGGGTATGGCGGGCTTTTCAGCCATATGGCTCGGCAGCGGCGTGGAAAAGACGGTCACGGTCTACGCGAGAGTGGCATCGGCGTGGGACTCCGCCTTGACGGCCGCAGAAGCGTACCTCAAGGCGTCTTATCTGAGCAACGGGGCATCTGCCGCGAGGACGGAGGTCACATCGACTCAGCAGATCGCCAACGATACGACGTGGACCGCGTTCACCGTGACTTTCACGCCCGCCCGAGAAGGATGGGTCTATCTGTGGTTCCATCTGGAGGAGTTCGAGGACGCGACGGAATACGTGGACGTGGATATCTTGCCCGTGGTTAGCTGATGGCCAAACAGGAATGGATTCTCGGACAGCCCGTTCAGACCTATACGACCTATGAATGGGTCCTGGGCTTGCCGTTCGTCCTTTTTGAGTCCGCGTCGTGCCTCGTCTCGGTTGCGGATTCACTGGACGTTGGCGACGCCGCGGGCGCAGCCTTGGATGCGTTCGAGGCCGCAGTCGCCGACGGTCTGTCCCTCGCCGAATCGCTCGGGACGGAGGCGAATGTCGTCCTGGAAGTCTCCGATGGCCTGGCCGTTGCGGAGGCTACGGCGGTAGAGATGAATCCGCTTCTGGCGGCAGTTGCCGAGGCGATTGGGGTTGCCGATGCCGCCGAGCTTGAGATGCCCCTGCTGCTGGCGGAAGTGGCGGATGGGATCTCGCTGGCCGAAGCTCTCGTGGCCGGGGTTGAATACGTCGCCTCCGTTGAGGATGGGATCAGCCTTGCGGACGCCGTAGAGGCCGGCCTGTCGCTGTACCTGGCTGAGGTTTCGGATTCTATCGGCCTTGCCGAGTTTGGGACAGCCGAGATCGACGTCCTGGCAGTCGAGGCCGCTGATGCGGCGGGGCTTTCCGATACCGTCGTTTGCACCACCAGCATCGCGGCCACGGCCGCAGACGCTGTTGACATCACCGAGGCGGCCGTGATAGAGACGACGCCTCTGCTGGTGACTGTCGCCGAGAGCATGATACTGGCGGATGCGATTGCGGCGGAGGCAATGCCGCTGCTCGTGGCCGTATCCGATACTATTGATCTTGCGGAGGCGGAAAGCGTCAATGTGACGGTTCTGGCGGCAGTGGCGGACAGTATCGCCGTCAGTGATGTGCAGGCGGTCGAGATAGACCCCCTGATTGCCGTCTCGCTTGACGCCGTTGGAATCACCGATTCCGAGACGGTGCAGATCACGCCGCTGCTGGCCGTTCTATCCGATTCCCTAGGTGTGGCAGAAACTCTGGCGGCAGATACGAGTATCATTGCCGAGGCCGAGGACGCGGCACAGGTAGCCGAGGTCGTCGCCGTCCAGGTCACGCCACTGCTGATTGCCGTCACGGATGCCTGCGAGATAGCGGACGGTCCGATACTGGAAATGCCCGTACTGGAAGCGGCCGTTGCCGATACGGCCGCGCTTGCGGAGTCGATCGTCACCGGGACGGGCATCGTTCAAGAGGTTGCCGACGGCATAGGACTTGCCGATACGGCGGAGGCGCGTCTAAACGTACTCATGGTTGGCGTCCAGGATTCCGTCGATATCGCCGATGCCGCCGCCGTGCAATTGCCCGTTCTCTTGGTGCAGACTACGGAGGCTATAGACCTTGCGGAGGAAGCCGCCGCCGCCGTTGACCGTATCGTTGAGGTTGCGGACGGCATCGGATTGGCGGAAAGTGCGGCTGTTCAACTTTCGGCCTTGCAAGTCTTTGTTTCGGACGGCCTCGGGCTCAGTGAAACCAGCGCGGTTCTCCCGAGCGTGGCCCTGACGGTCTCGGATAGTGTTCAACTGACCGACGCGGCCAATGTGCAGCTCACGACGCGGCTCGTGGCAATTCAGGATTCTCTGGCGCTATCGGATAGCCCCCTGATCGAGATCGCGGTCCTGGAAACCGCCGTTCAAGAATCTTTGGGCGTGTCAGAGTCGGTTGTCAGCAGTACGGGGCTTGTGGCGCAATCGCAAGAGGCCATCGGGATCTCGGATGCCGTCAGTATCAATCTGGACAATTTCCTGGTGAGTGTCTCGGATGCAATTGGGACCTCTGATACTCCGCTGGTGCAGCTATCCGCCTATCTGGTGAGCGGCACAGACAGCATTAGTGTCTCGGAAGCCGTCGAATCTGCTTCCGGAATAGCTTTGATTGTCTCTGATGCTGTCGGATTGTCGGATGCAGTCCTGCTCCAGACTAATCCCGTGCTTGCGGTTGTCGCCGACACCGTCCAGTGCTCCGAGGCCGCCTCAGCCGAAATGCCGATCCTTGAGATTTTCGCAACGGACAGCGTCAGTTTGGCTGATTCTACCACGATCGGCGCGGAGTGGGTCCTGACGGTCGCTGACGGCATTGGACTAGGCGAAGCTGTCCTTGCTGAAGCATCTCCGCTGCTGCTGAGTTGCCTGGATAGCGTCGGCCTGACAGATAATAGTGTTACTCAGGCTACGCCACTGGAAATCAGCGTTTCCGAAAGCCTGAGTCTCGCAGAATCAGCAAGCATCATACCCAACTATGCTCTTCAAGGGCTTGATTCTATTGGTCTTACGGATTCCGTTCAGGCCCAGACCACATCCATAAGCACTACAGTTTCGGACGGAATCAGTGTTTCGGATCAGGCGGCGGCCGAGATCAGCCATTTCCTGCCGCTTGCGGTTGATTCTCTGGGGCTTTCGGATGCTGCCTTTGCGATCCTGAGCAACTTCACTGCGAATGTGTCCGATGCTGTGGGGGTTTCAGATGCTGCCATCGTCCGGATCGGGATGCTTGAAGCCGCGGTTTCCGAGGGGATTGGGATTACTGATTCGCCGGCGGCAGAGCTTCGGCTGCTCTCGGTTTTGGCCGCAGAGCAAATCGGCGTCCAGGATGAGAACGTAGCCCTCCTGCCGAAATTACAAATAAGCGAGACAGATGGACTTGCATTATCTTCGCAGTGTGTGGTATCGTGTACGCTGATTCCGGTGCTGCCGGTTGACGTGGCGGACGGAATCGCAGCGGCCGACTCATTGACCTGTGAGTTGATGCCGTTGACCGCCGAAATATTCGACCTGGTGAACCTTGCCGATTCCTCGATGATGAGGACCTCAGTGTTTGAGGTCACCGCGACTGACACAATTGGGATACTGGACGCCCCTTCGGCATATGTGCTGTCGGCGCAGGCGTACCTGTACTTTGTCACGCTCAAAAGGCGTAGATGAGAAAGGACGGATATGAAAAAGAGAACGAAAGTGCGAGAGCCGGTTTGCACCATTGGCATCAAGGGGTTCTTCCGCGTTCAGGTCGTGGACAAGAAGACCCGCAAGGTCGTGGGCGACACCGGGGACATCCCGAACCAGATCACCAACTACGGGCTGAACAATTGCTTCCTGGCCGCGCCCGCCAAGGCCGCGGGTTCCGTCCAGATCGCCGGCGCTATGCTCGGCAACGGAACGAATCCGGCATCGAATGCCGTGGCGTTGCCGGGTTCTAACACCGACTACTACAGCACGGTCGGCACGGCGCTGAACGACAGCACGCAGGCCCAGTTCACGCAGAGCTTCGACGGTACGCTGGGCGCGGCCACGATCGCCAATATCGGCCTGTTCGCCGCGTCAAGCGGCACGATCATCTGCGGCAAGACGTTCGCTTCCTCTGCGGTCGCTACGAGCCAGGACGTGAACGTTACCTACAACATCAACTACACGACGAGTTGATAACTACTATTTCGTAGTGTATAGTACGGAGCGACTATGACACCGCACGGGTACAACCGCGCCTTGTTCGGGAAGATGTCCGGCGTAAAGCTCGACGTCGGCTGCGGCCCGAACAAGCAGAAGGGGTGCATCGGGATCGACCGACTGAAGCTTCCCGGCGTGGACATCGTTCACGACATTCAGAAGTTTCCCTGGCCGGTCCCGAGCGACGCCTGCACCATGATTGTCATGTGCCATATCTGGGAGCACATCGAGCCCAAGTATCGGTTCAAGCTGATGGACGAGCTCTGGCGGATATCGCGCTGGGATGGACAACTATTTCTCTCGGCGCCGTATGCCAACTCATTCCTGGCCAACGCGCACCCGGAGCATTATCTGTGCCCGAACGAAGCCACATTCCAATTTTTCGATCCCGATTATACACTTTATATCAACGGGGCCTATGGCATGGTGAAGCCTTGGAAGATCATCCGTAACGACGCGAATTTCACCGGCTGCATCGAAGTGATTTTGGAACCCCGCAAAGACAAGAGCGGCAAGCCAACTTGGAAGAAACCGCAATAGACCCGAAAGGAACCGCATGTCTTCGGAACGATCACTACTGAGAGACGAGGCGATCGTGGGAATCACCGACAAGAAGAAATCTCCACCGACCGCGCTTGCCGCCATAGATGAGGCGATTCTGCGCATTGAGGCCAAGAGGGCGGAGCGAAATAAACGCTATGTACTGCCCATGAGCCCCGATTCAATGGCCAAGATGGCAGAGCAGTGCGGATTTGACCAGACCCTCTCCATGCTGATTGACTTGCGCGAGGAACTTTCCAGTGACTAAGAAACCCAAATCCACAGAGGATCAGGCACTACCGCCGATGGCTTGGCTGATGCTGTTTCTTGACTCTGTTCGCTCTGAGTTGCGCCTGGAAGGTAAATGCGAAATGGCTGACAAGATTCGCGAGAATACAATAGTCGCTGGTTTCAAGGCGAGAGATGTATCTATCAAAGACCTTCAGGAATGGCGCGACGGTCTGCGTCAACGCAGGAATATGCCCAATGCACCGCTTTGGGAATTGGAGATGATGTAAATGACGGCGCAGAAGAAACCTAAGTCAATCGAGGAGCACCCCGCTCCCAACACCACGATCATCAAAAGCGGCGTCGGCGGGAACCCCCGAAAGCGCCTCATGATCGCGACCCCCACTCTTGGAAATATCCGAATCGAGTGGGCCATCATGCGCTATGGGCAGGTTATTCCGTGCAATTGGTCGTCCGCCGACGTCAGTATCGGGGCTGGCTTCACGGTCCCGATGCACTATCTCGTTGCGGACGCGCAGAATCTCGCGACGGAGGATATGCTCCAAAAGAACTTCCAATGGCTCCTGCTTTGGGAAGACGACGTCGTTGCGCCGGCGGATCTGTTCACGCGGATGGATGAATATATCATGGAGGAGGACATTCCCATAGTGAGCGGACTGTACTTCCTCAAGGCCCCGCGGTCTGAGCCGCTTGTCTATCGGGGCACAGGCAACCGCTACTTCCGGGATTTCACAATCGGCGAGCGGTTCTGGGTGGATGGAGTCACTACGGGGATGCTGCTGATTCACCGCTCGATCCTGGAGACCCTATGGAATGACTCCAAGCCGTACAAAACCATCGGGGAAAGAGTCACTCGCAAAGTGTTTGAAACCCCATCCACGATGGTAACGGACCCCATGACGGGTCAATGGAACCGGCGAACGGGCACTTCCGACCTGGAGTTCTGCCGGCGCGTCATCAAAGAGAACGTCTTGAAGCGCGCCGGTTGGCCGGAAATCGCCAAGAAACAGTATCCCTTCCTGGTGGACTCGAACCTGCTCTGCCGCCACATCGATCTGAACACCGGCGCGCAGTTCCCAACTGAGGATGTCCTGAGCTTCTACCGTTTGTCCCCCGCAGAGCGAACGAAGCGACGAAGGAGTCGATGATGCAATCCTTCACGGCCGCACAATCGAATACGATGTATGCCGACATGGTAGCCAAGGCGAACGGCGACCCCATTACATCGGGAACCGTGAATTTCTATCTCATGGCGCTCACGGGTGCCAATGTCGGCAAGTGGTACAATGCATCAGGAGGCACATGGTCCGCGACTGAGGCGATCGCGGGAACGGGAACTCATCAAGCGGACGGACACTGGACAGCCAGTATTCCCGCGGGGGCATGGGTTACGGGAGTCAGGTACAATCTCTACGCGAAAGAGTCAGGCAACCTGCACATCGCATGTTCCGAAGAGGTCTCGGAACCGTCTCTGGCCGCAACGAGCATCCGCACCGAGAGCACGGTGATTCAGGACTAGTATGGCGACACTGAGATTCACAACCCAAGTCAATGACGCGGCGCACGATGTGGACAGTGTTGTCCTTTGTGACCCCACGAGCACCTTTGGCCTGAAGCGGGATGACACCGGGGCAATTGTTGTGGCGGCCAATACGCCCATGACTCGGACGGCCCTTGGTACATATGAGTACGACTTCACGGAACCGAGTGACGGCATTGAATACACCTATTGGGTCAAATGGACCTACAACGGCGAGACGAACTACAATGAGGTCGTCTACTACTCGCCGGCTGCGCGTGTTCCGGGCGGGGCGACCCTCATGCAGGCCGTCTATCAGATTCTCGTGGGGGACGCTGAGGATGCATCGGCGGGCAAACTCGGCGATCTGCTCGGATACGATGCGGTGACCAAACCGCGCTGCGTCTTCTACGCCTATCCACCAGTGCAAGTGAATACCCCCGTGATCACGTATCGGATCAATGGGGAAACGGGCTGGTTCCCCAGGAGCATCTTTCTGGATGTGACGGTCTGGGGCGGAGACTGGCGGGCCATTCAAGATCGTGTCTATGCCCTGCTCAATGAGCGGCTACAGGTCGCCACTACCGACTGGCTGGTAAAGGGGATTCTCTATGAATCCTCGGGGCCGGAGTTGTGGGATGAGAATCTGAAGTGCTACTTCCAGCGGGCGAGGTACAGAATTGTGACGATCCGAGCCTGAGACTCTTCTCGAAAATCCCCGAAAATTTCCCTTGACAGGTCCACTACGAAGCCGTAGGACAACGGAGGATACTTAACGGGAACCGGTATGCTGCGCAACGACAACCATATGCCCCGACGACGATCATTTGATTCCGCACCTCGGATTGCGCAGCGGTCGTATCGTCGGGGCACCTTTTTTCTCAAGGAGGAACCATGAAGAAGATTCCCCTCACGCGGGGACAGTTCGCCCTTGTGGACGATGAGGATTACGAGTGGCTCATGCAGTGGAAGTGGTGTGTATTGAAATCCAAACACACCTGCTACGCTATGCGTCAGCAACGAATCAGTGGGAAGCCTACGTTCATTTTCATGCATCGCCAGATTCTCGGGTTGAAACCTGGAGACAGGAGGGACGTTGACCACATCAATCATAATGGCCTTGACAACCGCAGGGATAATATCAGAGATGTAAGCCACCAAGAGAACACTTTCAATAGTAACCCAAGAGGCTACTGCTGGAATCGTCATATCGGCAAGTTCGCGGCTCAAATCGTACTGAACGGTCGTCAGCATTTTCTGGGGTATTTCGATGATAGGAACAACGCACGTGCTGCCTATCTTGCCGCCAAAGCTGAACTCCACAAGATCGGGGGTGTTTCGTGTGTGGCATAGTGCTTGAGGCTGGCAGTCGTCGGTTCGTTGAGCCTGATACCACTGTGGTCAAACAGATGGCCGACACGATCATCCATCGAGGTCCCGATGACTACGGCGACTTCTCGATAGTGGGCAAAGACTGGGCCGTCAACATGGCCATGCGAAGGCTTGCAATCATCGACCGGGAGGGCGGCCGGCAACCCATGCATACCGGCAAGGTCGATCTGGTGTTCAATGGTGAGATTTATGGGCATCGCAGGCTCCAGCACAATCTGAGTGTTGTCGGCGTGCCATTCAAGACTCACTCGGACACAGAAGTGATCGGTCGCTTATGGGACAGGGAAGGGGTATCCTGCCTCGACCAACTTGATGGGATGTTCGCCATAGGTATCTGGGATAGGGCGACACAGACTCTTTATCTTGCTCGGGACCGCCTCGGCAAAAAACCCGCCTACTATTGGTTTGATGAATCGCGCAACATCTTCGTGGTGGGTTCGGAGATTAAGGCAATCCTGGCGCACCCGCGATACCACAAGGAGATCAATCCCGAAGGGCTGTACCACTATCTCTCTCTCCAGTACGTTCCTGAGCCTCAAACCGCATTCAAGGGCATCGTGTGTGTGCCGGCGGGTCACTACGTTGCCTATCGGCCGGCGGAGGGCAAGCTCGATGTCGTGAAGTGGTGGGGGCCGCGCCCGAATGATGGGGACACGGACATAGGCGACAGATTCACCGTGAAAGTCCGGCAAGTCGTGAGCGAGGCCATCGCCTGCCGCCTTGAGTCCGATGTCCCCTTGGGCGTCTATCTCTCGGGTGGAGTGGATTCCGCCATCATCGCCGCCGTCGCCAAGCAGCACCTGAAAGAGCTTCATACCTTCTCCATGGGGTTCGCGGAAAGCTCCTACAACGAGTTGCCCCTAGCAAAGCAGACTGCGGAGTATCTGGGTACGATCCACCACGAGGCGATCGTGCAGCTTCCGCAACTGCCCGAGATGGCGCAGAGGATCGTAGATCAGTACGACCAGCCGTTTGGGGACTGCTCTGCGATTCCCACAATGCTTCTGGCAGAGGAATCAAAGAAGTACATCACGGTCGCCTTGACGGGGGATGGTGGGGATGAGGCGTTCGGCGGGTATGAGAGATACTGGGTCTATGACGGCAAGGCAGGGATCGTGGGATACATTCCCTGGCTCTCTGTCATGCCGTTCCGCGTCGTCAACCATATACTCGATCCGGAGTTCGCAAAGTCCATCATCGGCCCGCATACGTTGGGCTGGATGTTTCAGCAGGCCGCCATGTTCCCTGGCAATGACTTGCTGAATCAAATGATGTGGCTAGATACGAGGACCTATCTGCCCAATGACATCATCGTCAAGATGGAACGCGCAAGCATGGCCGCGAGCGTGGAGGCGCGTTGTCCGTTCCTGGATCATCGGGTCATTGAGCTGGCGCTGGCGATTCCTAGTTCCCTCAAGATCGCAGGCAACACCGGCAAGCTCATTCTGAAAGACGCTTTCCGGGACATGGTCCCTCTCTCCGTCCTTCTGAGGCCCAAGCGAGGATTCAGTGTGCCGGTCGGGGAATGGTTCCGCAGCGAGATCGGGCGCCAGATGCTCGTGGACATGACGACGGACTTGAACTGGCCCTGGGCAATCCTGGACGGCCCCAAGGTCGCCTCTGTGCTCGATGCGCATCTCAAGGGCCAGACGAACATGGGCCATCCGATATGGCTGATCCTGATGTTGCACCTTTGGATGCAGAGGAATTTTGGTTGAGGAGTCAATCTATGTCCTTGCTGTATGTGCAGATCGCAACCCTCGTCATCGTTGTTCTGAATTTCATCTTGATAGTGGAAAAGTCCAGATAAGGAGACCTGGGGTGAGGGTGTGTTTATGCGTTTCAATCTCAATGAAGCTTTCGAGAAGTTCCTTGATCTTACCGAGATATTCTGCTGGTTGTGGCTATGCTGCGTTGGATGGATCCTTATGCTTGGGAGTCTCGCACTTGCCATCTATGGCGTTATGCGTTTGATTCTGTGAAGGGGACCTGAAATGTCAATGAGTACGCATGTTGTCGGGTTTCGACCGCCCGACGAGAAGTGGAAGAAGATGAAGGCCGTCTGGGATGCCTGCGAAGCGGCAGGAGCGAAGATACCGGACGAAGTGAGCGACTTCTTCGATGGCGAAGAACCGGATGCTCGCGGCGTTGAAGTTGATTTAGAAGAATCCGATGTGGCCAAGAAGTGGAGGGATGATGGTCGCGAGGGTTTTTAGATCGAGATTGCCAAGCTCCCGGCCAATATCACCCATGTCCGGTTCTACAATAGTTACTGACAAGGAGACCTTACCATGCAAGACCAAGCGATTCGTGCCGGTAGAATCCTGCAAATCCATCGGGATGGGCATCGCTTTGAATTGAGTCCAGATGTGGACGACTGTATGTTCGCCTGCATCGACCATCAAGGGGTTGGCATGAGTGTGCGCCTCAATCCCGCAGATCGGGCCCTTATCAAACAGTGGATGGAAGAAAGTTTCGAGGACAAGTCCATGACCAACGCATCGAAGTCCTCACCACATCATCCAGCGTACCAATGCCCATTCTGCCAACTGAATACCGCGGGCGAGCACGAGACGAAGTGCCCGAATCACCCGCTGAGTAATCCGCAGATCAAATGGATTCCCAACAGCCCTGTCGGCTGGGTATGTCCTCTCTGTGGCCGGAGCAATTCACCTTCTACGAGCGCCTGCCCCTGTTATGTGGACCGACACCCTATCAAAGTATCAGACGTTGTCCCCCTCGTGGAATCCACTAGCCCCAAAGACTAACTAGGAGTATGACCTATGAAAACACCGCAAGTAGATGTCCTGAAGGAAAGACGATGCGTTCTTCTGCATGTCGATACACAGGCGATTCTGGCCGTTTTACAAAACGCCTGCGGGCATGAGACCATCCAGCTTCCTCGATGGAAAGAGATTCCGCCAGATGCTGTGGCGACGTCGGTAAAGTATGTGCCTTTCGACGATTGCTTCTATATTCGCATCTATCACCCGAGTTTTGCGCCAACGGCAGAGGGCGCGAGGTTTCCCGTTGTTGAACCCGAACAAGGTAAGCCCGTGTCCATTCCACGGGAACTTTGCGTGACCCCGGTGACGATCGATCGCAGCAAACGTCACCCTGGATTTGAGAGTGGCGAGGTTGACTACGATCCATACAAGGAGTGACCATGAGACTCGTCTCTTGCTACAAGGTGCTCGCCGCCAACGATCAGACCAACGGCGGAGTCGGCCAGGGTGGGGGCAACTACTGGACCGACGCCTATGGTATCGCCCTTCAGCAGCAGATCGCGAAGGAGCTTGGCGCAGAGATCGTTCTCTCGCCGAGACCCCACGGCGCCAACAGCTTTGACGGTGGGGACTACGATCCCCCGGAAGGAACGGCGGACATTGCCTACGTGCAGCTTTTCGAGTGCCCGAAGCGGCGCCCGGCCGATTTCGTGTGGACCGCGATTTCGGACTACATTGGCGTCTATCGGCAGCCGTTCGAGGTCTTCCTTGAAAAGGTCAAGCCGAATCTGGTTCTGAGCCTTCAGTATCCTCTCGATCCGCCAGAGAGAATCGCAACCGTGCCCCAGCTCGGAGTCCTGCCGAATCTTGTGGTGCAATGTGCAGCACATAACTGCCGAGTGGTCTACCTGCCCTGGTTCAACGTCAAGAACATCACCGAGTACAACCCGAACAAGACCATTGCCGGGATGTGCACCGGCAAGATGTCGGGGACGTATCCATTCAGGGATGCCGTGTGGAAGTACCTCCGGAAGATGAATCGGCCGGACATTGTTCTCTCCGGCAACCCAACAGGCAGTACGTTCACACTGTCCGATGAAGAGTATCGTCACGCGCTGGCGCGCACTCGCTACTACTTCAGCGGCGGCATCTATGACCTTCAGATTCCCCCCAAGTTCTACGAGGTCTGCAACCACGGCGCCTGTCTCGTCAGTCATCACATGCCCCTGATGGTGGCCAGCGGATTCATTCCGGGTGAAACCTATGTCGAGATCGAGAGCGTGAACCAGATTCCGATGGTCTTGGAATCGGACGCATGGAAAACTATCGCGCCGGCCGCACAGAAGATGGTCCACGAAAAGCATTCGCTGGAGCAGCGAGCCAGGGACATCGTGGATGTTTACCGCGAAATGACCGGCTGGGGACGTTATTACGATCCGTGAAGGTATGTCGGGAGATGACAGGAGCATGACCATGCCTATTGGCCCAGTCACCCTACAACTGAGAATCATCATGAATGCCGATGCCAAGAGCGTCAAGAGGCTGGCTAGAGATGTTGAAGCCCTCTGTGACTTGGTGCCGGAGTGGAATCAGATGGAGGCTGACGAAATCAAATCCAGAATTGGCAGGCGAATCGCCAAGTGGATCAAGGCAAAGCAAGTCGAGTGACAGGAGCGCGAATATGATCTGCTGCTATTGCTTCAAGAAATTGCGGTTCTGGCAGAAACACGATGGTTGCTCCCATGATCGCTGCCGGAAGATATGGGGCGACGGTTATGACGTGGCGTGGAACCTAGCGAGAGAGACCTTGTGGCTATGGAATCTGCCGGACCTGAATGACCTACGGCGTTCCAGGATTGGGGTCGAGAGTTCAGACAAAGAGTTTTACGAGAAGCAGGCGCAACTGACTCGCATGATCCAAAAAGCCTACACCGAGCCAACAGTCGAGAACGGGATGCTGGCAGAGGGTGAATTTACCCCAAAGGAGAACCCATGATCTTAGTCACCGGAGCAGGCGGCTTCATAGGCGGATACTTGGTGCAGCACTTTTGCAATCGCGTTCTAGAGACTGGCTGGTCGATCCGGGCAGTCGATAAAAAACCCCTCGCGCAATGGCATCAGCGACACGATGACTCCGGCGTTGAATGTCTCTGCTTGGACCTGACGGACCTGGAGAACTGCCGGCGCGCGTGCGAAGGGGCCACGGAGGTCTACCAGCTCGCTGCCGATATGGGCGGAATCGGCTTCATCGAGCGATTCAGGATCGAGTGTATGCGGAGCGTGCTGATCAACGTACATATGCTTGAGGCCGCCTACCGCGCAGGAGTGGAGCGGTACTTTTTTTCAAGCTCGGCCTGCGTGTACTCTACGCTGCTTCAGCAGAATCCGAACGCCACGGCTCTGAAGGAGTCCGACGCCTATCCCGCCATGGCAGAGAGAGGCTACGGCTGGGAGAAACTCTACACGGAGATGCTCTGTCGAGAGTACTGGCATGAGCGGGGAATGAAGACCTTCATCGCGCGTTTTCACAACTGTTTCGGACCCAATGGCTCATGGAACGATGGTCGTGAGAAGGCACCGGCTGCCATCTGCAGAAAAGTGAGCGAGGCGAAGCGAAGCGGCAAGCATGAGATCAAAATCTGGGGCGATGGCCGGCAGACCCGCAGCTTCATGTACATCGATGATTGTGTCGAGGGCATCGACCGGATAACTCGATGTGACAAACTGATCGCCACGCCGGTCAACCTGGGCTCGACGGAACTTGTGACGATCAATGACCTTGTCACGATGACCGAGGGCTTCGCGGGGATCAAGCTGGAACGGACATACGATCTTGACGCCCCGAAAGGCGTAGGCGGCCGCAACAGCGACAACACGTTCATCAAGCAAGTCCTCGGCTGGGAACCCAACACGCCTCTGTGTGAGGGTTTGAAGAAGACCTATACATGGATCGCCAAACAGGAAGATCGAACCGTAAACCTTGAAGGGAAATACCATGAATAAGAGAAACTGTCTCGTATTCGCTGCTGGCCTGATCCTGCTGGCAGGAGTCTGCGTGGCGGGACTCCTGCCAAAGGCCATATTCACGGCCAAGGCACCGGATGTGAACTGCCTGGTAGTCGTCGTGGATCCGCTCGCTAGTCCGTTTCCGATTGATCAGGCGAAGATCGTCGGCATCCTCTTGAAGCCGGCCGAGGCGAGGGCTGGCAAGTGGAACTACAGTATCGGCGCGTGCGACCCAGAGGGCGATCCATTTTTCGTCGAGTTGACACAAGGGCCAGTGGGATTCACTCTTGCGGCGGACAACACGGCGGGCAAACTGGTCCTGAGTGGGGATTTGCCGCGGGGCGTGACGTATTTCTACCTGCGAGCGGTGGACACGCCCGGTACGGTGACGGACCCATGCGAACAGACGTACACATTGGCAGTCAATGCCACAAAGCGACCGAACAAGTGGCCCATCCTTCGGTGGTTGTTCTAGTGAGCAAAGTGATACAACGTCAACATCATTTGTACACCGGAGAAACCCAAGTGAACAACAGTACACTGAAACCAGAGCTTCTGAAGCGATACGCCGGCAATCGCCGGATTTTCATTGAGACAGGGACCGCCAAAGGGGAAGGTCTGCAGAACGCCATCGAGCATGGCTTTGAGAAACTCTACTCCATCGAGGCGAATCCCGACGTCTATCAAAGAGCATTTGAGCGATTCGCAGGGAACTCCAGCGTCGAAATTCTATTGGGGGATGGGGGCCAGGTGCTCAAGGGACTTCTTCGCTACGTCGAGGAACCAGCGGTCTTCTGGCTGGATTCTCACTGGTCAACCGGCGAGGCCCCACTGGAACAAGGCGTCAGTCCATGTCCTCTGCTGAATGAGTTACGCGCCATTGCGGATCATCCAGTGAAAGATCATGTGATCCTCATCGATGACATCCGCTACTTCTGGCTGGGGATTCCCCAGTGGCAGAAGGTCACAGTTACCCAGATTGTCCAGATGATCGTAACGCAGATCAATCCCGACTACTGGATCCGGTTTGAAGAGGGTGTGACACCGGCGGATATTCTGGTAGCGACCTTGAGGCCATTCGGTACGGACACACTACCACAAGCACATGAAGCCGTCGAGGCCTATGAGGGGATGCGAAGATGAATTGGAGATGCCTGTTTGGGAAGCACTATTGGGAAGCAGTTGGTAGCTACGATGTCAAAGTGACGGACTCCGTAACCGGATTGCAGGACCGTGGAAAAGTGGTTTTTCTGCAGTGTCTGCGATGCGGCAAGATTGTCGCTCACGGACTCACGCGAACGAGAGTTGTCCTCTTGAACTCCCGAGAGGCGATACGTGAATTCGGTGGGCCACAAATAGTCTGTGGCCAGATCGATTCTGCGGAGGCAACAAGGCACCATGCGTAAGCCCATTGTCTTGTGGACCTGCGATGTTCGTGGGTGGGCGTATTGGGGAAGGGTGGACACCATGCGCAAGGCCCTGCCCGGCTATGACCATCGAGTCTGGTTCTCCTCGAACGTCCCACCATCTATCTTGAAGGACATGATGGACAAGGCGGACGTCATCGTGTGTCAAGGAGTGAAAGTTGTAGAGAGGACGATCCGGGGCGGTGCGGACCCGAAGAAGATCGTGTGCAGGATAGACTCGGTTCGGATAGATCATGCGGGAGAATACGTGGATATCTTCGTCAAGCTGAAGGAGAACGTGATCGTTGAGTGAACTACCCGTCAATACGTGAGCAGATCGGAGCGCACGGCCCGCATGATCGCAGGCGGCGGGGTACATCAATCCTAGGAGAGACTGACAGATGGTCTTGGAACTCTATACTGGCCAGAAGCTCACGACGAAAGGGGCCTCGCTCGTCACGATCACGCCCAAAGGCACGATCTACATCACGGCCGCGCTCGGGGTGAACTTGGACCGGAAGATGCCCTACGTCGAGCTTCGCTATGACAGGAACGCCAAGCTGGCGACGATGACGTTCACGGCGGAAAAGTCCTCCGGCTCACGCACTTGGCTCAAGCCATCCCTCACCTGTACGGAGGGCCGGTTCGCCGCGAAGGGGTTCCTGCAATACTACGGCATCGAGGTGAAGGAGAAGACGAGCTACCCCGCGAAGTGGATACAAGGCGTGCTCCACGTCGATATGTCGTGCAGGCATTTGGTGGAGGAGCCTGCCCCTCCCGCCAAGCTGATGAGAGTGACGAAGGAGGGTAAGCCAGACCAGAGGCATTACACGCCCAAGCGAAGATGTCTCGGCTGCACGGACTGGCGCGCGATCCAGGGTCAACTGACTCACGGATTCTGCCGGTCGCGGAAAAGCACATGGCGAGATAAGACGGTCCCCGCCACGTCATGCTGCGAATTCCACGATCCGCGAAAGCCGGGCAACGCCGAGAACGAATCCGAAATCGGCGAGGACAAAGCATGACTGCTTGCACTCGTTGCCATCGACTGCGAGCGTTTGACTTCGATAGACACAGGCGTGCCCATAAGAGAGAGCAGGACTGGCCAGATAGCCTTGTTTGCAAGTAAGGAGACCTCATGCCAAACGTAAATCCCCATGCCTTCAAATCACCCGAATGGTACGAGTGGATCCACAATGAAGCGGAGGTCCCGCACCAGGTCTTCATAGACTGGCTCAGACCCCGCATGGCGGACATTCACAGTGTCATGGAGATCGGCTGCGGCAAGCACTGGTTCTATGACGACTTCTTCGGGGACAAAATCTACTTCGGTGTGGACCACGACCCGAAGGTCATTCAGCATTGTCTTCATCGCGGCCGACCGCATCATGGCTGGTTCTGCACCGATTTCCAGCATGCGGAGTTCACGGAGCGGGCTGATCTGATCTTCTCGCGCGCCACGATCGATCACGTTGCGGACCCGGACGGCTTTCTTCGCAAGGCGGTCGAGCAGGCCCGAAAGTACGCCTACATTATGACCTATCGGGGATACTTCCCGGCACTTCCGGCGCACCGGCAAGAGCACAGCGAAGTGGATGGGTACTGGTACACCGATCTGAGCAACTTCCGGCTCCAAGCTCTGCTTTCGGGGCTGGGAGTCAAGTATGACCTGAAGCGCGTTCCGACCGGACGGGCAGAAGGGGAGATTCAAGAAGAGCTTCACATTGTCGTGGAGAAGCCATGAGCGAGGAAGGAATGAAGAACAGCCTCAATGTGGACTATTGGCCGCTCGCCATTGTCATGGCTATCGCCCTCTTTTACGGAGAACCCGACCTCATAGACTCCACGATTGCCTTGCTACAAGCATTGGCGAAGTATCTGCTCTTTCTTTCGGGGGGCGCGGTATGAGCAAACCCGTGATTCTCTGGCTGACCGATACTCCAGGATGGGCCTTTGATTCCATCGTGCAGAATGTCTCCAGCCGGCTCACTCAATATGAGCATGTGGCGTTCTATTGCTGCATGACCATGGACCCGGAGCACCAGACGCTGAATCTGATCGCAAGATCAGCAGATGTGGTCATATCGATGTACCTGAGATACCAGGAGTGGCTCCAGCCGGAGTTTCGGAAGAGGGTCGTGACCATGCTCACGGGGTTCCGGCCCTTCGAGAGAGAGGTATAGATGGTTCACATAGTAGCATGGTCTGGTGGATACGACAGTACCCTCGTTTTGGATCGCCTGTGCTCTTGGGGGAAGATTGACATCTGGGCATTCGCCCTGGACTGGCACATGGTAGATGAGCTGAAGCGGCAAAAAGAGAAGGCCGCGAGAGACAACTATCGTGAGTATGCCAAGAAGAAAGGCTACGTCTTCTCCTATGAAACCGTGACTGTGACGGCCACGATGTCGGCAACTGAGGGTGGACTCCCTCAGGTATTGGCGTGGTTCAACTTCATCACCCCATACCTGCCGGAAGAATCGGAACTCTACTTCGGGTATCACCGGGGGGATGACTTCTGGATGTACCGGCATTTCGCGGAAAACCTCATGGAGAGCGGTACGGCCCTGCGAAATAGGAAAGTGACGCTTCAATATCCCCTCATGTGGATGCGTAAATGCGAGGTTGTTGAGGAGGTCAAGAAAAGGGGGATTTCCTCTCGCTGCGTCTGGTCTTGCGAAAAGCCCGTAAAGCGACAGGGGAAGATCATTGCATGTGGGACTTGCACGCCGTGCCGCACGATGAAACTGGCAGCATACGAGAGTACTCTGAAGGGCCCAGAGGTGACCGTGTGAGTTTGATTATCGTGCCATGCACGCAAGGCGAGGCGAAGGCATTCGTCACGCAGAATCACCGGCACCACGAGGCCCCGCTCGGGTCTATCTTTCAAATCGCCTGCGCCGAAGGCGAGAGGATCGTGGGTGTGGCCATTGTTGGCCGGCCGGTTGCGCGGATGCTGGATGATGGCTGGACGGTTGAAGTGACGCGGCTATGCACGGATGGCACGAAAAATGCCTGCTCCATGCTCTATGCGGCTTGCTGGCGGGCGGCACGGAATCTTGGGTATCGGAAGCTCATCACGTACATCTTGGATACCGAGCCGGGTACGAGTCTGACGGCCGCAGGATGGAAGTGCGTCGGCAAAGTGGAAGGTAGATCGTGGTCCTGCCCATCCCGTCCGCGCGTGGACAAGCACCCGATGCAAGGCAAATTGCGGCTCGAGGTGTCGGCATGATCTACGACACGGCCGTGTTTGAGGATGGTATGCGTGCCGCAACTGCCCGACTGGGGGAATTCGAAGCCGCGGATTTGATCAGGGATGGCGAACGGGCCAAGATCACCACCGAGCGCAAGGCCGAAATGCTCGAATTCCTTGGAGCCCACATGGACGGCCTCCGCGTTCGCTATTGGCCTGTCCTGGGGCCTGTGGGACTCGCTGGCGGGCAAATAGATCGACGGATGATCGTTCGGCTGTCTGGGATGAGAGATTGGACGCGTGGGCGTCATTGGGATCGCAGAAGCAGGTATGGTGAACGATGAGTGAGTATGCGGGCATCATGGACGACGTCAAGGGCAACAGTGTGAACTACGACCGCAGAACTCTCTGCGAAGTCCTGAGAACGCTTTTCGATGAAGCCGTAGTGGGCCTCGCAGGCAAGGATGATGAATTGCTGGCCCGGATGGTCCCCTTGATCGAAGAAGCCTATGGCATGGGGATCAAGCTGGTCAAGAGGCTGGTAGAGCTCAAGATCGACGACTTGGAATTCCCGTTCGAGTACGGGACCATGCCCGATGAAGTGAAAACCCAGATCGAGGCCCTGCGGGCGCAACGGGCGCAGCTGGTAAAGCTCATGGAGACTCACCGTGGATGATTTGACGGCCCAACTAGAGTCAACTCTGCATATCCATACAGCGGAGGATGTCCGGCGGGTTCGGGCGCAGCTTGCGAAACTCGTCTTTGCTGGCGATCGACCGAGAGATATGGCCATAGAAGAAGTGACTGCGGGGCAGATAGCATTTGATGGGCCCTATGGGATGCGATATGTGGCCGGCTACTATCGCAGTAAGGGAAAGCGGGCCTTGATCTACTGCGAGGGCCACGCGGGGCATTATCGACACAGCAGTGAAGCGATCGGTGCCTTTCTGAATCACGGGTGGGACGTCATCGCAATGGCCATGCCTTTGTACGAGCCGAATTCGGCCGGATCATGGGAGGGGCGCTCATTGACGTCCCATGAGGACTTCGCGCAACTGCCCACCCCGATAGAACCCTTCGTGTTCCCGTGGATGGTTCTCTGCGATTATGCCACTGGGGCATACGAGCAAACCGCCATCGCGGGCGTCTCCGGGGGCGGTTGGTCGGCTTCCCTCTATGCCGCCATCGATGAGCGGGTCAAGCTCTCTATTCCGGTAGCCGGGGTCTGGCCGCGCATTCTCAGAGGGGCGGCAGAGATCGGGGATTTCGAGCAGCAGTACGATCCCCTCTACCAGATTGCGAGCTACATGGACCGCTTCGTTCTAGCGTCCGTAGGGCGCAAGCAGGTGCAGGTGTTCAACCGTTTCGATCCCGCTTGCTTCGCAGGGGACGCTGCTCTGCAATATGTACCCCTGATTCAGGACCGCCTCAAGGAAATCGGCCTGGGCGGGGAATTTGAAGTCTTGATCGACGAGACCCACAAGGATCACAAGTGCTCGGAATGGGCCGTGGAGCATATATGCCGATCATAGCGTGGATCACGGATCAACCCGGATGGGCATATGAGAATAGGGCCGTTGCCATTGCAGGTCGCCTGCCTCAATACGAGCATCGATTTGTCTGCTACTCGCGGGAGGGCTTCCTGCCGCTTCTGGGGGCCGATGTGATCGTCTGCCCGGACCCGAGACTGTTCCAGTTCTTCAGACGGTCGAAGAAGGTCATTTTGAACCTGAACGCTATCAAATTGTTTGCTGGCCATTGACGTCAACTATCCTTGTTTGGGGGTACAAAATGTACCTATGATAGATCAATGCTCTTGATGTGCGATTGGAACCGGCTACACTGATTCCCGACCTGAAACGCCTCCGGGAACCCCTTTGGTTCAAGGAGACGTACCGTGCCGACCATTTTATCCATCGAGAACGAACTGTCCTGGTCCTGGGGCAACGCCATCGGGCAGCTTATTGACTGTCTGCCGCACTACGAATTCGTACGCTGTCGTAGAGGGCTGTTTTTCTGTGAAAATCCGGGCTGTGGCGCCACGTTGATATTCCCTGTGGGTAAAGGGCTGGAGGAGCATTTCGACATCCTCATGCCCCAGAACCACGATGGAATCCGCTACATCGAGCACCGGGAAAAGACTGTCTTACGCATAGGAGGTTTGCAGATGCAACCGAATCTCGATCCAAACCGTTACGCAGAAGATTTCAGGAACGTCGGCGCCATCATCGCCACGAACGAGCAACTGGCGAGCTTCGCCCGGCCCGTGAACCCGAACACGACGGTCATCCCGAACGGGGTGGATTTGGATCATTTCAAGCCGCGCCCCTGCTTCCCGGACCGCCCGGACAGGCCCTTTACCATCGGTTTTGCAGGCAATATCGATGGTATGGGGGGGGCATACAAAGGCTGGAAGTTCTTCGTCCAGGCCGGGATTGATCTCATGGTGGACGGCGTCCAGCACAAAAGCGTCCTCTATCGGCATAGCCAAATCCCCCACGAGGAGATGCCGGAGAAGTTCTACCACGAGATCGACGCCCTGATTTTGCCTTCCCAGGGGGAAGGGTGCTCCAACGTGGTCACGGAGGCCCTGGCTTGTGGTGTACCGGTAATTATTACAAAAGTCGGATTTCACGGAGAATTGTTGACAGACTACGAGAACGTAGTGTATATTACGCGCGACCCTGAAACAGCATCACCTGAAACCACAGAACAGATCTGCAACGCCGTCCGACGTTTGATGCGAGAACCCGACCTGTATAGGCAGTTATCGCAGAACGGCCGCGACTTCGCCGTCGAGCATCACGACATCAAAAAGATCGCGGCGCAGTACGACGCGGTGATCCGGGGAGTCCTGGCACGCGCGGAAAGGACGGCAGATTATGGGAGTGCCAGCTCAGGATAAGCGAACCGATCTGGTAACACTCGGTTCGGCCAAAATCTGGATCGACGGGATCGATGTCGGACACGTCAAGGGGGACGTCAGCTTCACATGTGAGCGAGGGTATGTTCCGTTCAAGCCGGCGGATGAGTTGTCGCCGGTGAAGTACTTCCGCATCTCGGAAGCCTTCAAGATCACCTGCACAGCGGCGGAACTGCGATTGTCAAATCTCAAGCTCGCGATGGGCGTCACGACCAGCATCACCGCCAGCTTTGTGCCTACGGGCCTGGGGTCGAGTCTGTCGTTCACCGTGGACGCCGCAGATAAGTGGGACTCCCTCAAGCTCGGCGATACCAAGACGATCAACGATTTCACGTTGAAGCTGGAGCACACTCGGCCCAACGGGAACAAGGTGGTCATCATCCTCTACAAGGCGCAGTGCGTCACCAATATCGACTACGCCTTCAAAGAGGAAGACGTCTCGTTGCAGACGCTGGAATTCCAAGCCCTGCTCGACACCACTCGCGCCGAAGGCGACCGCATCGGCATCATCTACGAACAGACCAGTTAATCAGAGGAACCGCCCCATGACCGAAACCCACGGAACAGACACTGTGAATGAGCGGATCTGCGTCAAGGGACTGGAGTTCAGTTCCCTTTTGACGATTGGGTCCGCAAAATGGCTTGAACGCAAGATGGGCAAGCCCATCATGGCGGTCGCCAACGAATTGGCCGCGATGGGAGAAAATGTCGAGGTCACCAAGCTCGCTCTGCTCATCACGTCACTTCGGATCGCCGCCTGTCCTGGGATTGATCCCCAGCAGGCCGAGGCCGAGGTGGACGCCTTGAGTTTGACGGATTTCCTGGACGTTTTCAGACGCGCGACGCCGTTCCAGTTCGAACCAAAAAACTCACAGAAGCCGGAGATGGCTCAGGCGGAATCGACTGGCCAGCCATCGAGTATCACCTGAGTCGGGCGTTCGGCTGGACACCGCGCGACATCCAAGCAGTGACGCTCCAGCAGATGGAGCACTACTTGGCGCAGATGCACGCGTACCGAAGCACGTTGCCGGAACCCGACGTGACTTTGGAGAAGCTGCGGCAAGTGCTGTTCGCTTTCTTCGGTGTCAAGGAGCCATCTCAGGCCGACAGGGATATCAACCACCAGGTGCGGCAGTTCGGCAAGTCGCACCATGGCGAGAAGAGCAGTCTGGCCAGCGGGATGCGATTGACGAAGGAGGAGGCGGACGCATGGGACGCGGCTGGCATGCCATCTCCATTCGACGGATGGCTGAAAGGCTACCGAGATGAACGCCGGTGATGTAATCATTCGCCTTGTGGCCGATCTCAAGGACTTCGCTGGCAATATCGCCAAGGCGACTGGGATTGTCAAGGATTTCGGAACGCAGGCCCAGCAAGGCTTATCACAGGCAGAGCGGGCCGCAACGCGCGCGAGAGACAGTCTAGGCCGCTTCACAAAAGCAACCGCCACTGGAGCCAAAGGGTCCGCAGCTTCACTGAGGGACTTCGGTAATCAAGCACAAGGGCCCCTTAAGGAATTTTCAAAGGGGGCCGACCGATCCGCGAACTCAATGTCGGCTTTCCAGGAAACCATCGCAAAGGTCACCTACAAGGCGAGCGATACTCTCAATGGTTGGGCCGAAAAGGCGCGTTCAACCCTCAGCGGGTGGGCCTCAACGCTGCGAACAAAGGCGACCTCTGCCCTTGAAGGCTGGGCCAATAAGACAGCCTCCATTCTCAAGGGTTGGGCGTCGAGCCTCCTTCATCCCCTCCAGTTGGTGCGCAATGCGATTGGCTCGATTTTCAATATCCGCAATCTCATTATCGGGGGAGTGATCGGCGCCACCATCGCCAAGGTTACTCAACTCGGCGCCGCCGCGGAGCAGACGGAGAGGAAGTTCACTCTTGCGTTTGGGGGGATGAGCGAGAGCGTCCGCGCATGGTCGGAAGAACTTGGCGCGCGGTTGAAGCGGTCCAGTGACGACATTCGCGGCAGTGCCGCCGACCTGTTTCTGTTCGTGAAGAATACGGGCTTGGCGGAGAACGCTGCTGTCGATCTCACGAAGCAGATCACGGAACTTGGCTACGCCGTGGCTACGATGCGGGGCGGCTCGGAAGAGGATGCCATCTGGGCGATGCGAGCCGGGCTCATGGGGATGACTCGCCCGTTGATAGCCTATGGTCTGCATCTTGATGAGGCGGCCCTGAAGACCTGGGCACTGAAGAATGGCCTCGATGCTAATACGAAAGCTTGGACAGAGCAGCAGATGGTCCTCGCGAGAGCGGGCGTCGTATCTGAACACTTCGCCAAAGATGTAGAGGCTGCGAACGCTGCGCAACAAGACACCATTCCCCTGCTCAAGCAGATCAAAGATCAGTGGGTCGATATGGCGCAGGCTGTTTACAAGAAGTGGAAACCTGCGATCCAAGAGTACCTCACGGGTCTCCGTGACTCGCTGATCGAGAACCAAGCGACTATCGTGGCGTGGGCCGACAAGGTGGGCCAGGCCGCATTGTCTGTCATTCGGGCCTTCAGGGCGGTGGTCGAGTTTCTCAAGACGGAGTACCTGACGGGTTGGACCCAATCAGGCGAGGCGGTCAGGATCATCGTGCGAACCACTGTCCAGGCCGTGGCAATCGTTTTGGAAGAGGCTCTCACGGAAATTGGGAAACGCATTCCCATGTGGATTCTGAAGGGCGCCATTGCCGGAATCTTCCTAGCGAAAGACATTGGGAAAGAAATCGGCACGGCCATTGCAGACTCGATCTCGATGGGAATCGCCAAGGCGATAGACGTTAGACACGGAGGTGATCTTGCAGTCAAGAAATTGAACGAGATGTTGGCCGAGGAAGCAGAATCGAAAGACTGGGGCTTGAGGGTGGATCGGCGGCTCGGGGCATTGCTCGGAGAAATGAGAGAGAAGCTAACTCCGCTCATGGCCGATTCCAAGCAGCTTGCACAAGCTCTCAGTCAAGACGTCAAGACCGAAACGGACGCGCTCGCGGCCTTCTATGGCTACGCCGCCGAAGGCGCGGAGAAGCAGAAGAGTGCCATACGGTCCATCGTCCAGGAAATCAAGACTGAAACCGACGCGCTCGCTGCCTTCTACGGGTACGCTGCGGAGGGGATGAATCAGCAGGCGACGGACATGAATCAAGCGTTTGAAGACGCTGGCAAAAGAGATCCGAACCTGAAAAATACCGAGACTGCCGCCATAGATACTTATCTCAAGACCCTTGAAAAGGAGGTCGAACTTCAGGGGCTCGCCGTTGATGGAAAGCAGCAGGATGTAGAGTACCAGAAGCTTCTCAATAAGCTGCGAGAGGAAGGGAAGGTCACAAGCCTTCTCACCGAAGAAGAGGCGCGTGCCAGTAAGATAATCTACCAGCAGCAGCAATTCGAGGTCAAGCAGTACCTCAACGGCCTCGAACGCGAAGCGGAGGTCTTGAAGCTCATCAATCAGGGCAAATACCAGGAAGCGGAACTCCAGAAGGTCGTCAATCAGTTCCTGGAAAAGGGGATTGAGCTCACTGCTGAGCAAGAAGCACGAATCAGGAAATCGATGGAGAACCAGAGGCTGGTCGAGGTCTGGCAGAACGCCGCCAAGCAAATCTCCGGCTCCTTCGAGGACGCCTTTGTCTCCATCACTAGGGATGCAAAGAACTGGCAGCAGTACATGGAGAACATCGCGAACGCCGTTGCAGAGTCCATGGCACGCGCCGTTTACCAAGCGACTATGGGCAAGCAGGTCGAAGGCTTTGTCGGGAACCTGGTGGGCAGTTTCGGCGGTATGGCCGCTGGTGGAGGCGGCGGGTGGGGCGGAGGTGGCGCCCCGATCGGTCAGACGGCCGAGCCCGGGCTGACCTACAACCCGACCTTCTCGCGTGGCGGCCTCGTGTACGCTTCGTCCGGCCTATTCACGCCAAAAGGAACGGATACGGTCCCTGCGATGCTGACACCCGGAGAGGGTGTGCTGGATCAGGACTTGACGTCGCGACTCCGAAGAGTCCTTGCGGTTCCTGAGCCATCCCCTGTGGCGAGCCGACCGATTCAAATCAATGTCTCCGCCATCGACGCGGCGGGGGTCTATCAGTTCCTGGAAAGGTACAAGCGACCGATCGCCTCGATGGTGAGTGATGCGCAGACCGGAAACCATCCGTCTCGAAGGAGCGAGCGATGAGTCTGACTCTCAAAATGAAGGCTCTGGTGGAGGGGGCCAGTTTTACTGGATTCTCGCAGGGTCTGCCCGTCCGCAAGATTCGCCGATGGAAGACGGATATCGTCAAGTACGACAGCGAAGTCGAGCAGCGGGGCCAGGTCCTGGATCGGCCCATCCGCGAATGGCTCATCAACTGGTCCCTCATGGACAAGGCAGGCAGGGATAAGGTCCGCGAGATCTTCGATGCTGCGCGAGGCTCCTATGATACGTTCCTCTGGCTGGACGATGATGAATACCTTGCTAGTGTCGTAAGCATCGCCACGGACGGAAGTGACACCACCTACCAACTCAAGGCTGTGTATTACACAGGAGAGACCTATGAGTGGTCGGAGGACAAAAAAGACATCGTGCCCGGGAGCATTTATGCCCCTGTCGTTACTCATTCAATCGACGGTGCGCAAACGGAGGTCCCGTCCTCGCCCGGCGCCAATCAATATACTCTGGATGATACCACAGGGGTGCTCACCTTCGGCGCTGCGCCGTCAGCAGGGGTCTTGACCTGCACGTTCGAATACTACTTCCGAGTGCGATTCGCGGAAGATGTTTTGGAGGACACCCAGATGGCCTCGGAACCTCTATATGACTACGGCAACCTTCGAATCATGGAGGTGCTGTGAGAGACGTATCCCAAAGTCTGTCCCTGAGTTTCGAGACTTCGCTAGTGCGGTTGGCGGAGTTGTACGACGTCGCGATGCGAGACGGCACCACGTACTACTTCACGAGTCATCATATGGCGATCATCTGGAATGGCCACACCTACATCCCCGCTGCAATCAACCGCGATCCCATCCGGTTCGGGATCAATTTGGAAATGGATACCTGCAAGGTCTACATGGGCTGTCTCACTGGAGACGTGGTTGAGTATCTTCAGCAGAACAACCTCGACGCTGCCTGGCTGACGATCAAACAGATCGTTCGGGGAAGTACCTACGCTGCGGATAAGGAGGTCCCTCTTTTCGTTGGTATGGCGGACGTGGAGTTCAACCGGGACATCCTGATCCTGGAATTGAAGCCCTGGATCGATTCCCTGAATATCCAAGTCCCTAGAAATACTTACCAAGAGCCGTGCAACTGGTTCGTCTTCGACGACAACTGCGGGCTCGATCAGAGCAGTTTCAGCTACATGGGCGCAGCCACAACGGGCAGTCGCACCATTCTCACGGACACGGGTCGCGGGATCCTCTACAAGGCACAATTCACTGATGGCGACCTAGGGGCCAAGATCGCAAAGGGCCAGACGATCACCGGAAGCGGCGGAACAGCCCAGGTCGTCAATATCATGTACGAGGATGACGCTTCCGGAAGACTCTGGTACTGCGAATTGAGCGGGGCACAGTTTGCCAACGGCGAAGTCCTCACCAGCTCAAGCGGCAGCGTCACAGTCAGCGGAAGTCCCGGCGAGGATGGGACCTTCTTCGCTCGGGGCGAGCTCTATATGCGAACCGGGGACAACGCCGGGCAGCGAAGGCCGATCCTCAGCGACCTGAGCTTCACCCTAACATCTCTGTGGCCTATGCCTGCCCTGATTGCACCGGGCGATTCATACACGATCTATCCGGGCTGTGATGGTCGCGCAGCCGAAACCTGTCATTCATGGTACGGCAACGACGATAAATTCTACGGGTTTCTGTACATCCCCCGAGTCGAGGAGGCGATGCTGTGACACCGGGCGAGCGATTCGCGGCGAAAGCTCGAGACTGGATCGGCGTTCCCTACGTTCACAGGGGCACGACGCGCCAAGGATGTGATTGTACCGGTCTGATCATCGGCTGCCTGCAGGAGATGGGCTATCTGGCAGGCTACAAGCTGCGGTACTATCCGCACGATTGGAACCTTCATGCGATGGCGGACGACTTTATCCAGCACGAGCTTTCCGGGGTGGCGGACCTCATCCCTAACAACAAAGTCAAGCGCGGCGACATCCTGATTTTTCGATTCGGAAAATGTCCTGCGCACAGCGCTGTCCTGACGAGCTTCCCCACCTTCATACACAGTATCGAGGCCGGTAGGCGCGTCGATGTCGGTAGCCTGCGAAGCAGTAAGTGGGGAAGACGATGGATCGCGACGTGGCGGCTGTCTGAGGCGAAGCTGGGGGCGCACGCATGAGCAGCGGAACAGGACGAACAGCGGCAATCGTAGGTTTCAGTCTTGTCGGAGGAGTCATTGGTGGCGCGATCGGCGGAAGCATGGGCTTCGGACTCGGCTACATGGCCGGCAGCTTCCTCGGGCAGATGATCTTTCCGGCCAAGACCCCCAAATCCGCCATGCCCAAAATCAATAATTACCCCGTGCAATCCGCAGCCAAGGGCCCTCCTGTGCCTTTGGAGTATGGAACTTGTCGGATGGCTGGAAACATCGTTTGGCTCGGGCCTTTGAATCATTACGTCGTGAAGGAGGGCGGCGGGAAAGGTGGTGGCGGAGGCGGCGAGACCAAGACGATATATTACTATCGCAGCTTCCTGATCTCCATCTGCGAAGGCGAGAGGCACATCCTGAAAATGTGGGCGGGCAAGCACCAAATCGATCTCGGGCCCGGAGTGGCCGGCTCTGGGACCATAGTGGAGATTTCCGGCACCCCCAAGGCGCGTACGGCGAGAGGAGTTGCCGAGCAGGATGTCACGATCTTCTACGGGGACGGCATCAACAGCGGGCTCGTGGACCTGGTCGGTGAGGATTACGCTAACTACACAAATCTGTGTTGCGCGTTCTTCCGGAATTACGAGTTGGGTCTGGGGGACACGATTCCGGCCTTTGTGTTCGAAGTGAGCGAAGATGTCCCTCTTGGCCTGATCGCATCCCCTGGATACCAGATGGATGCCAACTACGAGATCACTGCCAAATTGGGCGACACTTTCGGCTGTAGATCTGTGGATTACAATGCTGCGCGAGCCATCGTCGCCCTGCAATCTCACCCCTATTATAGCCCGGGCGAGCCCATCTACATCTTCGACGCCGATGGGACACCGCATGACATTCACTTTGAAGTCCCACCTGTCGGCTGGCCCACTTCTGATATTAACGGCGGCATTCGATTTTCGCCGGACGGCGAGTCCATTTATGCTTATATTTCCTATCCCTTCGCGGATCCTTGGCTCTTTAGGTGGAACGCCAGAACGGGCGCGCTCATGGATAGCAAGGCCGTCACTGATAGCGGACTGCCCAGTGCTTGTCTCCAGACCGATCCGCTCGGCAACATCTATTTCCTTGGCGCCGGAACGGCGTATCCGGCGTATCGCCTCACTCGCCTGGAACCAGACTTGCAACTTGGAGACACTGGGACCTGGCAGGCCGTGGGCACCATAGTTCAGGATATTGGTATCCACATGATCGGCACATATACCGACCCGAATACAGGTGCGATTTGGCCGGTCGGGGATGGCTGTGTGTGCGGCGGGACCTACGACAGCCCCACTGGAACTTATATTCAGGCCAAGCTATTCGACCTTCAGACCTTGGCCGTCACTGCCGGCATTTCCCTTGGGGGAAGTTTGGCCCAGGCTTGGCGGGCAGAGTACGTCGGCGGATACTGGTTCGTGCTCGCATCGTATACCACAAGTGACCACCACATCTACCAGATCGCACCTTCCGGAGCAGTAGTCAACAGTATTGCCGTGCCGGAGGCCGAGTTCAAGTACGATATATTCAGGGCGCCCGGCGGACGCCTGGGGCTCACTTATCGCGATGCGGCTACCGGCGGGCCGGCGGTGAACGTCTACGACTCCAGCCTGAACCTCTTGAGCACCTACTACTGCTGGAACTCTGATTTCCCGCAGGCGAGTATTCACGGTCTTGCCGGTCCAGAATCTGTCTATGTACATGTCGGAGATGGAAGAGATGCCAACCCAGCGGACATCATCTATGACCTTCTGACGCACACCCGCCGCGGCGCCGGGATGCCCGTCAGTCACATCGATTCGGCCAGCTTCGAGGAAATCCGTGTCTACTGTGCGGAGAATGATTTCCTCATTTCGTTGTCTATCGATCAGAGCAAGCCGGTCTTGGATTGGATTCAGTATGTGTGCTCCCACTTCTCGGGCTTCCTGTACTGGATAGGCGGCAAGCTCTACCTGGGGGCCTGGAAGGACGATGCGCCTGAATTTGCCTTGACCCGGGATGATCTTGTGCGAGACGGCGATGAGCCTCCGGTGCAGGTCCGCAAGAGGAAGTATTCGGAGACCTTCAACCGCGTCGAGGTCGCTTACGAGAGCCGCGAGGACAACTACGGCGGAGCGGTCGCCGTGGACAAAGACGAGGTCGATTGGAGGTACTCCGGCAAACTGCGAAAGGCGCAAATCGAACTTGTCGGCGTGAAAAGGGCGGTCCTCGCACAGAAGCTCGCGACCCGATACCTGATCGATTCCATGTACCGGTTCGGAATCTACATGTTCCGGCTCGGTTACAAACACGCGCTTTTGCACGTTGGACAGGTAGGATGGCTGTCGGACGGCTTCAAGATCGACCATCAGCGAATCCGCATCACGAGTATATCGGAGGCGAAGGACGGCAAGAATCTTGAGATCGAGGCGGTCGATGATATCGCCGATCTGTATCCAGATCTCCAGAGACAGACGCAGACCACGCTGCGTGTGCCGGAAACCGAGGTTGTCGCTTCGGACCTGACGGAGCCCATTATCACCACCCGGGAGGATTGGCACGATCCCATCCTGCACATCTCTCTTGCACCCCAGGATGCCAACTGCGACGGCTGGTACATCTACATTTCAAGGGACGGCAATACCTATGACTACCTCAAGCGTGTCACGATCTCGGGGGTTACGGGAGGGGATGCGAACAGCGCGGGCACGACGCTTACTGCTCTGAAGTCCGCCAAGGCCCCCACTTGGCGCAGGGACGAATCCTTCCAAGTGAGCATCGGCACAGTGACTGATCTTGCAACGGACATCACCGACAGGGAGTTCTTCGACGGAGAGCGTTTGGCGAAGATCGGCAGTGAAGTGATTGCCTATAGGACGTGCGAGGAGAGCGGCACGCCCGGAATATGGACGATTACCACTATCATTCGGGGTCTCCATCAGACGGAACCTGTAGCTCATGTGGCCGGGGAGGCGTTCCGTACACTGGACGTTAACCACGATTGGACGTTCAATGAAAGCGACATCGGCCGGACCATCTACATCAAGGCATGCACGTTCTACGCCGGTGCAGCGCAGAGCCTGGCGGACGTGACCGCTACAGAAGTCACGATCATGGGCAACTACCGAAGGCCCTACGGAGCTGCGCTGGTGAGGCTGGCGAGCGACGAGAATGATGGCGGTCTGGATGGCTACTCCGGTGAGACGGTCGACGTCCACTGGAACCTCTGCGGCAAGACCGCTGGATTCAACATCGGCAGCTTTGACTCTTCAGGAACCACTTGGAAGTATGGAGATAGTGAAGCTCTGCTGGTGCCGCACGGAGGTGTTCCGTGGGGCACCTATCAGACCGATCCACAGATTCAGGGGGTGGACCTGGTGTGTAAGGATGAGGCTGGCACGCTCATCGGACAAAGATCATTGGGAATCGTCAGCACGGCTACGATCACCAAAGCAACAGACCTTGGAGGGAACAACCCGGCCGAGATCGAAGTGATGCCGAGATACAGTCTCAGGGCGACACGAGAAGAGTCAATTATGGTAGATGACAACACATAGGTGAGATATGGACTACACGGACGAAATGAAGCTACCCCTCCCCGAGGACGGCAGCTACAACTGGGGCGCGGTGATCAACGGTATCCTGGAACTCCTGGATGCGGGCCATGAGATCACCCTGACCTTCGGCGAAGCAGTCGCCGCGGGTTCCTGTGTGGCGATCAAGACTACGGACGGCAAAGTGTACAAGGCGAAAGCCACTGATTCGACTTTGACGCCAGCCATCGGCTTGGCGCCCGATGCAGTAACTAGCGGGAATGAAGGTAAAGTCAGAGATTTCGGCTGGCTCGATGTGGACACGAGTTACAGTTTTGGCGCCGACCTCTCCTGGGCGGCGGGTGAGCCTGCCTACGTAGGGAGCGTGGCGGGTCGGCTGGCGAAGACGGCCCAGAGCTGGAGCAACGTGGTAGGTTGGTGCAAGGCAACCACGAACTCCAGCTATCTGACGCGATTCCGGATCGGCCCCACTCTGCGGGTGAGCGACCTTGTCTATGATCTAAGGGTACAGCGCCAAGCGGTTTTTACTTCGGAAATCGCCAACGGTAACAGTGGGGCGAGCAAGACGTTCGACTGGCGGGCCGGGAACAAGCAAACAGTCACGATGACGGATGACTGCGAGTTCACCTTCACCGCTCCGGCCGGGCCCTGCAATCTGGTTCTCCGGATCGTGCAGGATGGGACGGGCAGCCGGACAGTGACATGGCCGGGCACCTGCAAGTGGGCAGGCGGGACCGCGCCGACCCTGACGACGACGGCCTGGGCTATTGATGTCGTGTGCTTCTATTTCGACGGAATGAACTACTACGGCTCGGCCGTGCTGGACATGCTATAAAGGGAAACCATCGTGGCGAACCTACTGACGGACCCAAACCTTGTCGCGCTGTGGAACTTCGAGGCCGGGGACGCGCTGAACGACGACAGCAAGGGGGCAAATCACCTGACGGCCGAGTCCAATCCCGTCGCCGATGCCGTGAACTTCAAGCAGGGCGCAGCTTCCTGCGATTTCGAGGCGGGCGATTCCGATGACTGGACGATTACGGACGCCGCCCTGGACGCCGGATTTCCCCTCAAGAATGGCGATACGACGAAGAAAATCTCAGTCTGCTGCTGGATCAAGCCGGAGACTGACACGGTTGCCGGTGGTATGGGGCTCTTCTGTAAGGGCAAGTACACGGGGAGCACACTAAGCTTTTTCCTGCGCGTCTCATCATTGAATGAGGTCACGATCAACGTCAGCGCCGACGGCACTACGTACAATACCGCCGGGTCGGGGACTATCATCACAGCCGGCAAGTGGTATCACATCGGGGCGACCTATGACGATGCGGCGCAGGCCGGTCATATCCGGGTCTGGGACGACGATGCCCAAACCGTCTATGATCACCTCTCGGATTGGTCCTCAGCGGGCGATATTTTCATCGCCGCCGGGGCGGTCACTATCGGGGCCTACGAACTGGCGGGGGTGCCCTGGAACCAGGGCTTTTGGGATGGCCTGATCGATGAGATGGCGGTCTTCAATAGGATTCTGACTTCAGGCGAGATCGACGCGATTCGCGGCGGGGCACTGAGTGGGGCGGCCGGTCCCGGTATCATGCTCGGCTGCAATATATAAACAGAAGGGAGAAATATGTCGATGTGGATCATTTTGGCACAGGGGACGGCAGAGACAGTTGTGCTCGGCGGGGCCTCTGGGGTGATAGTCTTGATTCTTGGCATGTTCATCAAAAACAGGTACGCAATCAAAGTCGGCCCGGAGAACGGCCACAAGGCCAAGAATGACGATGACCCGGCCCGGCCCGAGTGGTGCAAGATCATGCACGAGGCCCTCGACAAGCAGCAGGGCGATCGTCACCGTGAACTTCTGAGAGGCATCGATAAGATTGAGCAGACCATGACCGTAGAGATCAAGCCGTCCATCACGAAGCTGCACGAGAGAATAGATCAGTTCTCGCAACAGAAGACGTGATCGGTTTTGCGCAGGAGAAACCCGACGCCCCACCAGATCGCGAAAGTCCCTACGGCCGCGGCGTACACGTCAATTACGTAGTGCCAGCCCAAGTAGGCACAGGCGACCGCCGTGAGCACGGCGAAGAGCCACAGCAAGATACTGGCTGCACGGTTCGCCCGCCAGGCGGCCAGGGCGAACAGGAGCACCATGGAGACGTGCATACAGGGCATGGCACTTATCCCCCCGATCATCTCCGGCTCGTTGGAGAGGGACTCCCATAGTTGATTCTGCGTCGTGGCCGTCCATGAATCCATTCGCCGCAGATGTTCCATCAACGGAGCGTAGGGATTGGGTCCATCGACCACCTTGTCATAGAAGCACGGGCCTGCTGAGGAGAATAGCATGGCACCAGCGGTTCCGAGGATCGCCCACGCCAGTACGAAACTCAGTAGGAACTGCATCCGTACCGGTCGCATGCTGAATGTTTGCCAGAACATGACACCGTAGAACACGAGGAACCAAGTCGCATAGATCCAGCTCAGGAACACAGTGACCATCGGATGGCCCAGCAACGGGTGTAACAGACGCCACGGTTGACCGCCGTGCAGGATCTCGTCCCACTTGGCGAATGCCGCGTCCCAGGCAAATGGCTGAATGACGGGGATCAACGTCTTGCTGCATGTGAAGGCACTGAAGAACAGCGGCAGGCACACGAAAACAGGCAAGGCGGCCAGGATGCGATCCGGCCAAAGGAATCGCCGAAGGTCGAGCAGTGCGGCCGGAACCGGATGCGTTGGTACATCTCGGGCAAGCATCCATACTACCCGCCCACAGACGTAAAGGGTGCCCAGGCACAGATTGACAGTATACAAGGCCTGACTATAGAGAGACAAGCGCACGCGATCGGGCGCATTGTAGACGTATCCGAGCAGAACAATGGATACGCAGTAGAGGCCGATGATCGCCAGCAGAAGGGCATGGGTACGCAGCGATTTGATCACCGCCAGTCTCATAACCCCCGTTCCTTGCGGGCCTGGGCCAAGAGCTTGGCCTGCTCCGCCTTCGGGAGGGACTCGATGTAGTCCTGAAGGTAACGCCTGGGGACAGCTTCCATCAATTCTTTCTCGATCAAATCTACGGCCTCTTTGAAATCCATCTGGTTCGCCGCGCGAATCGCGCGTTCTCGAAGGTCTGAGAATCTGCGGCATGCAGCATAGATAATCATCGCTCCGCGTATGCCGGTCGATGGGTTGCCATTGCAGACATCCTTGAAGAAGTCCCCGAGCCCCGGCGGTAGAAAGTAGCTTCGCTGCTCTGTCTCCTTCGGCGTATACCGAGTCCCCTTGCCCGTTGATTGGTCCTTTTTCTGTGACATTCCAACACTCCTTCATAGTACGGTTCCGTATATCCCTGATCAAACACAAAACGTCACTCAAAAAATTCTGCATAACGCACGGAATCTCACTTGTCACAGCGACAGAGGCGGCTTATATTCACAGTCATCCGTCGTCGGCGAACCAAACGAAGCGCGTGGCGGAAACCGCCGCAGATGGATCTACAACCATAAAGGAGTAGATCATGCCAGTGTCCCTGATGCTTTCGCGTATCGAGTCTGACAGGGAGATTCAGGAACTGATTCACGTTTGGAGTCACCTGCGCCCTACTTTTCGTGCGGCTCTCCTTCAACAGCTAAAGCAGCGTCAATCAGAACTTCAGCCAGAACCATCTCCTGACGGTACTTCTTCACCTTTTCCTGAAACGAATTGCGAGCCTTTTCCGGGTCCTTTTCGTACGCTGCCTGTCGTGCAATGTCCCGAATATGAACCGGCATCAACATAAAGAGGAATAGCGCGCCGGCCGCATTGCGGCTGCTTTCCTTCGATCCTTCGCCTTGAAAATGCGTCCATGCTTTGGATAGGCCGGTGGGTAAGGTGAAATTTCTCTGGACACTTCTCATGTAACCCATTGTGGCTTCAATAGTTATGTCTCCACAAGCATAGACTATAATATTTTTTCCTATTTTCCTCTACATTTCCCTTGACACCAGTGTTGCCCTCCCATATTCTCGTCCCCGTAGCAATAAGCAACGTCCTGTCACAGTGGCAGGAGTTTCCTGATACCCGAAACGAAGCTGGGTACACTGGAGAAAGGGACTTTCATGCGAAAGAGCAAGCGCAGACGTAAAGACTACCATCCTGTCCGGGCACTGTATCTGGCCCCGGATCGCTGCGGGCGAGACGTAATCAAGCTGATGAACCAGTTGGCCAAAGCCCAGGGGATTCCTGTCCAGCAAGCCGTTCCATCGTTCCTCCGTGAGATGCTGCCGGATAGGATAGCACGTCTCCAGGAGCATGTCAACAGAAAAGTGGGATAAAAAAAGAGAAAGGGCTCGTATGAAGAAGCAAATGAACGATGAAAAAGTTCTCCAGTTGGTCAAAGGGAAAGATCGAGCTGGACTGCGACAGTACGCGCGGTCGTGCGGTCTCTCCATCGAGCAGACGATCTGTGCCATCGTCACTGAGACTTTGAAAAGCTGGCGCGATGCACAGTCAGATCCAGCCCTGGCTGGAACCCGAGTAATTTACCCATAGGCATGTCGGCGCAGGCAAGGTCTGGCAAGGCAAGCCTTGGCCTAGCGTGGCAGGATAGTCTCAGGGAAGAGAAGCAGGGATGCGTAAATGTTGGTAGGGATGCCTGATCCGACGCCCCGCACTGGAAAATAATTCTACCTCTCCCTCCCCAGTGCGGGGCGTTTTTGAACAGGCGTACTACGGATTGGTACGCGGTAGTAGTCATGGGTCGGTAGCGGAAGGGATGCCCGCCGGCCCACTTTGATCTTTGAAAACCTGATCCAGGGGCTGGCGGCGGCAAAAGCAACATGCGGACACGTTGCATACGGGCTTGTGTCCTGGTGGTAGAAAAGCACCGTTAAATCACCCGCCGGCGAAAACCGGCCCGCCAGCCCCGTTACAAACAAGTGAATAGCTCGTTGACAAGTGAAGAGTAGAATCATGGGACGTCAAAAGAAACAACAGATCAAACTTGATGACGTGCAACTACTGGATTCGCGAGATGTCGCCAAGCTGCTCAGGGTCTCCTATGACACTGTGTGCAAATGGCGCCAGCATCACTGCGGGCCGAAGTTCTACATCATGGAGAAGGGAGCCGTCCGCTATCGCCTGGACGATCTGTTCGAGTGGCAGCGTCAGACTCTGGTCCCGATTGATCCCTTGCGGCTTTGATCGCTTCGTCGATCGGAATGGCTTGGGCTGCGCGTCGATGCTCGCGGGAGGCGTCCATGTAGATGTTTTTCGTGAGTTGTGGGGTCGAGTGCTCCAGCAACTCCTGGACGACCGCGATGGAGAACCCCTTGTCAGCAAGGAACGCCCCGAAGCTCTTCCGAAGGGTGTGATAGGTGACGGTTGTCATTCCTGCAACCGTCCTGATGCGTTCCCACTTCGAATGGTGGTAGGCATCCCGAAGGATGGGGCCGTTGCTTCGGTCCCCGAGGTAGAGCCTCAACTCCGCAATGATCGTCGTGTGCAGAGGGCGCAGGGGCATGGACTTGTGAGCCTTGGTGTTCAGCGTGGAGATCGCGGACCGGGACCAGTCGATGTCCTCGATTCGAAGTCGCTCCAGGTCGCCTTGGCGCAGACCCGTCCCGATGGCCAAGAGTAATCGGATGAACCAATCGGTCCCGTACAGCTTCTCGGCCGTCGCGAGCAGGCGGGCGAATTGATCGAGCGTGAGTGGCTTCTTCTTTTTGCCGGCGCCTTTCTGCCGAAGCCGGTTCCACCGGATCTGTTTCGCGGCCTCGCCCATGTACTGATTTTCGACTCCCCAGGTTACGAAGGCGTGGAGGGTCCGGAGGTCCTTGTTGATCGTATCCGGTGCTGCGCCAGCTTGTGTGCGGGTGGCCACGTACTGGCCTATGAGGGCGTGGTTGATCCTTGTGGAGTAGGGCTTGCCGGCATGTGCTTCGAAGAGATTCAGGGTTGCGCCGTAACTCCGCAGGGTGCCAAGAGATAGTCGGGCCACGGTACGTTTCTCTTTGAGGAAGGCTTCTCGCAGTTCACCCCACGGCAGCATGACCGCCTCCTGGTAGAACTCCTGATTGAGTTGGTGTTCGAGCCGGAGTTTGTAGACCTCGGCCGCTTGGTGGTTCGGGCAGCGTCGGCTTCTCTGCTTGCCGTCATTGCCGTACCACATGACGTAGACGCCTGGGCGATTTCGCCTTGAATACAACCAGACCTTTCGCATACAATGGTACAGGATAGCCTATAATAGGATACCGTGGCAAGGGGCCAAAAAGAGTAGGTTGAACGAATGTTGTACGCGGCCGACAGGAAAACAGAGCCAAACAGGCGTAAGTACCGGCAACACAAGGGTTTGGCCGAGTGGCGGAATGGCAGACGCTGGGGACTTAAAATTCCCTACCGGCCCATTTTGACCCCCGATAGCATCTCACAAATGGCCTTTTTCAAGTGGTTTCGGGGAAGCCAGTACGCAAGCGTAGGCAACCGTAGTAATCAACCGCTGTTAGTATTGTACAAATCCTGTCCAGCACGATCACGGATGATCCTTACGGATGGTAATTGGGTCACGGATGACCTTTCCTCTTTTCACCCATCGGTGCCCCGTTCCTCCTTTCGGGCACCGCATGTGGCCTCCAACCGGGTGGGCGGGCTCTCCACAAGAAGCCCGCCCATTCTATGCCAGACTGCCGGGGCTGGTCAGCTTATCTTGTGCCCCACTGGCCAGCCCCGTTTTTTTTTTCTGAGAAATCCCTTGACTGATTATACGGTAGTGGTATAATGTGAAATCGTAGTGAATAGGACGCTGTGTCCTACACGATTCAGAACCCCGAGAAAAAGGTGGCGACAATGGAACAGGTAACAAGCAAGAAGGCGGCGAGACGGGTAGATCAATTCTTTGGCGGAGATAACGATGCCATGGAATTGGCAGCAGAGTCCCCAGCGACAGAGATCATGAAGATCGAGTCCGAAGGTGACCCGGAAGTGATGTTGATGATCCTGGAGAAGAAGGCCGCGCTGGCCCCGCGATTCCGGGCAGCACTGGATGCGATCTTGGTGTCGCAGACCTACCCGGAGGACTGGAAAGAGTTCGACGGCACGATGTGCCTCAGCAGTGCCGGCGCAGAGCGAGTCGGCCGCAACTTCCCGATCCAGATATTTGAAGTCCACTGGCAGAAGGAAGAGTGGACAGATGCCAAAGGCAATGCCTACAGATTTGTGTATGAGGCGAAGGCTGCGATGGGTGGCCATATCGTATACGTCACCGGCGCCTATGGGACCAGAGACCCGTTCCTAGGCAAGAAGGGCGATGACTTCCGCGCGATCGAAGAAATCAACCCGACGATGCTCCAGAATGCGGCCTATCACATACTATGCGGAAGTGCCGTGAAAGCTATTCTCGGCCTGCGTGGCATCCCAAAGACAGAGTGGGACAAGATGATGTCCCGAACGGGTCGCAATGGGGCCAAGACAGGTAACGTCCAGCACGGCAGTGGCACTCAGGGCGGAACGACTGCGGATGATTCCGTGAAGCAAAAAGAGTTGGCCGAAATCTGCATCGCCATCGCCAATGCCGGCAAGATGGTCGTGAGCCAGGACTTCAAGACGTTCTCTCTTGAGGATATGTCGGAAATCTCGGATCCAACGGAAGTCGCAAAGCAGTCGTGCATCAATCTTTCCACGTTCATCGGGCGGGAAAACAAGAAGGTGACTGGGCTCGGCGCCAAGGAGTTGAAGGGCGTCCGGCTCGACAAGACCCTTGAGAAGGCCCGCGAGATGCAGAAGCAGTTGGGAGAGCAGCAATGACCGAACGACTGGTCACTCCAAATATCCTGGGCGATATCGAGAAGTACCTGCGCCGAAAGGCGCGGGTGCTACCCCATCGGACGAATTGGGCATCCGATTTGGCGGACCCGTGCCTGAGACGTCTTGTTTATCACCGTACTTGTTGGCAGCAGCAGGAAAAACCAGGTCCCTATCTGGAGGGAATCTTCGAGACGGGGCGCAAGCTCGAGCGGGTTATCATCAATTCCCTGAACAAGATCGGGGAAGAGGCTGATCCTCCATGGGAATTCGCGGCGCACGCGGCGCCGTTGAATGACAAGCTCCTGTCCGATCATCAGATCGGTTGTGCGCCGGATGTCTTCTTGAAGGTATTCCCCGACGACGACCGGCCCAAGTTCGTAGGCCCCGTAGACGTGAAGACCTGCGATCCGAACACCTATCGAACTGTGAATGAACCGGAAGACCTCGATAACAAGTGGTACATGAGACGCTACCCCGCCCAGGTGATGATCTACGAGTTGGCGTCCAATTTCGAGATTGGCTGGCTTCTCATGGTCAACAAAACGAACCTCTTTGACGTGAAGATGCTCCCGATCCCGATGGACTACGGGTACGCGGAGTCTCTTCTGCAGAAGGCGGACGCTGTGAATGTGCATGTGGCGGCCAAAACGCTGCCAGAGCAGATCAACAACCCCGAGGAGTGTAATCGGTGCAACTATCGGTCTTACTGCTGCCCGTCTTGTGCCACAGGAGGCAACCTCCGCGTCATCGACAATGATGAACTGGGGGAAATCCTGCTGCGGCTCGATGAAGTGCATGAGGCGGCTGTGGAGATCGGCGGACTGGAGCAGCGGCGCGATCAGATTCTAAAGCTCTGTCAGGGCCAGGACATGCTGGTCGGTGAACACATCATTCAGTGGAAGAAGTCCGAGGGCACACATCCCGCGAAGCCCCCCACTCCGTATGTGACGTGGCGAAAGTCGATCACACGGATTGGTGCGAGCACCGATGAATTTCTCAAGGGTGTCGCCTGATGCAGAAGTGGCAGATCCAACAACTCGAAGGTCTCTACCGCAAAGCAGTCTCTCTCTACGTGAACGCCGCAAGCATGGTGGCACCCTGCGAGATGGGCTGCGGAAGATTCGGTGTCCAGGCCCATCATGTTATCGCTCGGGCGCAAGAGCCTGGGATCCGGTGGAAGTATGAGCCCGGCTGGGGCCTCTGGCTCTGCACGATTTGTCATGGGCTCGCGCATACGAGTGCGGACGAATTCGTAGGACGCATCCTGCAGAGGCTCAAACTGGTGCGGCCGGCCAAAGCCCGAACACTGAGAATCTACATCGAGAAGCACGACCGGCTCAGGTGCCCGCATGTATCGTTTGAATTCATGCGGGACTATCTCAGACGAAGAGTTGCGAATCTCCAGAGATCGTGGGCGGACGCCTACTGCTGTGATCAGGGCTAATGATGAACGTGAAAACGACCGAATCGCACACCACGATCTATACGTGGGACTATGAGGGCATGGGTCTGTTCCAGGCAACGCTGGTCAATGGCGTACTGGTGGACTTGCGCATGTTCCGTCATGGATCGTCGGTGAATGAGTCAGGTCTGTGGATTTCGAGTTGCTGCGACAAAGACGACATCGCCTACCTGCGCCATGTAAGAGACGCTCTGGCCGAGCTTTTGGAAATCTTGGCACGAAAGGAGACCTGACATGAGCGGATTCTCGAATGCACCGGAGATTGTGGAATTCGAGATAGGCATGGAGTTCGAGTGCAGTACGCGAAAGGCGGCGAATCCGTGGCGCGTCGTTCATGTGTGGCCGGACAGGACAAGGGCATTGGCCATTTGTCGCATCGCTGGGTACGATTATTTCCCAAGAAATGCCCTGTCGGAGTGCACCTTGAACATGAACTCGATCTGGGTCGGAAGGCAATACTATCGGGCTGCGGATCCGAAGTGGCTCGTGACCGTGTTATTGAGCGATGACGAGTACGTGGGCATAGAGCACCGCGACTCCTTCCAAGACCGGCACATCTGGAAGAGAGAGGAATTCGTGAAGGAATGGGCGCCTCTCCCTGTGCCGGCCGCCGCAAAGTGGAAGCCGGAGGTCGCCAAGCCCGCCGATTGGATCGTTCCCTTCGAAGGCAACGGCGGCACATTCACGGTATTGCACATCGAGAATGGCTGGGCGATGCTCTGGGATGGCGTGGATGCCCATACCTGTGAGGTATCGGAGTTGTGTCCTCCAGTCCCCGCCAAGACGAAAGAGAGCGTGCCGGAATGCCGACCCTGAACGAATGGATAGACCAGTATGCCGACACGTGCTGTCATCGGTATGATCCGTATGATCGGCAATGGACCGAACATGTAGTGCGAGAGGCGTTTCCAATGGCGTTGGAGATCATCCGGGCATGTGCTCCTCTTTTCCGAGGCGATTCCGCTATCTCGGCGTTGAAGCATGCCGAGCAGATCATCAATGAGGAGATCAGACCATGAGCACGATCAGCCGACGCGAATTCTGTCATCTTGCCGCACTTCCATCCGTGGCAGGTGCAATGGGCATCAACGCGATATTGGGACCGAAGTCGATGCCGGAGAAGATAGAGACCTGCCAAGTGTACCGGACACAGAGCGGTCACTTGCGAATCATCGGAGATCGATGGCACGATGGGCGGTGGTCATGGTCTGGCCCAATTCAGCCCGGCAATCTTGCCAAGAAGGTGGATTACTGGGTAACGGATTTGGCGTGGCCTATTGAGATTCGGTCCTGGACCTACTGTGGCACAATCAGTGACCTGATCGTGGACGAGGCGCCCCATGCCTGACAATACCGAGATCAAGATCGAGTTGGAACAAGTCGTGGAATTCCAGGAATTCCTGATGGGAAAGCGCTTGGGGTTGCAACTCCGCCCCAGTGGGCAGCCGAAACTGACGCAGAAAAATGCGAATAGGGTGATATGGTACTTACAGGAGGTCCTGCGCATCCTGCCTGATAACTACGAAATGTGTGACGAGTGCGGAGAGCTTTATGATAGCGACTGCTGCGGATACGTGGGTGACGATGATCTGAATTATTGTGACAACTGCGATCGGGAGTGAGATATGACGCTGAGAGAACTGGTTGAATCCGCATTGCGGGCGCAGGGTTTTGATGGACTGTACAGTCAGGACTGCGCCTGCGAGATCGGCGACTTGTGGCCCTGCGGTTGCGTGGATGGAAACTGCGTGATGGGACACTATACCCAATGTCCCGGCGAAGATTGTGAAGCAAAGGGCCGAAAGCATTTCCACATCGGCAAGGGCAGCAGGGAACAACCGAGCGTGATTCAGATTCAGAGATATGACCTCGTAGATCACTTCGACGCTAGTTCCGAGATGGAGCCAAGCCAAGAGCATGGCAAATGGGTGAAATTTGCCGACCACGAGCAGGCCCTGGCCGCCGAGCGTGCCCGCGTGATACGGGAAATGGTCAAACCGCTGATGAATGAACTGCGATCAGCTCGAAGTCTATTGATTCCAAACGCAAGACCTGATGACTTGGCAACAGAACGGCGCGATGTTGATATGGTCCTGGCCATCGTCGAGGCCAAGCTGAAGGAGACGCCATGAACTTACCATTAGACTCAGGTTGCATCAATTCGAGTGATGATACGGAACTACCAAGAATAGCTACGGAGCGACGTGATAAAATGGAGAGAACTATGGTGGAAAGTCTCCAGCGGGACGGTGCGTTTGAGAAGTTGGAGGCCAAGCTGGCCAAGTACCGGACGGCGTGCAAGTATGTCTTGGACGCCATTGACGAATGGGGCCTTGACCAGATCGATAAGGATGCCATCGGCGGCGGAATAAAGGCGGTTCAGATCGCTCTCGACTTCGACCGCGAGTATCCCGCCGAGGAAAAGAAGGAAGAGGAGCCGAATGCCAGCTTGAAACGGTGGACCTATGACATCATGGAACGGCGAGAATACGATTCTTGCTGGCATAGCGACAACGAAGAGGGCGGCGACTGCGGCAATTGGCTCACTTGCAATCCGCATTGTTCGCTGAGAGAAATGATGGACCATGTAGGCATCGTACCGCAGGAAGATGGTGGGCTTGACAAACAGAAGCAAGGCGTTCTCGTGGACTCCGCACCGCAGGAAAAACAGAAGGAATCCGATCCGATCAGAGCCGTGTACGAGCGATTCAAGCACTTAGACGGACTTTTTTGTGACGAGGTCGATTCGAATGATCGTTTTCGCCAGTCTCTGCACGTCATTTGGCTCGCCGTCAAAGAGGCGGTGGAAGTGAAGGGGAAACGCGATGAACATTGATTTCAACAATGTGCGCCGCCAGGCTCTTGCCGCCTATGGTGATCTTGTGCGGACCCTCAAGTATCATACCGATGTCAAAGGCCGGATTGCCGTGGACCGTTGCGAGATTCGGTCCGCAGTTGACGACCTGCGTTCAGCAATAATAGCCATCGCCGCGAGTTATCAGGCGGGTGATCCCGATTGCAGATGCGTACTCAAAGAGAGTGAGATAGTTCCCTGGTTGTACCTGGAAGATGAAGTGGAAGGAGAATAGGAATGGCAAAGAAAAACTGGCGCAGCGATCCGGACATTCAACTCGCAAAGCACGTAGCTGTCCAGCAAAAGGCGGTGGCGGCAATCGTCATCTGGTTCATGCCTGACGGTGCGTATGGAGTGGCTTCCTACGGCCGAATTGGACCCGTTTGCAAGGCAACCGGCGATGACACAGGTAGCGCAGAAACTGGGTGCGCCGTTGCCATCTTCGGAAATCGCGGATTGGAACTATTCCGATTTCCTTAATGATGATATCGAGACGAACTCCGGCGGCAGTTGCGCGGAGGAGTGTAGATGGACTTGACACCGGCAATGAAAGCCGAGATCGACGAAATGAGTTACGTAGATTTGCTCCGCGAGTGGCGGTTCGCCGCTATCGGCGATCCCCGATTCCAGGGTCCGAGCGGCTTGTACTGGCGTAAACGTATGCAGGAGCTGCGCCGCCAGGGCACAGACCACGTGGCGGCGTCGAAAGCCGTTGGCTGGGATCGTTGGCTGGAAAGGAAATCAGGAGTAGAAAAAGATGCGTTGTGATACCTACAAGACCGAGAGCGAACTGGAAAAAGAGATTGCCGAGCTTGAGAAGGAGATTCGGCGCTTGAAGGCAGACTATGCGCTACTCAAGTGCGAGAACGAAAGGCTCAAGAGGGCCTTGGGTCCGGCAGGACCCCATGGGTACAGGAAATCAAGCTGATTTTGCGCTCCGGGGGATCATGGCATGACTAATCCAGGCCAACATGCCAGGGCCGTTCGACTCGGCTGCGGAGCGATGAAGTAGCACGATCTTTGACATTCAAATACTGAAAGCACCTATCCCGGCTCCTGAACTCCCTCCACACTAGCCAAGAGGGGCCGGGCTTGAGATTGAAAAGGCTGGCGAGAATGCGAACGGGCGACTAATGGTCTGGCCCACCCCTGATGCAGAATCAATGGCTGGGTAGGAAATCCCGGCCTCGCCAGCTATACATCCCTGGGGCTGGCGAAGCCGCAGCGAAATCTGCGGCACATCGAAAATAGACCGTGCGCATGCTTGGGCAAGGTGCAAAGACCGGTCTTGAGATGAGGACGGCCCGTCCGTTGGACCTGAAACAAATGTCCGACCCGCCAGTCCCAACCAGCAATTCGTGTGCGGCCAAGATACGATTCCTGACCGAGTTGGGTCTGGGCCTGATACGTACCCGTGTGAGCTATGGTGGTATCGGCGCGGGCGTGAATCTTTCGGCATCATCCACCAATGGCCGATTGAACGCAGGCAGGCCGCACACAAATCTGTTGTAGAAACTGTGAATACCCGCGACCGAAACCCTGATTCAAGGGCGATTAGGTCGCGGGCGGGAATCATGCGGCGGAATGCCGCTTACGAGGCTCCAAGCGAACGCCTTGCTTGCCAAAATGAGTGGTAGCTCGATGGTAAGAAGCGGGGAAGGCCAACTCGCGTTCCCATCGGGAAACGGCGTGACTTTGCCGGAGTTCAGAGTAAACCGGCAATCTTTGATGATCAGAACCGCGCCTGTGTGGGCGCGGGTATAGTTGCGGTCGGCTTGAGCAAGGATGCAGACGGCCCACGGACGGGCCAGCCGACCGGATGTAGGGCACAAAGGGTCGAGTGAACCTATGAACCAAAAACGAGCGAAGTTACCAGCGCACTTTCGCATGACGATGCACCAATGGCGAGTCCTCAAGCGGCATGACTTGCGCCGGGCGATCGAATCCCTGGATGCGTTGCGCCTTGGATGCGCCTACACGCCGACAGCGGGTCGTATTCCCCGTGCGATGAAGTTGTTGGAAGAGTGCAAAGACCTGATGTCACAGAAGAACTGGGGCAGGTGAACCATGAGAACGAGCATTGTATTCATACTCGGTACGCTGGCGTTCGTCCTCAATGCGCTGGCGGGCATAGCTGTGCTCGGATTCATCGCATGGTTCGTCGTCAAGACTCTACGATACTATGGAGCGATTTGAGATATGACTAAAACAACTATCATCTGGTCCATAGCGATCTACCTGCTGTGGATGTGTTGAGGAGACCTTCAATGACCGACAAACGATACGATCTCAGAATGCCTGACGGGTGCTTGCCGGGTCATACAGTTGCGTGCATCACGGTATCAGAAGCCAATACCATCGCTACTCGCTGTGCGAATATCAAGCGGGAAGCGGAGCGGATCACAGCCGCCGAGAATTACCTTGCCGGGCACAAAGCCTGCGGGATCCATACGGGCGATATTGTCAAGGTCTTCCGAACGGCGACCAGCCACGAGAACGGATGGAATAATCTGTGGGCGTACGATATGGATGAATGGGTTGGCCTTGAGTGCCGTGTTTTGACCGATGAGGGCGCCTGTGGATTCCGAATGGTCCGGTCCCATGAGAACTTGAACAAGAGATACCTTCCCTATTTCGTCCTGGAGAAGGTTCCCGCCGAGCAGCCGGAGTCGAGGACGTGGCGCAATTGGGATATCGTTCTATCTGCGGGGAGCAACCGCTCTTTCATCTTCGATGAAGGCGATTGGCATTCCATTATGGGCACAGGTACGTGCGACCCGGACTGGCGCACGACGATCGAAGGTTTCTATCTCGGCAATCTCAAGGAGTGGCTTGAAGAGGGGATCATTCACTTGTTCCTGAACGAGCGGGAATTGACGCGGTGCCAACTGCAACTAGGGGAGCACTCTGACGAGCCAGGCGACCAGTTGTGGCATAAGGTAAGCCATGCCCTCGACGCATGGCGACAACTGCGACGATTGTGCGTCGAGAACGCCGAGCAGAAGGTGCAACCTCATGTCTGAGTCTGACCAGAAATCCTGCGGCACTTGCTTTTGGGGTGAGCACCGCGAAGACAGTGCCGGCAAAGTCGAGTGCGTGTGGATCTTTCACAACAAGACGCCCGATGCTATTCACTACAGTCAGAGCTACATGCGCGAGAGCGATGGTGTGTGCTGTGCCTGTTATAGGAAGAGATCAACTACCGCCCGCTGAAGCAGGCGGTTTGCAGATGCGGCTTTAAGCCGCTCCGCGTACGGCCGTTTGACAGGCGATAGTAGACGCAAAATGGACACGACGATGGCAAGGATTGCAATAGGTAATCAGGTTATCAAGATTATCTGCGCCACCTTGCGTGCGCGCAAGTATATGGTGAGCGCGCAGTTTCCGGATAGGGAACTGCTTGCCGCATCGGCGGCAGGTAAGGCCGTCACGCTGCTTAGCTGCCATAGAGATCTTTCTCCACGGCGCTCTCTGATAAAACAGCTTTTCAACTGGTGTGAGTCCACCTTTCCAGAAAGGATGTCTTTCGCCACGGCACGCTTCACCAAGCCTGGCACGCGACTCTGCCGGTATATTGTCCCCTTTGCCTGTTCGGGCGGTCATAAAACTGCGACGAGGGATGCCATGAAGAATGAGATGGTATCGGACGTTTTTGCAGCCTGTAATTTGAGTGATAGCACGTATGCTTTTCTCTTCCTGCACATAAAGGCGCACAAGCTCATCGTGGTCGAGATGGTATTTACGATGGTGTTGGTTGCCAAGAAGCTGTTTCGATGGAGTCCTTGTGACAACGCCTTCCTTTCTGAAAATTCTACGCAGCCGGCGCGTGTTTATTTTCAAGCGATGAGCGATGGAAGTTGTGGATTCTCCAGTTCTATAGGCCGCAATAATTTCCTGTTCATCAAGAACTCTACAGGTGAAATGATTGGACATAGTTACTTAGTCTCCGTTCACGATACCCAAGTCCATCCCCAGGAACCCGGTCGTGTCTATGGTGTCGGGGTCGGGCAGAACACAGTTCTGGAGCAAGTAGAACTTCCCATCCTGATAACTCAGGTCAGCTTGTCCGCGCACACGCATGAGCCTCTGTTGCCCATACTGACCGCAGACGAACGGCATGATTTGCCGGCCTTGCAAGGTGAGGATGGAAACCCTATCCATCGCCTTGTAGGTGAGAAGCCGATTGTCCAGGACGATGGCCCCGTAGCGATTGAATCGGTGATGCTTCTTCCTGTCTCGGCGGAGAGCCTCAACGACCTTGCCGATGGCGCGAACCGCCATCTGGGCAGACAAGCCAAATTGCTCTCGCACCCGGTAGTAGCACTCGTGATGCAGACGCACCTGCGAGGCCGTCTTGATCTTGTGGGCTACGTCCGAGACGTAGTTACAAGCTTCGTTGAATGCCTTCATGGTGTCACGAAGCATCTGCTTCTGGGCATCCGACGGCAGCAACTTGAGCTTGAGCGTAAGGTTCATGCTCTGATTCTAACCTATAGACCTAATGTATCAATAGGAAAATGTACTAAAGTTTTCGCCTGAAGGCGAGGGTATCTCGAACTCCAAAAGAAATATTATGAAAACCATGGATGGCACTACTCTGTGGGACGTCCCACTGTCCCGTCATACGGACCCGGCGAGCAGCAGCATCGCTGTGGCCGAGATCAAGAAGAGCGGGCTGCGGAAGGCACAATGCGAGGCTGTGTATCAAACTGTCACGGGGCACCCCGGCAAGACCAGTGCGGAGTTGGCCCAAATCATGAGCATCGAGCGTCATATCCCCGCCCGGAGACTTCCTGATCTGGAGCGGCAGGGCCGCGTCCGCAAAGGGAGTATGCGTCCCTGTGATGTGTGCAAGACTCAAAAAGGGCAGGGTAGGCCATGTGTGACGTGGTATCCAATGGACAACTGAGAAAGGGACTGCCGTGCTTGTGGGTCAAGCCCTGTGACAATCCGGTAAATCGTGTGATATTTTTCTTGGCGCATTACGAAAGCGTATGATAAAGTAGTGCTGGCACTCGGAAGAAACAAAAAGGACAAGACGATGCAAAGGATTGCAGAAAACTCGACATATTCGTTCGTGGTCCAGCGGGGGCCTCTTGTCCTTTCCTCTCTGGGTGCCAACCACGAACTGAAGTCTAAGCCGCCCGTGTCCTCGCGATGCGGGCGGCTCCTTTTTGCAGGGAGGCATGAATGGTGGTCTTGAACCAGCGCGGTAGTGCCGACCCCACCATGTACGACCTGAGCTTCATGTACACGAAGCGGTGCAATCTATCTTGTTCATTCTGTATGTACAGCAGCGGGCCGGACGTGGCAGAGAATCTCGACATCAAGCAGCTTGCCGTCTGGCTGGGGACTGTAGAGATGGACCGGATCGCTATCTTCGGGGTCTACGGTGGGGAACCAAGCATCGATCTCGATGGCTTTGGTTGGTGCATGGACCTTGTGGTGCATCTCGACAAGCCGCATTTCGTTATTACCAATGGCAGTTGGTCATTGTCGCGGAGTGGGACGGCCGAATTCCTGACGTGGTGTGCCAAATACTGTATGCACATCGTTGTAAGCGGCACGCCAGAGCATCGGGAATATCAGGATCGCGAAATCCTTGAGGGTTTGGCGGCACAATATCCAGATGTGTTTCGGCTCAAGCCAGAGCAGGAGAACTTTCATCCGATGGGTCGCCTCGCTGGAAAGATGCCGTTCTCTTGTTCGAGAAAGTGCATGACGTGGAATCGGGCTCTACGGATCGCCGTGCAGCCGGACGGCACGATCATCTTCCAGAATTGTGATGGGGAGTACCCTGTAGTAGGGAGTATCCGCGAACCATTCTCTGTGCTCGATGAGCGGGTACAAGCTGCTCGTAGGGATGGGTTCGATGAAGTATGTAACCATTTTTAGGGTGTCCGCTGATTGGTGTCATAACATGGAGGCTTGAATGACGCGCCGATTCACAGAGACAGACAAGTGGAATGACGAGTGGTTTCTTTCACTGCCAATGGAGGCGAAACTCCTCTTCGTATATCTCTGCGACAACTGCGACTGCGCGGGGTTCTGGGGCGTGGACTTTGACCACGCCAGCCGCAAGACTAACCTTCCGCGCCGGGGGGTCCTGCTGGCCGCTGGACAGATGACCATCGAGGATGTGACGGAGGAGCTTCGGACCAAACTGATCTGGCGCGAAGACGGGGGTGTGGTCTACCTGAAGAACTTCCTGAAGCATCAGGGGAATTGGCCTATCGGCAAAGACCCCTACTCAGTAGGGATCGTCAGGCGATTTGACGCACACGGCGCCTTTGGCCAACACGTTTTGGGGGTCTTGAAGGATAGTCCCTCGACAACCCTGGTTTCTGACTTGATCTATGGCGAGGATAACCCCCTCCGAAAGAGAAGAAAAGGAGCTTCAAAGGAGCTTCAAAGCTCCTTAGGTATAGGTATAGGTAATGGTAAGAAGGGGGACGCACACCGTTGCCTGAAGCACCGGACAATTGGTTGCACTAGACCCGGGGTCTATCGCCATACGGATGATACGGGTTTCACGTACCATCTCTGCGAGGACTGTGAACAGGAAAGGCGAGTGAGTGGCGCAGCAAAGCAAACAGCCTGACTCTAAGGCCGTCCGTGCCATGCCTGAATCATTGGCTGCGGAGGCCGCTGTCCTGGGCTCAATGATCCTGGACCCGAGTTGCATCGGTGACGTGCTGGCGATCGTCAACGCCGAGAGTTTTTACCATGACGAGCACACCGTGATCTTTAGGGCTATCGTCGGACTCTGGGAAGCCCATAAGGAAGGCGGCGTGGACGGCGCGTTGGTCCGAAACGCCCTGGACGAGCAGGGTAAGCTGGAGGCTATCGGGGGTGGTGAGTATCTCCGGAGGGTCCTTGAGAGTGTGCCGACCGCCGCGAACGCCGTCTACTATGCCAAGATCGTGTCGGACAAGGCCCTGTTGCGGGAACTGGTGAGCGCAGGAACACAGATCGTCAATGCGGCTTACGACAAGGTGGGGGAGACACCAGAGAAGGTCGATGAGGCCGAAAAGCTGATCTTCGCGATCACGGACAGACACGTTACCAGCGAAGCCGTAGCACTTCCGAGCCTGCTGCAGGATGTCTATGCTGCCGTCGAAAAACGAGCGGAGCGTGAATTGACTGGCCTGCCAACGGGGTACTATGAACTCGACAAGTTGACGGCGGGATTCCAGGACGGGGACATGATCGTCATTGCGGGCAGACCCTCCATGGGGAAGAGCTCGTGGGCACTCAATATGGCCGAGCATATGGCGTTATTCAACGATGTTCCTGTCGCCATCTTCTCTCTGGAGATGGGGCGACGGCAGTTGGCAGAGCGATTCATCTGCTCGAACGCGGGGGTGGATTCTCAAAAAGTCCGCAGGGGCAACGTCACCACCGGGGACTATCAGGAGCTTGTCCAAGCCTGTAACCGCCTGGCGGATGCGCCAATCTACATCGACGATGAGAGTGGGCTTACGCCTTTGGGGTTACGCGCAAAGGCCCGCCGGCTCAAGAGTAAGTACGGGATCCAGTGCATCATCATCGACTACCTGCAACTCATGGATTGCCCTGGCAAGAAGCAGGACAACCGCCAGCAGGAAATCACAACGATCAGCCGGCGGATCAAGGGGCTCGCGCGTGAATTGAATGTTCCGGTGATTGTCCTGAGTCAGTTGAATCGGCAGCCGGAAGCCCGGGAGGGTCACAGGCCGCGCATGAGTGACATCCGGGAAAGCGGCAGCGTTGAAAATGACGCCGACCTCATTCTGTTGCTGCACCGTGAGGATTATTACCATCGAGGGGAACCGGATTACGTGCCGGACAATATCGCAGAAGCGATCATAGGCAAGGCACGGAACGGTCCCACTGGGATCGTCAAACTGTGTTTTCGAGAGCAATGCACCCGATTCGAGAATCTGGCACAGGCGGGAGTACCATTCTGAGCCAATCCAGGAGAACCCTGAATATGCCAGTTGAATTTACTATCCAGGAATGGACCACCGCAGAGCAGAGAGAGGTTTGCCAGTTGTATTGGGATCAAGAGGTAGGCAAAGAAATCTGGGCCTTTCATGTAATGGACATTGTGGAAACGTATCGTCTTCCCGCTGGAGATGTCACGCTGATTGCTGGCGAGAACTCCGTCGCTTGGGTGAGCAGCGATGTCTGTCCTGAATGTTACCAACCCAGGGAATACGTTTATTCAAGATCTGCGTATGCTTTGCGAAGATCCCTTGTGGGTCTATTGAAAAAGTCGGTCTTGTGCGATGGTTGTCGGATAAAGCGTGAGGCTCAGCAAACAAAATACGTGGCAGAGTCTCCGTGGCGAGTCCGTCTCATGGATGATTTTGACCGTGCACGTGAAACATGGGAACGTGACGGTAAGTTGTTGAGGGACGTCTCATTTGTGAGCTTGGCTTACTTCATGGCGTTGTGGCGTGTAGGTAGCGCGGATGATTGCCTATCTATTTTGCCCAGAAAACAGTGGCGTGAACCGCTGTCACCTGACGATACTTTCGATGGCAAAATCCTTAGCCATCTTTGGGGTCATGGCTTTCTGGTGGTTCATCCTTATTGTCCGGAGGATGCTTTTGCCCACCAGGATACAACGAAAACAATGCGAGTCTTTTTCCAGAATACACAGTGGGCGATTCCCGTGGCCAGTTTGGATGATATCCAAGGACAGCTCCGGCATGTGCAAGCGATTGATGCGGCACTGCGGGGAAGTGACTGGCCTGAAGCCAAAGATGTGGGAGGGCAAATCGCACAACACCTCTGTCTGGACTATCTATCAAGCAATATGATCGCACATGGTTTCACTGGAGAAATTGGCGAAAAGACAGGCGAGATTGTAAGGGCTGGTTTGGAGCGATATTCCGTAGGACAGATGTACAACTTCATTTGGCGGTCCACTAAGGACGCTGCTGCGTTTTATCTTAGAGCCGCAACCTGCAAGAAACATGCGGAGAATGTTGTACCTGGCTCCATACAACGCATGATGGACAGAGCGGAATCAGAGAGATGGGACGTTAAGCCGTTCCACCGCGATCGGGAGATACTGGCAGGCATGATCGAAACTGTTGTGTTTGACGTTGTGATGAAAGTGGGGGCTTCATGGTTTGAAACCATGACGTTCCCAAATGCATCAGTAAAACCACAAGAATCGGAGAATGAAAACTCAGAACAAAGTGATGGCGACCGTGTGAAGTCGTCGTCTGAGTGACGCGTTTTTTCAAAAAGGAGTTTCAAATGGACCAAGACGCAATGAACGAGTTTCTGGAAGACATCGAGCCGCGCCGGCCGTCCACGATTGAACTGGCGACCGCACTCACGGAGGGCAGAGAGAATCTGACCATCACGATGCGCAAGCCCTTCGAGCCGCCTGTCCGGCAGGAAAGCCCCGCAAGGAACCACGTCTTTTGGGACATCGAAGGGTTTGCGGAGTTCCTGAGCAAGTACGGGAAAGCCGATACCGTGGTGCTTGCGGACCCGACAAGCGGGACCATCTGTGCCGTGCTGGACGATCAAGCGAAGCAAGGGTTTGAGACGATCGCGTTCGTCGCCACGCCGCATCCCCAGTGGGTGACGTGGCAGAATCTGCTCGGCAAGCAGAGTCCAGTCAAGGACTTTGCGAAGTTCCTGCTGACGCAGAAGGCCCTGATCACTGAACCGAAGGCCGACATCGTAGTCCAGCAGTTTGCGCAAGTCAGAGCCTCAAAGAAGGTCGAGTATCAGATCGGCTACGGGAATGGGTCCGTGAACGGCGTCATGGTGGAAGTTGAGATCCGCGGCCAGCAGCCGGGCCAACAGCTCGTCAAGCTGCCGACGTCCATCACCATCGGATGCCCAATGTACATCGGCAGACCGGCCTTGGAGATCGAAGTCGGGCTCATTCTCGATACCAAGGGGGATACAGTCGTCGTGGAGCTCTACTCCGGGGATGCTGAGGTTTTGAAGATTTCCGAGATCGACGGCATGCTCTCGCTGATCAAAAATGCCCTGCCGGATCGTCTTGTGAGTCTCGGCAAGGTCAACCATCAGCCGTGGCAGTACGTGAAAGAATAACAGGACACAATTCAAAGAAAGGACACTCTTATGACAACACTCACCGATCCAGAATTCAGCATCACTCCCGGGCAAATCGTACGATTCGTCGTATTTGTCGTTGTCGTCATGTTCATTGATGGGATCGCTCTTGGTTCCTACTACACGGTTCCTGCGGGTTCCCGTGCTGTCGTACTGACGTTCGGCAAGCCGGACATGTCGGCCAAGGGTGAAGGGCTCCACGCCAAAATTCCCTTTGTACAATCACGGATCATTATGGACGTGCAGACTCAGAAGTATTCGGCCAAGGCTGAAGCCGCGTCCACGGACCTACAGGTTGTCTCCACAGAGGTGACGATCAACTATCGGCTGGACCCCGAGGCAGTTCCGTCTGTCTACAGGGATTTAGGAGTGCAGTACAGCGACAAGATCATTCAGCCGGTCACGCGGGAAGTCGTCAAGGCGTGCGTTGCCAAGCACAGGGCCGAGGAACTCATCACCCAGCGGGAAATCGTCAAAGAAGAAATCGACAACATGCTCAGATCGAGACTGGCCGAGCGTAAGATACAAGTCGAGGCGGTTTCCATCACTCACTTCGATTTCAGTCCCTCCTTCAACGCCGCCATCGAAGCGAAGGTTACGGCAGAGCAAAACGCCTTGGCCGCGAAAAACAAACTAGAACAGGTCAAGTACGAAGCCGAGCAGGCCATTGCAAAGGCCAAGGGCGAGGCAGAGGCAATCAGGATTCAAGCCGAAGCCATCACGTCTCAGGGCGGCAAGGATTACGTGCAACTGAAAGCCGTCGAGAAATGGGATGGCAAGATGCCAGTGTATACCGGCGGTCCCATGCCATTCATCGACATCACGAAGAAGTAGAAAGGATTCCAGATGAATCACGATTTCGTTCCAGTCAGCATTGACTTGCTGAATGAGGGGACCTTCCTCAAAGAGATCCAAGGTGAGTTCCAGGCCGCAAAGGATGCCTTGATTGCGCATGTGGATGAATACGGCCTCCGGATCAAGAAGGCCGCTTCGGTAGTGACCGTCGAAATCTCGATCGACTACGAGGATTGCGACGGCGGAGGAGCCTACTCCATCACTACTCACGTCAAGCACAAGCGGCCGGCGCCGCCCGCCAGAGGCTCCAGAGTCAGCCGACTGGCAGGGGAAGATGGGGAGTTGGACCTGTTCGTCCAGCCCTCCGGCTCCCGGGATGAATCCCCGATGCAAGGGAGGCTCGCCCAGACGGATGGTACGGGGCTGGATCCGAACACCGGGCTCCCGTCCGAAGAGCGGACCTTGAAGATCGGGAGACTGGCTTGATTTTGCCTCAAGGCAGCCCTACGGCTCCATAGGACAGCGTAGGGCGAAGCCCCGGCAAGGGTCGATCGGCCTGCTGGAGGGCCAGCCGGGGGCCTTCCTGATAAAGATAGGGGATGTGTCGTGCTACAGATGAACATGCCGCGCTTGAACAGGAACCCGAAGATGCGAAGCGTGCCGATGTGCCTCAGAAGCCCAAAGGAAATAAGTGTGCCACTGCCATCCAGGATCCCAGAGCCATTCAGCGAGCCTAATTGCAATAGGAACCCAGAAAAGACAAGCGCGCCTGCAAAGCGTAGAAACCCATGCCCGTTCAGCGTGCCACGATATGTTAGGAACCCACGGAACATCAGCGCGCCACCTCTTTTTAGAACCCCAGAAAGGAGTAGCGTGCCAGTCACCAGGAGAAACCCTTTCTCGGTCAGCGCGCCAATGCAGCGCGAGAAATCCATGGTCAAGCAGCGTGCCATACCGTCACAGAAACCCATGCTGGATAAGCGTGCCACAAGAAACAAGAAACCCATTGTTAGTAAGCGTAACTTTTGAAAGGAACACCGCATGTTTGAGATCAAGAAGAGTTTAGTCCGAACACTATACGACGTCCAGCACGAGAGAGTGCAGACGGGAAACCGGATCTGCGCAGAGATCAAGGCTAGGCTCGGTCAGGCGCCTGGCGAATCCGAAGAGCAGCTTGAGAAGGAGGCCAAAGAGTACCTCGAACGGGCCCGGGCCGAGTATAAGAGAATCACGGATGCCTTCGTGCTGGCGAAAGCCCACCAATATCTGAAGGTGGATTTCGAGAACTACGAGATCATCACTGATGCCGGAATGCTCGTCTTCGTTGAGCTTTACACTACTCAGCTCACGCACGAGGAGCACATGGCCAAGGTCATCGCGAAACTCGTCGCTCAGCACCCTCTGTGGGAAGCATTCCTGGAGGACGTCAGGGGCTGCGGTCCATTGATGAGTGCCGTGATTCTCAGTGAGTTCGACATTCACAAGGCGGAGCGCATCAGCCAGTTCTGGGCCTACGCGGGACTCGACGTAGCACCGGACGGCCGGGGGCGCGGGCGCTACAAGGAGCACTTGGTCGAGCGGAAGTACACCGACAAGGACGGCGAGGACGCAACTCGCGAAGGCATCACGTTCAACCCCTTCCTCAAAACGAAGCTGGTAGGCGTCCTGGCTTCGTGCTTCCTCAAGCAGCCGGCGGACGACTGCAAGTACCGAAGCGTCTACGATGACTACAAGCACCGCTTGGAGAACCACGTCAAGTACGGAATTCAGAACGATGAAGCCCGAATCGCTGAGGCGAAGAAGGCCGGCCACAAGTACGCACCCAAAGGCCACAGGCATGCGATGTCGATGCGCTACATGATGAAGATGTTCCTGCAGGACCTGTGGCTCGCATGGAGAGAGCTGGAGCATCTGCCGATCACGAAACCGTACAACGAAGCCGTCCTCGGGCATGTTCACCATGAGAAGTCCGAGGCGACCCGAACAAATGAAGCCGCAAAAGGGGAGAAATCCAAACTGCATCAGCGTGCCACTGTCGGGTAGAAATCCATGACGCCGAAGCGTGCCGTGAAAGAATGACAGAAACCCACTTGTTGTCAGCGTGCCAAGAACAATAAGAAACCCAAAAGCATGCAGCGTGTCAGTGAAAGTAACGAGGTAGCGTCCTGAAAGGACATCAGATGAACGAAGTCACTGAAATCTGCCTGACCGATCTTGAGCGCCGACCCTGCAAGTATTCCAAGGACGGCGAATGCACAGCTACTCTCCAGCAGGACCTGGACGAGTGCTTTCTGAACACAGAGGAAGATCGCGAAGCCTTGCGGATAGCGATAAAGGAAGGGTGGGAATGCGATGGGTGAGCAGATCGACTTTGTGGTCTATGGGAATCCGCGAGCGCAGAAGCGACATCGGACGTACACTCACGATAAGTTCGGCGTGGCGTTGCGGTTTCCACGAAAGCTGGACCCGAGCAAGACCGACAAGGCGGACTTCTTGGCGCAGATCATCCAGCATCGACCGGATGCGCCGTGGACCGGCCCGGTCGAAATGAGAGTCAAATGGGTCATGCCCAGGCCGAAATCTCACTATCGGACGGGCAAGCACGCGGGCGAGCTGCGGCCGGACGCGCCCTTATATTGTACTTCTCTACGTCGCTCTGATATTGACAACCTTGAGAAGTTACTGAGTGATGCCATGAACGGCATCTTCTTCTTGGACGATTCACAGATCGCCGTCGTCCATAAGGCCAAGGTCTATGACCATGTGATTCCAGAGACGCCGCGGACAGATGTGACACTGAGAAGATTGCCGCGAGGAGAGAACCAATGATGGACACAATGACCGACATCCTTACGCCGATTCTCGCCAGCGAACGAGTCTGGCAGGAGATCGGTGCTGATAGACTCCCGGATGCTTCTCTGCGCAAACTCCGGTGGATTCAACAATGCGATCTGCCGTCTGAATTCACTAGCACTGATCGTCAGACAGAACGGACGAATACAACTGAATCCTGAGATAGAATAAAGGGAGACTTTGATGAACATTGACTTCAACAACGTGAGGCGGCAGGCCATCGCGGCCTATTCGAGCCTCGTCCGAACGCTCAGGGCACATACCAAAGACAGCCAGATTGTCGTAGATGTGTGCGAGATTGAAACGGCCATGGATGATCTGCGTTCGGCCCTTGTGGGGATCGGCGCAACATATGAGCCGGGCAACGACGACTTTCAATGCGTACTCCTGGATGAACGAGTGCCAGTATTGGAAGAAGAGCAGCAGGCATGACCCGAAGAGCCAAACTCATCGGCTGGTTTCTCTACCGGCTCCGGGAACACCTGATCGAGCGCGTTGGGCGACTGCACAAACGGACCGACCGAATCAATGGCTGGGTGGATCGCCTGGACCAGCACGAAGGTGAGAGATACTGGCGAAAGAGAGACAGGGGAATATGAGCAAGAGCAATCACGACTGTAAACGCTGCGGACTATGCTGCCTGGATATCGGCACGATCTTCATCCACAGTGAGCATCCGATTATCCAGGCGGTGCTCGACACCGTTCCGGATGCTTACGTCCGTGATGATGGACCGTGCCCGATGCTCCAGATTGGTATAGGGACCACAAGCTGCCTGATTGAAAAGCACCTGGGCAAGAAGTGGAAACCAGAAGCCTGCCGAGATTACCCGATAGGAGAACCGTGCTTTCGCGAGAAGGCTGTTCATGAGCCAGTGGGAGCAAGAAAAGCCGTTTGATTGAGCTTGGAGAGCAAGGGAATGATGAGCAATCACGAAAAAGCGATAGGACTACTCCGGCAGATATACAAGGCCAGCCAACGGTGCGGGAGTGGTTTGTTGGAAGAGTATGAGCAGAGTCTCGGATCAGTCCTGAATCTGCTGAAGACGGAGCCGGCCTCGGAGTTCGACCTTACTCCGCGAATCCTGGAAACGATGGAATGGGGCTTCTGGGCTATGCTGCAATGGGCCGTCGATGACGGCGGAGACCCGATGCTCAACTGCGAGCCGTGCTACGCCCCTGAGTGCCCCCATGCGATGGAATGCGTAAAGAACATGAACCTGTCGCCGGAAATGAAGACGTGGCGAAGCCTGCTGGCTGACCTCCGGGCCGGACATATCAAGTGCGTCCGGGACTCGCAGACGAACGACTATTGAATGTGGATACGAATGTGGATTCTTCCGAAATCACTGCAATCTCGCTTTGCTCCGGATATGAAGGTCTTGGCCCTATGAATGATGCTACCAAAGAATTGACCGCGTCCCAACGGTATCATCTCAGTCACAAAAACGATCCTGAGTACAAGCAACGTAACCGGGAGGCACAAAAGAAGTGGAGAGAGAAACACCCGAGTGCAGTTAGGCACCGTCGCGAGAAACCAAGAAAACGGCATCCATTATGGGCTATCTGGCACGGGATGTGGCAACGGTGCACCAACCAAAATCGTTCGGATTATCAGCAATACGGCGGTCGCGGAATCCAAGTGTGTGACGCATGGAAGTCTCTGTCACAATTTGCAGCAGACATGGGGCCGCGCCCATCCGCAAAGTATACCCTGGAGCGAAAAGACAATAGCGGTTCGTACTGTCCTGAGAATTACCGGTGGGCGACACGGGCCGAGCAGATGCAGAATACTCGATCAAACCTGCAAATTGCCCACAACGGACGAGTGATGTCTCTATCTGCATGGGCCAGAGAACTCGGCTGCTCGGTTGCCGGTCTTGCAAAGCGATGGCATAAGTACGGCTCAATCAAAAGGCCCTGACTACAGGAAAGACCAGATGACATGGATGTATTTACCGCAATCTCTCTCTGTACCGGGTACGATGGAATCGGGCTTGGAATCAGGCGAGTTGTCCCGAATCTTAGAACGGTCCTGTACGTGGAGAGAGAAACATTCCCGATCTGCAATCTGGTTGCAAAGATTAAGGCGGGTCTCTTGGATGACGCTCCTATATGGAGCGACCTCAAGACCTTTGATGGACGACCATTTAAGGGCGTGGTTGACATCATTCACTCGGGTTTTCCATGTCAGCCATTTTCTGTCGCCGGCAAGCGGCGGGGTGGAATCGATGAGCGACACCTTTGGCCGCATATTGAGCGCATCATCGGCGCAGTTGAACCTGTTTGGGTCTTCCTCGAAAACGTACCGGGATTACTGTCGGCCCGGAGTCTTGATAACCGACCGGACCTGTGCCAGTACCTTGCCGAGCTGGCTGCGCTCTCAGAGGTTGCCCCAACGGCACGACGGCGATGGTATCTGTCCGAGCACATCCGCCGGCTTACCGGCCACTGGCTTGAAACCGAGGGCATACCGGCTTACACCGGAGTCTACTTCGGCAAGGACGAAAGACCGGACAGCGGGGGGATAGACCTGCAAACGGCGGTGCTGTGGCCAACGCCGAGGGACAGCGATGCGAACCAGTATTCTCAGAGCAGAATAGACCGAGCGAAGTCCGGGGAAATAGATTGGGGGAAATGTCAACTGAGGGAGATGGTTTCGACCGATGGCCCGCCCCGCCCGGACAGCCCCAGTACGAGTGGGAAGAGCCAAGGACTGTGGAGCACGCCAAGAGCAGAAGAGCGAAGTCAGCACAAGAGCCGGGACAACGGCCAAGCCCTGAGCAGACAGATTTGGCAGGCGGTCAAGACGCCCGGCGGCGGCGACAAGAGCAGATCGGGCAAGCGCAAGGGCGAACTGCTGCTGGGGGGGCAGGTGAAGGGCCGCTTGAATCCTTCGTGGGTCGAGTCCCTGATGAATCTGCCAACCGGCTGGACGAATCCTCTATGCGAATCGATAGATTGCGCTTGTTGGGGAATGCCGCGATTCCCGCCCAGGTTGAACTCGCCTACCGGACATTGAGGGCAAGGTTTTGAAGGATTTCAGGAGTCAAGAATGACAGAGAAGATGGGATTCGGCTCGGATCAGCAGCTACTCGGTATGCCAGATATGCGAGAAGCCGACGCGGAAATCATCTGTGAGATTTTCAACGAGGGTGTCGAACGAAGAAAGTGAACATGAAGAAGAAAGAAGAGATTATCATTCGCGCGCTGCGTATCTGTCAAAGGTGCAAGTTCTGGCCGGCCGCCATCTGCGAGAACGAGAAGAGCCCCAACAACAACGTGCATACCGGCGCAGGCTGGACGTGCGATCTGTTTGGGCCAGCCAAGAGGACAAAGGATGAGTGAATTCACTAAATCATCTGCGCAGTTCTCCCCCTGCAAGCTCTATCGGTACACCCTTGAGAGGTGGTGGAGTCCGTTCGCGGTGGGCAAGTACGTCAATTTCGTGATGTTAAACCCTTCGACCGCGGATGCGACCCGGCTCGATCCGACTGTGAATAGGTGTGTCGGGTTCGCCCAGCGATGGGGCTATGGCGGCCTGATCGTCACGAACATCTTCGCCTTGAGATCGACGGATCCGAAGAGACTCAAGAAAGTCGATGATCCTATCGGGCCCGATAACGATGAAGCCATAGTGACCGCGGCCAGCCGTGCAGCTCTCGTAATATGTGCCTGGGGCAACTGGGGCCGACTCCCGACTCATGGCCCATACTTGAGTCGCAGCAGGGAGGTCATTGAAAGACTCTCCGACATCGAGTTGTTCTGTTTAGGCCAGACCAAAGCAGGATTCCCGAAACACCCTCTGTACGTGAGGGCGGACAAGGAAATAGAGGGGTTTGTATGAGAATCATCCGTGTCTTCCCTCGAAGGACGAAGGCAACTCCGGATGACCCGATGGCGTTCGTAGGGGAGCCGCCATTCGAGTTACCTGATGCCGATGAGGTCCATATCTCCGTGGCCTTCACATGGGACCGCTTGTACGCCGAGCATCTGAGGCGCCAGTGGGCGAATTACTTTGACATCGTTGTGGTGGGTGGGCCTGCACAGGGTGATCCTGGCGGCAATTTCAAGGTGGGCCGATACCTGCGGCCAGGCTACACGATCACCTCGCGAGGCTGTCCGAATCGCTGTGGATTTTGCTTGGCATGGCGGCGAGAGGGCTCACTGAGGACATTGCCCATTCAGCCAGGGCACATCATCCTCGACAACAATCTTCTGGCGTGCCCCCGCTCGCACATTGAGGCGGTGCTAAACATGGTGAGCCATCAGAGATGCGGGGCGGAGTTCACCGGTGGCTTGGAGGCGGCGCGTGTCGAGCCGTGGTTCGTAAAGGCCGTGACCGAGATCGGATTCAAGAGAGCCTATTTCGCCTATGACCGGCCCAGTGAGCGAAAGGCTGTGGGCGATGCCCTTCGCCTTTTCATTGGGGCTCTGCCTCACATCAAATGCGCCCATTCAAAACTCTCTGTATACGTCCTGGTCGGGTATGATGGTGACACTATTGCGGCCGCCTCAGAGAGATGCCAGTTCGTCAAAGACAGTGGAGGTGTTGCGTACCCGATGCTGTTCTGCCAAGAGGACAGCAGCAAGCGCAACAATTCGCCAGAGTGGCGAGATTTCGTCGGACGATTGTTGAGCCGGCCGGGCAATATGCGCGCCAAGGAACCCGATAGCCAACGCGGCCTGTTTGCAGATAAAGAGATAGACGATTGACATTTTCACCCGAGAGGAGTACACTACCACCATGCAAATCACAAAGCCTGTCATCTACGGAGTTCAGATTCTCAGAGAGCTGTCCAGGGAGAGCCCCTTGACGGCCGAAGAAATCGCCAAGCGGGTGAACATTTCCATCCCCTATTCCGCGAAAGTCTGCGCCTCGCTCAAACGGGCGGGATTGCTCGTGGCGAGCCGAGCGAGCGGTGTCGGCTGGTCTTTGGCGAAGCCCCTGGACAAGACCACCATTGCGGAAATGATTCAGGGAGTGGAGGGCGGCCTGATCGACGACTTGGAGGGTGAAACAAGGGATATGAAGGCCATCCGTCGAAAGCTGCGGGAGCTGCTCAGCCAGGACGGATGGGGACTTCCGCTGTCGTCTTTAGTTAGATAGAAATAGGGGCTCCCGGCCCCTATCGTTTTCCCTTTCAAGACCCCGCCTCGTCAGTGGAGTCTTTTTTTTTGCCCAATTCCCCAAAATCATCGTTTTTGCTATGAAAATGAGGATTCCCCCTAAAAAAATCTTCATAAAAATTGATGAATTACGATACCGTACTTGACCGCAGAGGACAAAGAGGGTATAATGTACTTGTTAGATAAGACTAACGTGTTCTATGAAAAGTAAACAATACGGGGGACGACAAGGCAAGCCCCTGAAATCGACGGGAGTAACCGGCATTAAGCCGGAAGCCATCAAGGCGACACGCAGCACCTGAGCGAATCGCCGGAATCCAGAGCACGCCAGCCGCAAGCCATCCGGTGCGGTGGCAGGGAATCCGGGCCAGACGACAGACTGATACGTGGCGCGACTGATAACCGGAGCAATCCGGGATGAGGCCAACCGAAGCGCAGAGATGCGTAGCCCATTGAACGAGACACTAATAGAGCGCACAAGTGACACTGAGTCCTGAGTATCTTCCAGACCTGAGCCTATCCGGGTGACGCCGGGTGGCCCCGAATCAACGAGGCGACGCGATGGAGTCGGGACGACCAAGACGGTTCGTGTGCGTTACGTGAATCTGGACAATGTAAAAATCTCCGCTGACATATGTGTCTGCCCCCCAAAGCAGTCGTGGCCCATAACCGCGACAGCGGATTTCCTGGTGGACCGTGCGGTCCGCTGCGCTCGCAATCAAGACAACCGAAAGGGACAAACGATGAGAACCATTCAAGAGATCGAGCAGGAAACGATGGAGGCTGAGACTCGCCAAGACTACAGAGGTTACAAGGTGAGCGACATCCGCAAGACCTTCAATGCCCTCTGTGACCCGAATGACTGGAGAAGGCCCATTGATGCCTGGATACCTCACCAGTTGTTCGGGATCGCAGCAGCAGCAGTCGAGTTCTTCACCTGCACCGAGTTGAAAGTGGTTGGCGGACCTCAACCGCTGACGGGGAAGATTCTGGTTCACGCGGACGGCTACAGGATGGGGCCGGCCGGGGACCATTAACGAAAAGCGCGAAAGGGAAACACGATGGTAATGAGAGAAGATTGGGAAACTGCAATGCGTAAACGCAATGAACAATGGATGGCGGAGATCGATCAGAGTCAACAACTGCCCGAAAAGCTCTGCGTGGGCAAGGTCTTCACGCTCTGTGTGGCCGATGGCAAGGTCATGTATAAGGTCGCGGCTGTGCGAAAGACCCAATGCCGTGTGACGCTCATAAATGGTGGACCTGACAACTACGCCGATGCTGTACTCGGCGGCGGCGGATGGTTTCCACGTCGGAGCATCGAGCCCTTGGTGCTCGGACACCATCGCATCACGGAGTTGTTTCGCGGACCTCGCCCCACAGCCACACCCAAGTAGGCCGCTGCGCCCGCGCATCGAACTGAATCAAGGGCCGCACGAGCGACCCCTTTTTATTGAACCGCCCGACAGGGCAAGTGGAAGGGAAAACTGCATGAAGGAAATTCCACTAACGCAAGGTAGGGTGACTATCGTTGATGACGAGGACTATGAGTGGTTAATACAGTGGAAGTGGCATGCACAAAAAGGCCGGCACACCTTCTATGCGCAGCGCAAGATCACATTGTCCGATGGGCGTCAAAGTTCGATCTCAATGCACCGCCAGATACTCGGCCTCGGATTTGATGATCCACGACAGGGAGATCATATCAATCATAATGGGTTGGACAATAGGTGGGCGAATCTGCGAATTGTGACACAGCAAGAAAACCAGTGGAATCCGACTGACGCTAACGGTTATTGTTGGGACCGTCATGCTCACAAATACAAGGCTTATATTTCACTGAACGGAAAGATAAGGCACCTTGGATTGTTTGACTGCCCAATCGAAGCACGTTCTGCACACCTAATGGCGAAACACAAACTGCACCCCGGGAATCCTATAACAGACAAGTGAAATCACCATTGCGAAAGGGAAGACTATGAGTACAAACAAGAGCATCAATGTAGCAAGTCAGAATTTCTCAGTCGAGCGCGAGTGTAAGCACGTCATCCGCTACACGCCTGACGGCAAGGCCCAGGTCGGAGACAAGACGGTCGATGAGATTTCATCCTCCGTCTACGTGGACAAGAGAGTCCTAGACCTGCTCGGGAATCCCGACAAGATCGTTGTGACCGTCGAAGCGGCGAAGTAAAATGGCAAGGGATCGAAACGAAATCGAAACACGAATGAAGGGCTGAAAGCAATGGCAACGAAACAACTATGCCACTTGGGCACTCAATGGATGCCGCCCGCAGAGGGCTCTACGGTAGCGCAGCTTAATGCTCTACTGGACGATCCGGCGCGGGTAGCACCTGGTCACACGCGGCAGGAATTTGACGCGGCCCGCAACCGCTTGGCGACGATGCTCCCGGAGACCCGGATGAATCTGGAGGCCGTCGATGGTGAATTGACGGTGCTCCAACCGTATGATCTCCGTCGGATTGCGGAGTGCTCATAGACCCTGCCTCCGGGTGTCCCGCGTCAGGGAGGGCGCGGGTATCCCGGCGATATGGCCGAAACTGAATCGAAACACGATTGAAAGGGCTGGAAAATGGCAACAATAGAACTAACACTCCAAACGGACAATGCCGCGTTTGAAAACGACCCCGGCACCGAGAGCGCCCGCATCCTGCGTACAGCGGCAGACTGGATTGAACAGAGGGGCGAATCCGGCCAATCCCACGCGATCAAAGACATCAACGGAAACACCGTAGGAATAATCTCAATATTCGATTTCAAGTAGGCCCTGCCTCCGGGCGTCCGTCGATATGGCCGAAACTGAAAACTGAAACGCCATTGAAGGGGCTGAATAATGGCAACAGACTGGACTAAATTCACGCCGTTCTACGTTGGTGTACCCCACCAGCGGCGGCCGTTCGTCGTGACCGCATTGGCCGCTAAAAGTCGAATGGCGCCGGACATCGACGCCGGCGACCTGCACTTTTACGGAGACCACGACCTCAGCGCGGTGGAGATCATTGACTCCCCGTCGGCCGCCGAGACTCTTATGGACCCGCGCGACCCCGGCCAGCCGGGCGGGCAGGCGCGCCATCAGGCAATCGCCATCGCCATCCTCGTCCGAACCGAACTCGAATCGCAGGGCGTGCTGGAGCCGGATGAAGAAAATAACGAGCAAGAGGATTGACGCATTTTCAGCCCGGTCCCTTGCCGTGTGGCGGGGACCGGGTGATTGTGGAATATCAGCCCGCCTCATGCGGGCTTTTTTTTTGGGGTAGAAACTTCCATCCTT